ATTACCCTGAACTAATCGGTATTGTTTTCCTGTTAGTATTTGCCGCCACGATGTTCTATCAAGGCACTTGTATTATGAGAGGTCAAAGAGGATATTCTCTCCGAGACTATATGAAACAGGAAAGTTCAAATATGCGTAAAAGAATAGAAGACTTACTCAAGGACAAATGATCTCTCTTACAGAAGAAGATTTAAAAGAACTCCAAAGAAGAGTTACACAACAAAAAATAGAAGAACTATTTGAAGAACCATCTACTTATGAGGACGAAGACGATGAATAACCTTTTTATTTCTTCATTGTTACTTTTTAGTTCCATTGGGTTATTTGTTTATTGGGGACTTACACACGCATATCCACAATATTAGGGGAGAGTTATGAGAGTAGGATTAATTGGACTGGGGCGAATGGGAGAAGGAATGTCTCGCCGCATGATGAAGGCAGGAATTGAAGTCTGGGGTTACAGGAGAAATTATGAAAAGGCTCAGGAAGCTTATGAAAAGGGATTTGTTAATGGAGTTACAACTACTATTCAAAATCTTGTTCAAGTAGTTAAACAAACAAAAAACGGGGGAATACAACCAGGAATCTTCCAAATGGTTGTGCCAGCAGAAACAGTAGAGGAGACAATCAATGAGTTATTACGATTTTGTAGTGAGGGAGATATTATTATTGATCATGGCAATAGCAATTTTAAAGACAGTCGGAAAAGAGCAGAACGTTTGGCAAAGATGGGTATCCAATATATTGATTGTGGCACTAGCGGCGGTGTTTATGGTTTGGATCGTGGATACTGTCTTATGGTTGGTGGGGGAAATATTGCGGTCGCCTCTTGTTCGCGCATTTTTGATGCCCTTGCCCCAGGAATCAGTGCTGCCCCCAGGACTCAATTTGACTCAGACGTAACTTCTGCAGAGCACGGTTGGTTGCATTGTGGTGGTCCTGGTGCTGGTCACTTTGTAAAGATGGTGCATAATGGTATTGAATATGGCATCATGCAAGCATACGCTGAAGGATTCAACATCATCAAAAACGCAAACGCAGGTGCTCAGTATGTTAGAGAAGGAGATGCAGAAGTCGCCCCAATGGCAGACCCCGAATCCTATTGCTATGATATTGATGTTGCTGAGGTGGCTGAGTTATGGCGTCGTGGTAGCGTGGTTGGTAGTTGGTTACTTGATCTTACTGCTGATGTGTTACGCGGCAACAGTGAGCTTAAACAGTTCTCTGGTGGGGTATCCGACAGCGGTGAGGGTCGTTGGACTGTTTCTGCCGCTGTGGATTTGGGGATATCCGCTCCTGTTATTACTACTGCCCTATTTGAGCGATTTAATTCACGCAATCTCGGATCTTTCGGAGCAAAAATCCTGAATGGCATGAGATTTATGTTTGGTGGTCATCACGTTAGATAAGGAGATTATCAATGGAACGATTTAAAGATTTTTCAGAATATGAACTTCGTCTGATTGCAGACGCAGTGTGGGTCAGACAAAGACACCATATTGCTGGAGACAGAAAGTTCAGGGAGTATGGAGCACTTCTTACCGAGATTCAAAAGTTAGTAAATTATCAACCAGGAGTATTCCTATGAGAAAGTTCAATGATGCAGTTCTATCAATTACGGTAGCCATCATTGACTTCCTCTACCGTGATCTACCAATCCAAAGATTCTGGGTGCTGGAAACAATCGCCAGAGCACCTTACTTCGCTTTTCTCAGTGTTCTTCATCTCAGAGAATCACTAGGTCTCCGAACAGAAGAACATTACTACTTAATGAAAGAACACTTCGCACAGACAATTAATGAAACCGAACACCTCAGAGAAATGGAGTCGCGTGGCGGAGCAGATCGCTGGGTTGATCGCTTTTTCGCTTATCATTTGGTTCTCATCTATTATTGGATTATGGTGGGTTATTATTTTCTTGCTCCTGTTTTCGCTTATCATCTGAACTCAGGTATTGAGTTTCATGCAACAGAAACATACCTAGATTACTTCTGGGATCATCAGGATGATGCAAAGATTGCAGAGATCGCAGTGGATGAAATGAACCATTATATTGAACTAGAACGAGCAATGGAGATGATCTGATGTTATTAGCAAAAGCACTTTTATTTGTTTCAATTCCTTTCGTATTAACAACTCTTTACTTCGGAACAAAAGGGGGATATTATGACACCGAAAAGTATAAAGGAAACGGAACCGCACATTAGACAGCGGTATCACTTTGCCGCATCAGCATTTGTAAGAATGTGGGGACATAGTTCATTACACGATCGTCGCATCGTAGAATTTTGTGAGGTATGGGCACATAGAACTGAAAATGCCCCATTAGATGATAGGGTAGTGGATCAATACTTTTATTATGAGTTTAAGACCTGGAGAGGATACTGATGGGACATTTTGCTCGATGGGTTCTAGAAAACCCCTATACTCTTGGATTTCTTGGATACATTTTGATTGTGCTTCCTATTATGGGTATCTGGGCAATACACAAATACGAATGGCAGCACTGGGCTCCATTTGATAAAAAACATAAATAACGGTAGATAAACTTATTCTACCGAAAATGAGAACGCATAAGTGTGGGCATTGTGGAGAAACTGATCCATCTAAGTTTTATGGGCATAAAAAAAGTGTTTGTGGTGCTTGTCATAACAAATATACATTAGAGTTGGGACAGAAAAAAAGAAATTTTATTCTTGAAGAAATGGGAGGTAAGTGTGTTTCTTGTGGTTATGATAAATATTCATCAGCACTTCAAGTTCATCATTTAGATCCATCTCAAAAAGACGCTAAATTTCATGGGATTCGTGGATGGAGTCACGAACGTATTATTGACGAAATAAAGGAATGTGTGCTATTATGTGCTTGTTGCCACGCAGCAGTTCATTCTGGTGAGTTGGAACTACGGAGTATCGCCTAACTTGGTCATGGCACCGCTTTTGGGAAGCGGAATAATTTCGGTTCAAATCCGAATACTCCGATTAGTCTATATTTAATTATGGAATCTATACCATTTTATAGCATTGGATTTATTAAAGATAGAGTTCCCGACGCTATCTTTGATCGTCTTGTCAATAGTGCATTGGATGCAAAAGAAAATAATAATAGAGCTGTTAATACCCTAGCTGGAAATATAGAAGAATCTTATGATATTAATTTGTCACAAGAAGATTTTATCTTTGTTGAAGAATACCTTGTAAAATTATGTGCCAAATATGAAAGGCAGTATAATTTGATGAGATATGAAAAATCAGTTATTGCTGATGGATACAATCTTGAACTTAAAAGATTGTGGGTAAATTATCAAAAGAAATACGAGTTCAATCCTGTCCATCATCATACTGGTCTTTATAGTTTTGTTATATGGGTAAAAATACCCTATGACTTTAGGAATGAATTTGATCAAGACTTATGTAAGAATTCAAATAATAAGTGTCCTGGATCTTTTGCATTTTATTATCCAAATGCAATCGGTGATATGGAAGAGCATTTAATAGAATTGGATTCTACTTTCGAGAAGGAAATTATCGTGTTTCCATCTAGAGTTAATCATTGTGTTTATCCATTTTATACATCTGATAGTAACAGGATTTCTATATCTGGAAATATGTATCTTTGTGCAAAAGATTTTAGTGACTATATAACATAACCAGTTCATAGACTGGCACACTTGACAGAAAAGTCTCAACACCTTATAATACTAGAGCAAACAACACAAAACAATGTCTCTGACCGCAAAATTCAAGAAAGATGTTAGCACTCTTCGCCTTGCTGCTAACGGGGAAATCTACCTTGATGTAAAGAATCCGAAACTTTATAAAAAAGTTCGTCGCTTTTATGAAAATGAAGGTGTCGTATTTTCTGGTGACCCTCTTGACGACTACGAAATGCTCATGGAGTATGTCGCCAGCGATCTTGAATCTGTTGAGGTTGCATGAAAACCAAAGTTCTTCTGGAACGTGAAGGATATCGCTTTATTGAAGCAGGTATTCTTGAGATAAACGGCAAACCAGATTATCGTTTGCAAAAGCAAAATTACTATACCAAACGCTGGAATGACATTTATCTTTTTGATAATGTTCTACAATGTTCTACTGCAATGGAGGATATTGAGTATGCGAAATGGTTAGATCCAGATAGAGTTCCTTGTTATGTAAGAGACGATGAAGAAGACACGGATGGTCTATAACAGCACTGGTCGGGAGCAAACCCCTTATGTCTAAAACAAGTATCCTGAGGTATATCGGGAACTTTCTTCTCCTACTTGGTTATCAAATCATGTTGTGGGGAGATTTCAAAAATGGTTTGATAATAAAGTTTATTGGGGGACTACTCGGTATTCCTTTTGCTATCAAACTCAAACTCTGGGATGTGCTATTTCTGATAGCATTCTTTGGTATCACCGAAATATCAAAGTTAACCCAACTTTTCTTGGTTTCTTAAAACCAAGTGGTGGAGTCAAATTTGACCCCTTCTGGTTTCTTGCTTTCCCATAAAAAAGCAAGTGGTGCGGATGGGACTCTCTCCCGCCTGGTTTCCAATTTCCAGTCAAAGAATTGGTGGCGAGCCTGAAAAGAATCAAGGGAGTTGACAACAACTCCCTTTTTTATTATAATAATTTGATATATTGTGATATATTTGTGCAGGATAATATTCATTTATTGTTTCCAACTTCAGTTTATCGGTCATACGATCTCATTTCTGAAGAAGAAAATATGAGAATATATCAACACATTCTAAAAGAAAAGGATGTTGTTAAAGGTAGAGGGATAGACTCCTGGTATTCGGGAGCAAATAGCCCACAAAATTCATTTAATATTGGGTATGAGAATAAAATTTTTGACTTACTATTTGAAAGAATCAATACTAAAGTTAATGAATACGCAAAATTTTTAAATTGTGACCATCATAAATTCTTTTTAAGTGAGTGGTGGTGGAATGTTTATACTAATAAAAACAGTCAAGAGTTTCATCATCATTTACCATCTTCTATTAGTGGAGTATATTTCTGTAAAAGACCAGAGGGATCTGCACCTATAGTATTTCACCATCCTAATTTTTATTACTGTACCCCACATTCTATCAGAAATGAGTATAATTCAGATTCATATTCTATAGAACCAGTTGAACGTTCTTTGTTAATTTTTCAATCATCCACTGTTCATATGGTTCCTCCTGGTCTTAATACTGATCCAAGAGTTACTATTTCATTTAATTATAAAGTATGATATCACTCAATCATATTGGCAATCTTGGAAGACTTGCCAATCAAATGTTTCAATATGCTTCTTTAAAAGGAATTGCTAGAAATAGGGGATATGGATTTATCATTCCACCTAGATATGTTTTTGGGCAGCATGATGATAATGTCAAAAATTCTGATGTTATTTTATACGATGTTTTTGAAAATATAGAAAAAAATAATGATTGTGCTCTACAGGATGCCAATACTTTTTGGGAAAGAAAGCATGAATTTGATGAGGAATTATTCATCAATTGCCCAGATAATGTAGATTTAATGGGATACTTTCAAACCGAAAAATACTTCAAGCATATTGAAGATGAGATACGAGAAGACTTTAGATTTAATGAAGAGTTGTATTCTAATTGTAAAGAATTTCTTAAAGAAAATTTTGATAGTGAAGTAATCTCTTTACATATTCGTAGAGGAGATTATACCTCTAATCCAAATCATCCTGTGCAACCAATTAGTTATTATCAGGAAGCACTTTCTAAACTACCAGAACTTCCTGTTATTGTTTTTTCTGATGATGAATCTTGGTGTAAAGAGCAGGATTTATTTAAAGATGATAGGTTTTTGATATCAGAAGAAAACACAACCGATGCTGATCTTTGCTTAATGTCATTATGCGATTATCACATCATTGCAAATTCATCATTCTCTTGGTGGGGTGCATGGTTAGCAAAAAGTAAAAAAGTAATTGCCCCCAAAAATTGGTTTGGTGGAGAATGCTATAATAAATCAACAGTTGATTATCCATTTGGTAACTTTGAATTTCTATGAAAACGATCATTATTTCTTCTGACCATAATGGGGTCGAGAACAAAGAACAACTAAAGATGTATCTTAAGGGAGAAGGATATCGGGTTATTGATATTGGACCTTATACTTCTGATGTGAGTGTCGATTATGTTGATTATGCAGCTCAGTTATCTACAATTGTGAGTAATCGTGAGGCGGACCGAGGTATCCTTATCTGTGGAACTGGTGTTGGTATGAGTATCGTTGCAAATCGTTTTGCTGGTGTCCGTGCTGTTCTAGCTCATAATGAACTCACTGCGGTTAAGTCTAGAGAGCATAATGATTCCAATGTTCTTTGTTTGGGTACGTGGTTGTCTTCTCAGATTGAAATGAGAGAGATGAGCAAAATGTGGTTAGATGAAGCATGGGGAGAAGGTCGTCATGTCAAGCGTGTTGAAAAGATTGATTCACATACTGGCATTGTTTTAACAAATGGAGTTTTTGATATCCTTCATAAGGGCCATATTGAACTTTTGAAGTTTGCTAGATTGCAGGGAACAAAACTGATTGTTGCTATTGATTCTGACCGCAGAGTAAAACAACTCAAAGGTGACAATCGACCTGTTAATAATGAAGAAGATCGTAGAAGGGTTCTTGAGACAAATCGTTATGTTGATGAAGTCATCATTTTTGATTCAACTGAAGAACTTCAAGAATTCTATCAAACACTCTCTCCAGATGTAATTGTTAAGGGTTCTGAATGGACTGCTGATGAAGTAAGAAGCAGAGACTGTATTCCAGAGTCTATACAAGTTAAAGTTTATCCTTTGGTTGGAGACTATTCCACAACCAATACCATGCAAAAAATTAGAGAACTTGAAACATGCGAGAAAATTTAAAGTATCTAATTGTTGGTGATACCATCATTGATGAAACTCTAGAACTTAGGGCAATCGGACTATCACTAGAGTCTCCAACAATCAAAACGGTAATTGAAGAGCACAGTTATGATTTTGGTGGCGCTGCTAATGTTGCCAAGTTTCTTCGTGGATTTGGTAGAGACGTAACATTTGCAACATCAATGTCTGATAAAGACTGTGATACTTTTGAGTTGCATTATGATCTCCCAGTAAAAAGTTTTTTCCAGGGTCGTAATAATACTAAAACAAGATACTGGGTTAATCATGGAGATAGTCGATACAATCATCTACAAGTTAATGATGTCAATAATGAGTTTTCAAAATCGTTCTTAGAAAATTTTGATATTGATGAGTTTGATATCATTGCTTTTGCTGATTACCGTTGTGGATTTATTACAGAATCATTCATCAAACATGCAACTGATTCTGGAAAAATTACATATGCCTCTTCTCAGGTATCGAGTAAGACATCAAACTATGATAGGTATTGGGCGGTTGATTACTTAGTCTGTAATCAAGAGGAAGCAAAACACGTAGATCGGGTAACAAATATCTGTGTAACAAAAGGTGCAGATGGTTGCATGATGAACGGTGTTAATTATCCAGCAACGCCTGTGGAAAATGTGGTAAATACTATTGGTGCAGGAGATTGTTTTTATGCAGCTCTTCTAGCAACTGGTGACCCAGTTTTTGCTAACCAAGTCGCCGCTGAATTTGTATCTAAACCATTACATGAATAAGGCAATTGAAGATTGTTTATCTCTGAACAAAAGTTTAAAGGAAAACAGTTTAGTCAAACTAACTTGGGGAAATGCCAGTGTGCTTACTGAAGATGGTAAGCATATTGTTATTAAACCTTCTGGGATTGAGTTTGATAAACTTACGTTTAGCCAACTTTGTATTGTCGAACTTTATACTGGAAAATTAATTTCTGGTATGAAACCCTCTGTCGATACAGCAATTCATTTGGAAATTTATAAGGCATTTCCAGAGATTAAATCAGTTATTCATAGTCATTCAAAGTTTGCAACTTCATGGGCACAGGCACTTAAACCAATTCCTATTTTAGGGACAACTCACGCCGATTACTTTCTATCTGATATTCCAGTTGCTAGACAACTAGAAAAGTTTGAACTTGATGAATATGAAAAGAATCTGGGACAGTGCGTAGTTGATTTTTATCAATCTAAGAAAATAAATCCACTTAACATACCTGCCATCCTTTTGCCTGGGCATGGTGTTATGGTATTCTCAGATTCATCTAAAAGAACACTAGAATGTGCTATAGTGTTAGAGGAAATTGCTGAAATGGCTTACTACACCACCTCAATCAATCCACATATTCAACCATGTAGATTGAGTAGAGACTTGTATAAAAAACATTTTGAACGAAAGAATGGAATCAACAAATACTACGGACAATAGTTACGGGAGGCAAGAACTTCCTCTTGTACTTAAGTGTGAAGAAAAAAGAGAGAAGTATTGGGGATACATCACTACCGTATTTGCTACTGATGACTTTACCTTAAAAGAAGTCTTTATGAAAGCGGGTACTCAAAGTAGTATGGAGTATCACGTCACTAAAGATGAATATTATTATATTCAATCTGGAAAACTTAAAGTTGGTATGAGAATTGGTCGTGCCAAAAATAAATCTATCATTTTAGAAGCAGGAGATGTATTTCATATTCCTCCTGGTTTGATGCATATGCGTATTGCATTGGAGGATACTATTGTGGTAGAATGGTCAAATAAAGACGATGATGAAGATTCAAACATCGTTGAAGATGGAAAAACCTACGTATTTAAAGAGGACGAATGAACTATCTTTTTGCTGATACAGCTAATCTTGATGAAATTATTAAAGCAAATGAAATGGGTGCCATTCAAGGTGTAACAACCAACCCTTCCATTATTGCTAAAGAACCAAAGGGAAGTTTTGATGCACTAATTCAAAAACTTGCTGAGTATTGTGGTAGTGAAGATCTTTCTCTGAGTGCTGAAGTGTTTGCCCTAGATTATGAGGGCATGGTTCGTCAAGCAAGTGAAATGTATGAAAGGTTTTATCCTCTTTGCAATAAGTTTCATGTGAAAATTCCAGTTGGATTTGATGGTCTTCGTGCAATCAAAACTGTTTCCAAGGCAGGTGTGCAAATCAATGCCACTGCTTGCTACAGTGAGCAGCAACTGCAACTGTGTGCTTCTGCTGGTGCTCATTACGTTTCTCTCTTTTACTGCCGCCTGAAGCAGCATGGTGGAGATGTTGCAAAGGTTCTTGACCGAACCAAGAATTACATTTATGAGAACGCCCTAGATTGTGAGATTATCGCTGGCAGTATCCGTACTCAAACTGATGTTTCTGATGCTTGGAAAGAAGGTGCCGATATCGTAACGACTGGTCTTCCCGTTATTCTTGAGATGGTTGAGCATCCTAAGAGCACTGAAGCAATCGAACGCTTTGATAAGGACTTCTCTGCATGGCTGAACTGAAAACATATATTGTAGATATTGATAACACCATATGCACTCAAACATATGGTGATTATTCTTTAGCAGAACCTTTCTATGATAGGATTGCTAAAGTTAATTCATTGTATGATGATGGGCATACTATTATATACTTCACTGCAAGAGGTATGGGCAGAGGTAAAAACTCTGTTAGAATAGCATATGATGCATGTTATAATGAAACATATGATCAGTTAGTTTCCTGGGGTTGTAAATTTACTAATCTTATGTTAGGGAAACCCTTCGGTGATTATTATATTGATGATAAAGCAATTTCGGACAAAGACTTTTTTAAATGACAACCCAGTACCAAGTCTCATCTTTAGATACATTTTATACTTTTGCCAACCAAAAATTCAGAGATCCAAATGAGGTTTCTGTAATTTTTGATGTTGGTTCTTTGCATTGTTTGGAGTCTATTGAATTCTCCAAACGATATAAGAATGCAAGGATATTTGCATTTGAAGCAAACCCAGATTCTTATCAAGTTTGTTTAGAGAATACCAAAGACATTGATAACATTACAGTCATTAATAAAGCTGTGAATAGTTACAATGGAATATGCACTTTTTATCCTATTGACCCTGAGAAAACTGTTACTCCTTGGTTTGATGGAAATAGAGGTGCATCTAGTCTTTATAAAGCAAATGGCACATATGACCATATTGAAAAATACGTCCAAAAAGAATTGGAAGTTGATTGTGTGAGACTAGATTCTTTTTGTGAAGAAAATGGAATTGAGAATATTGATTTGATGTGGATGGACCTTCAGGGTGCTGAGTTAATTGCATTAGAATCAATGGGCGAAAAACTTCTTTCAACTGTTCAGGTGATTCATACAGAGTTGGAGATTAATCCAATGTATGATGGGCAGTGTCTTTTTGATGATGTAAATAATTTTTTGAAAACTCACAATTTCTATAGGGCTTATGGAAATACTGGAGTTCATTTCGGAACAGATTTTATCTTTGTAAATAAAGGAAAATGAACGTATTTTTTGGACAACCTTGGGGTGGATTAGGTGACAATCTTCAATTCACTACCCTACCTAAATTGTATGCAGAAAAGGGATATAATTTTTATATCAGTGCTGACAATACATATAGAAACCCTGAGATTTATGAATTTTGTTGGAGAGACAATCCTTATGTAAAAGGTGTTGCAACCAATCATGCAAACATTGGTTCATGTGCTCCCGATCTTAAAAATGGAACAACAGACAACATTGTTTCTGCTGCAGAAATTCGGCATGGATTTGCAGGTGACGGTAGATATCCTGAAATCTATTATCAACCAAATCTTTTAGAGGAATATAGAGATAAGACGATTGTTGATTTGTCTGCACATACTTTATTGAAGAATGATGTCGGTGAATTTTATGATGCTGATAAATTATTTTCATTGGTAGAATCTTCTATTCCTGATGATGCATTATTGGTAACTTTTAAAAATGTAAATTCACTTTCACTTTCAGGTGGATTTGAATTTGAAAATAATCCTCTTGAGATTGAGAGTATTTTCCAGTATGCTGATATCATTCATAGTGCAAAGGATTATTTCTGTCTCTACTCTGGAGGAAACTCCATGGCAGCAGCGATTAAATATAAGTATGGTTCCGAAGTAAATCTCAATTGCTTTTTACATGGAACCGTTCAAGAACATAAAGACAAGGGATTTTTTGTTTTTGATAATGTAAATTATATTGAGGTGTAAGATGAAAATCTGTATCCTGACCATTGCAACAAACAAGTATATTCAGTTCGTTGAAAGACTTCTTGATAATATTGAAGAGAACTTTCTCAATGGACATGAGATTGAGTGTTTGCTTTTCACAGACCATGAAGTTGAAGCATCTGACAATGTGCGAGTTTGTCAGATTGACCACGAACCTTGGCCAATGCCAACTCTGAAGAGATACAACTACTTTGTAAAAGAAAAAGAGTTTATCTCTCAGTTTGATTATTGCTTCTACTTTGATGTGGATATGGGTCTGGTAGATAAGGTTGGTGATGAGGTTCTAAGCGACCTGGTTGCCACTCAGCACCCCTACCAGTCCTTCTATCCTAAGGAGCAGAGGTCTTACGATAGAAACCCACAGTCGCTGGCATACGTCCCTGTGGGTGAGGAAGGAGAGGACTATTACGCTGGTGGATTCAATGGTGGATCTACTAAAAGATTTCTTGAGATGGCAGAGGTTCTTGCAGACCGTGTGACTAAAGACCTTGAGAATGGTGTGATTGCTTTGTGGCATGATGAGTCACAGATGAATCGTTACCTGATTGATAATCCACCCACTTTGAGTCTGACACCTTCGTATTGTTTTGCCGAAGAACAAATGGGAAATCCAGATTATCCCTTTGCTCCTAAAATTATTGCCCTAAAGAAAAATCATTCTGAACTCAGAGCATGAAAATATTAATCACAGGACATAAAGGATTTGTCGGAAAATACTTCATGAGGAAGTATGCTGATCATGATATTGTTGGTATCGATATTAAAGATGGCAATGATTGTAGAGATTACTTCAAGACTTCAGAGGATAAGTTTGATTTAGTAGTCCATCTAGCAGCAATCGTTGGTGGTCGTCAGACAATCGAACATAATCCTTTATCAGTAGCAACTGACCTTTCTATTGATTCCGAAATGTGTCAGTGGGCACTTCGAACTAAACCAACACGCATTATTTACTTTTCATCTTCTGCTGCCTATCCAACCAAACTGCAGACACAGAAGTATCAATTAAAGGAAACTGATATTGATTTATCAGATATCAATAACCCTGATATGACTTATGGTTGGTCTAAATTGACGGGTGAATTTTTGATGCAGTTTTTAGAAGCAGAAGGTATAAAGATTAATGTCTTTAGACCTTTTAGTGGATATGGAACCGACCAAGATTTAGATTATCCTTTCCCATCTTATATTAATAGAGCTAGAAATCTTGCAGACCCATTTGATATATGGGGAGATGGAAATCAGGTTAGGGATTTTATTCATATGCATGATATAATTGAAGCAGTAGATACTGCAATCAAAGAGGATATTCAAGGTCCTGTAAATCTTGGTTGGGGCATTGCTACTTCTTTCAATGAACTGTTTTCTTTAGTCACTTCATTGAAAGGATATAGTCCAACTCCGAATCATATTCCAACTGCTCCTGTTGGAGTTCAATATCGGGTTTGTGATCCATCAAAAATGCTAAGTTTTTACACTCCTAAAATTTCTTTAGAAGAAGGTATATTGAGAGCCCTTAGAGGTGAAGTATGAAGTTAAAACTGACAGAACTACCAGTTGTTTATATTAACTTAGATGAACAATCCCGTAGGCGGGAGTTGATGGAAGAGAATCTAGAAAAACTAGGATTCAAAAATGTTATTAGGGTTTCTGCATTCAAAGACCCAATAGGTAAAAGGGGATGTGCTTATTCCCATGCTTTGGCATTGGAGGAAGTAGATTCTCCCTTTATTGTTTTAGAGGATGATTGCATTCCTCTTAACTTTGTAGATGAGATTGAGATTCCTGATGAGGCAGATGCTGTTTATCTAGGAATTTCTTCATGGGGAAGAATGAACTCTCACTCTGGACCTTGTGTTCAGTGGGACAAAGTAGAGGGGTATGATGATTTAGTTCGCATTTATAATATGGTTAGTGCCCATGCAATTCTCTATATCAATCCTGACTACGTTGATTTGTGCAAGCGAATTGCCTATCATGGGTATTTGATTTCCGATCATCATGATATTGGATTTGCTGATGTTCAAAAGTATTATGATGTATATGCTTTTGATGAACCTATGTTCTATCAAACCAGTTCTAACGGAACGGATGGTAAATTGACAGATTATCCTTCAGTAGAGTTTATGTCTCCCGACCAACGTTTTTGGTTACCATTGAGGGTTAAAGAATGAAAAAGGTAGTAATATGGGGACATAAGATTGGAACTCATACTCACTCTTATGTACATTTCGGATATTGGCGGGCAGCAGATTATCTTGGATATGAAGTTGAATGGTTTGATGATGATGACGATGTGAGTAATGTAGATTTTTCTGAATCTATTTTTATTACTGAGCATAATGTTTGTAAGAATATGCCAGTTTTAGATGACTGTGTGTATTTTAATCACAATGCAGATTTGCCTTTTGGGCTTTCTGATAGAGATACTCCATATCGCTTAACGCATCCAAGGTATTTTAACTTTGTTTATTTTGCAGATCGTTGGAATCCTGCAGATAATATTACTTGGTCAAGTGATGATGAGTTGCAGAAGATAAGTTTGCACCATTATTTTCATCCAAAGACGAAGACAATTACAACGATGTGGGCAACTGATTTACTGCCCGATGAAATCGATCAAGTTGAACCTGAATTGTTTGATGAGTCGAGAGATAGCATTTATTTTATCGGAACTCCAAACGGGCAGAATATCCTAGAGTTTAAAAATATCTGTGAAAGGCACGGAAAGTATTTTAGGAATCCTGGTGGATGGTCTGGTATTTACTCTAACAGTGCTCCAGACATCAATCAAAACATTCAGATGGTAAGAGACTCTTATATTTCAGTTGATATACGAGATGCTCCCCATTTGGTGCAGGGTAGATATTATCCTTGTAGATTATTTAAGAACATTAGTTATGGTAGATGGACGGGTTCAAATCATCCAGAAATTGCCGATGTTTTTGGAGAACACTTTACAACCGATTCCAATCTAGAAAATCTATATCAGAAACTGGTTGAAGATTCTAGAAACTGCACTGAAGAGAAAATGAGAAGTGCGATGTCCTTCATTAGAGATGGGCATACCTATGTAAGTAGATTAAAGGACATGTTTGCAATCTTATGAAAAAAGCATTAGTTACAGGTGGTGCAGGATTTATTGGATCTAATCTGGTAGATTTACTATTGGCAAATGACTACGACGTAATGGTCATAGACAATGAATCTGCCAATAGTCATGATGAGTATTATTGGAATCCTGGTGCTAGAAACTATCAGTTTGATTTAAGTTCTCCTGATAATCTTGGAACTCTAACAGAAATGTGTAGGGGATGTGATTACATTTTTCATCTAGCATCTGATGTTTCCATTCCTTATTGTATTGAGAATCCAGACAAAGCATATCTCAATAATGTATCAAGTCTTTGTCACGTTTTGGAAGCAGCAAGAGTTGCTAAGGTTGATAAAGTTGTATTTTCATCTACAGCAGCAATCTACGGTCTGACTGATAAAATTTGCTTAGAGACTGATACCCCAGACCCTTTGAATCCTTATTCAGTTTCTAAGTTGTCTGGTGAATATTTGATGAAGATGTATGCTGACTTATATAATGTGAAGACAGTAACTCTTAGATACTTTAATGTCTATGGACCACGCCAACCAAAGACGGGTCAATACGCTCCTGTGATGGGAATTTTTCTAGATCAGAGAAAGGATGGAAAAACCTTGACTGTTGTTGGTGATGGCAGACAAACTAGAGACTTTATTCATGTATCTGATATTGCCTCAGCAAACCTTACTGTTGCTGAAAAGGATGTTGAGACTTATGGACAAGTCTATAATGTTGGAACTGGTAAGGCTACAACGATTAAAAAAATTGCTGAGATGATTTCCAGTGATATTACACACATTCCACCAAGACCTGCGGAAGCAAGGCAGAGTTTGGCAAATGTATCTAAGATAAAGAGAGTTTATGGGTGGCAATCGAGTATAAAACTTGAGGATTGGATTTCTGAGCAATGAAAAAAGTTCTACATCTATCACACCATTATGGTTGCCTGAAGGACCATCAATATGTTTGTAATGAATTGGGTTTGGATTTAACCAATAAACTTTCAATTTGGAACCAAATCCTTGAGAGAGATCATTATGTGATTAGTAAAGATTATGCAAACTCTGTTTGGCAAAAGAACAAAGAATACTTTAATTCTTTTGATTTTGTAATTACCTCAGACACTGCTCCACTTTCACGAATTTTTCTTGAGAATATTCAAGAATTTACTGGCCAATTGATTATCTGGGTCTGTAATCGATTTAATTATGATATGCAAGGTGATAGTGATTATCATACCTTGTTCGCTCAAGCAACAACAATGGATAATGTAAAAGTGATTCCATATACTGAATTTGAAAGAGTGTGGGCAAAGCACTTTGGAGTGAATATCACTGAAGAAGTTGTGAGACCTATTGGTTATTCAATTGATACTTCGCTTTCTGATGAAGATGATTTGAAATTAATCGGATTTGGTGGGGATTACGGAGATGAATTGAAAGGTGGAGATGTGCTTATATCTCGCTATCATAATGACACAATTTTTCAAGATAGTATAAAATTATTTGATTCCTATAATTTAGTTGCAGATGTTTGTAAGTACAGGGGGTACTCTGGACTTGTTGAACTTGCAAAGAAATATCAAGCATATTTTATTTTACCAGAGCAGTATTCTAAACTTGCAGCATTTGAAATGATGGGCATTGGATTGCCTGTCATTCTTCCATCTGAGGATTTGATATTTAAACTTTCGAGACAACCAAATTATTGGTTTGGTAGCGGTCTCTATCAGAATACTGTTCAGACATGTGAATGGTATAATGAATACTTTGATAAGTTTGCAGTTTATATTGATGACTTCTCTGAAATACCAGAAGCATTTCGAACTGTTGTTTCACACAGAGAAGAGATTTGTGCTATAATGTTAGAATGCAGTAAAACCCATAAGGAAAAAACCCTACAACAATGGAGGAAAATCTATAATGTCTAATGCATTAGAAAAGTATAAAGAGTATATGGATAATGCTCACGCAAAATATACTACTGATGAAGAATTTAAAAAGTATTACGGAAGAGTTCCTAAGTTCCGTTACGATACAATGAAGTATTGCTGGGACCAAGTTGTAGAGAATGGTTTTACTACAATTGTTGAACTTGGAACAACTCGCAGTTTTGTTGATGGTAAGTTTCCTGGATGCAATAGTGATGATATTAAGTTTTGGCAACCAGAAAATCCTGATGTGTGGGACTGGGCAGCGGGTTGCTTCACCCGTGTTGTTGGTGAATTAATTCAGGGAACAGATATTGATTTCATCACTGTTGATTTGGAACCACGTCATATTCGTAGAAGTAAAGTTGTAACTGAAGGTCTTGATAACATTGAGCATGTTGTTATGTCCTCTGAGGAGTTTCTAGAACTCGGTGAAGGTAAGATTGATTTTCTGTACATGGACACTGGGGATATGACTCCCATTGAACCAACTGCAGAACTTCATTTGAGAGAATCTAAGATTATCGTTGAAAGGGATTTAATCAGCGACAAAGGAATTATTCTGATTGATGATGTTAGGAATACAACTCCTAAGATTATTGCTGAAGATGAATCTGATTATGGTAAGGCAAAATATTCAATTCCTTATCTGATTGATAATGGATTTGAATTGGTAATGGACGAATATCAGGTAGTTCTCCAGAAGAAATGAAACTAAGTATTTTTTCTCCAGTTGTTAATTTTCCTCAGTTCTTGGAATTGCAATGCATTCAGTTCCAAGAAAATCTGACGTGTGATTATCGTCTTTTTGCAATAGATGATTCAAAGGATCCAGATATTAGCAATGAGTTCATGAGAATTTGTGAGATGTATGATGCAACATACATCAAGAATATGAATTCAGATGTTGCTGGACCTTCGGCATCTCACGCAAATGCAATTCAATATGCACTTGATAATATCATCTATAGGTCTTGTATGGATGATGTTGTTTTCCTTGTGGATAGTGATTGCTTTTTGATGGAAAAGTTTGATATGGTCAATTATATGGAAGATAAAGTTATATCTTCATATATGCAAAGTCGAGAAGATGTTAATTATCTTTGGCCAGGATTTACTCTTTTAAATATGCCTAAATTAAAAGAGATGTCTGGGAGACCAAGATTTTTTCCAGGATCGTTTGGTGGGCAACTGTGTGATACTGGTGGAGAATCTTATAACTTTTTAAACGAAAATAATATTACCCCAGAATCTATAGACTGTGTATTTGAGGGTGATTATCGTGGTCAAACTCTTATTAATATGGAAACTTTTATGAATGGGAAGTTTCTTCACTTTAGAGGTGGAACTTTATGGGATGGTAAGGTAAATGTATTCAATCAAAAGGTCGAAATTTTAAACAACATATTGAACCATGGACAAGAATAAAGCAGCGTATAAACTTAAAGGTCTTCCTCCCATCTATTATATCAATCTTGATGGGCAACCAGAAAGGGCACAATATATGGAAGGTCAGTTTAAGTACTGGGAAATTGAAAACTTTGAGAGAATCTCTGCTTATGATGGTAGAGAAGATGATCTAGGTTCAATTCTAAAAGGTCGATATCCTGACATGATGAATTCGGGAGAGGTTGGATGTGTAACTTCTCACCTGAAAGTTCTTAAGCATTTTGTTGAGACCTCTGATGCTCCATGTGCTTTAATCATGGAGGATGATTGTGATATTTCCACAGTTTCATATTGGCCATTTACTTGGAAAGATTTCTTTTCCAAAATTCCGTATGCTTATGATGTGGTTCAACTTGCGATTATTAATCCAGCACAAATTAATATTCCAATTCATCGTCGTTTTGTAAATGATTTTTCTACGGCATGTTATTTGATTACTCGTCGTCACGCACAAAAGTTAATTGAACTGCATGTTAGAGGTGACAAATATAAACTGGATAATGGAGTTAAGCCAAGGGCAGTTGCAGATGACTTGATTTATAACTCTGGCAATACTTATGCAATCCCTTTATTTCTTTATAAGATTGAACTTGGATCAACAATCCATACAGAACATGTAGATGTATTTCATAAATCAAGTTATGATGGTCTGTGGGATTTTTGGAAAAACGAATCCAATAAGATTGATGATTGGAATCAATTTTTCGAATTGAATCCTTACTATGGAACTCTTCCACCTGGTTGGGAAGGCAAATAGTAAGCATTTATACTTAATAAATCGGGAAACCGTAACAAAGGGGGCTTGACGCCCCTTTATTTTTGCTATATAATTGTGTAACAATTCTTAACGAATGTAACGATGACTGTAACAACGAATGAGTATGGGCAGCAAAATATGTTTGCTAAAGAGCCCGTAATGTACTATGAAAATTATGGGATGGATACGCCCAATCAAGTAAAGGAGAAAACTAATGGGCGTTGGGCAATGGTCGGCATTATTGCTGGGTTTATTTCTTATGCTCTCACTGACAAGTTCTTCTTCGGAATCTTCTGACAATTGATTGACAATGACTTCAATTATCTTTACAATTACTAGTGTTGCCTTTCTCGTATTACTGGCACACTCCGTAAATCAACTATCAGAAACTTATTAAACTATGGCTTATAATGTTACTCTCCGCTCTCCCGATGGCACTGAGACCACCATCCAGTGTGAAGGTGATCAGTACATTCTTGAAGCAGCAGAAGACGCAGGTGTCGATCTTCCTTCCTCCTGTAAGGCAGGTGCTTGCTCTGCCTGTGCTGGAAAACTGATTAGTGGCACCGTCGATAATGAAGAACAGTCTTTCCTGGATGATGACCAAATTGCTGACGGTTGGGTACTCACATGTGTTGCCTATCCTACTAGCGATTGTGTGATTCTCACTGAGCAAGAGGAAAACCTGTGACCGCTGGAATGCTTGGGCAGTTTGCACTTGCCCTTCAAGAACTTGGGTGGGATATGAATGATGAACTCTCTGTTGAGATTGGTGGAGTAGCAGTAACTGGAACTGCGACTCACCCAGACGCAAATGCAAAGTGGGCGAAGCCATTTGGAACCGTAACCTATCAGAACGACGCTTTTATTGTTATCAAGAATAAAACCAGAAGTCCTATGGTCTTCTCCCAACCCAATCCAGAACTTAAACAACAACACCCCTATCAAGGAGAAAAAAAATGAAATTCGGTTTTACCCCTGAGGCAGAAATCCTCAATTCTCGTCTGGCAATGCTTGGTTTCGTTGCAGCTGTTGCCTCTTATGCTTTCACTGGTCAAGTAATTCCTGGTGTTTGGTGATGGAGGTTAAAATGCGTAGCGAAGGATATCAAGTTCCTCAAGTTCAATTCACCTTTCGTGAGTCTGGTGAGTTTGTAAATCGTACAACTTCGGAACTTTTTGATGGTAAGCGTGTGGTTATTTTCAGTCTGCCTGGTGCATTCACTCCTACTTGCTCTGCTTATCAGCTGCCTGGATTTGAAGAGAAGTACGAAGATTTTATTGGACTTGGCATTGATGACATTTATTGCATCTCTGTTAATGATGGGTTTGTAATGAATGCCTGGGCTAAGGACCAGAATATTGCTAATGTCAAACTCATCCCAGACGGCAATGCTTACTTCACACGTTCTATGGGAATGCTTGTCAGCAAGTCTAACCTTGGTTTCGGTGATCGCTCTTGGCGTTATGCTGCGGTCGTGGATAACGGAGTCATCGAGAAACTATTCGTGGAAGTGGGGCAACGGGACAACGCCGACACCGACCCTTATGAGCAGACTACTCCAGAAAATGTTCTAGAGTATGTGTCAGCAAATGTGAAGGTTGGCACTACTGTTTGATATAAGACTTCATAATATTTAACTCTGTTGCTAAATAAGCAGCAGAGTTTTTTAGTATTATGCCACGCGGACACCTGACCAAAGATATTATCAAGTGTGAGGTTATTAAATTAAAGGCAGACTTGGATAAAGAGTGGATGAATAAGTCTGGATATGATCCTAAGTGGTTAGCCCATCATTATCTCAACAAAGTTCTTGATAAAATAGAGGAATACAGGGTATAATAAATACTATTATTAAAAAGAAAACCTTTATATTAATGGGTATTTTTAAGAAGAGTATAAGACATTCCAAGGGTTCCAACTTGGATGAAAAACTTAAGATGTTGGAATCTGAATTAAAAAAGACCGATGTTGCCGTTAATGACAGTGACAAGAATTTTTTGTATGAGCAAAAAAATAAGGAGAATGAAGTTGTAAAATATAGTTGGAGAGAGGATGCTGTTCCTGCAAAAAATGATATTCTAACGGAAGAAATTTCTGTTGTAAGAGAATCAAAGGTAAATAATAATTCAATTAAGAAGGTAAAGGGGCATATTAATTCTGTAGAAGAAGAACTTTCTTTATTGAGAAAGCAAATTTTTGATGAGATATCTGAAAATTTTCTTTTTAATATTCCAAGTATTGAAAAGAAAGTAGATAAGGTCTTAAGAATTTATAATGACCTTCAAGAGGGTTTGTTAAATCAACCACCAGAAACAGTTACTACAGATCCACTGACACCATTAGATCAAAATTTTGTAACGATTGAAGACCTGAATAAGCACTATAATTTATTCATCAATCGTATTCAGGAGCAAATTGCTACAGTTGGTGGCGGTGGTGAAACTAAACTAAAGTATCTTGATGACGTTGTTGGTATTGCAACAAATGCTTCTGCTTATGATGGTAAGTATTTAAAGTATGATCATACTTTAGGAAAATTTGTATTTGAGACAGTAGTAGGTGGCGGTGGTCCAGGGACTCAAGGTATTCAAGGTATCCAAGGTGTAGATGGCGCAAATGGAACAAATGGAACTCAAGGTGTTCAGGGTATCCAAGGTGTAGGTGGAACAAATGGATCTCAAGGTGTTCAGGGTATCCAAGGTAGTGCATCAACAGTTCAAGGAATTCAAGGAACTCAAGGTGTTCAGGGTATTCAGGGAACTACTGGTAATTTTGGTGGCGTAACATTTGACTTTACTTTTGACTCTAATACTTCAGATACAGACCCTGGATCTGGTAGATTAAAGTTAAACAATGCTTCTGTCGGTATAGCAACCGAACTTTATATTGATGACCAGGATGATAATGCTACTGATATTCAGGATTATCTAAGAACGATTGATGATTCTACTTCATCAATAAAGGGTCATTTTAGAATAACAAATAAATCAAACGCTTCTGATTTTGCTTTATTTGTTATTACTGGGTCAAGTGTAGAAGGAACAGGATATTTTAAAATTCCTTGTGGTATAAGCACCGCAAGTGCTTCTTCATTTTCTAACGATGAAGATGTAATTATTACTTTTGCTAGAACTGGTGATAAGGGGGATAGCGGTACTCAAGGAACTCAAGGTATTCAAGGTGTTACTGGGTCTGGAGCTCAAGGTACAGCAGGAACTCAAGGTTCTGGAGGAACTCAAGGTACTCAGGGGTCACAAGGACGCCAGGGTATTCAGGGTGTTCAGGGATACGGTGGAACTCAAGGAACACAAGGTCGTCAAGGTGTTCAGGGTATTCAGGGCACTATAGGGGCAGGAACTCAAGGAACTCAGGGTGTTCAGGGTGAGGGTGGAACTCAAGGTTCTGGGGGAATCCAAGGTGCCAATGGTGCAACTGGTTCTCAAGGTGTTCAGGGTAACCAGGGTCTTCAAGGTGGTCAAGGTGTCCAGGGAAATGATGGATCTGCAACTTTCCAGGGATATCAAGGTATTCAAGGTGTCGCTGGGTCTAATGGAACTCAGGGAAATCAGGGAATATCAGGTGAAGCAGCTGCCCAAGGATATCAAGGTATTCAAGGTGTTGTTGGTGGGCAAGGTGTTCAAGGGACTCAAGGTGTTCAGGGTTCTGATGCGACGGTTCAAGGTATTCAAGGTACTCAGGGTTCTAATGGAACTCAGGGTACAACTGGAACTGGAAGTCAAGGGATTCAAGGTTCTCAGGGAACTGGTGGGGCAACTGGAGGACCTGGTGCTCAGGGTATTCAGGGAAATGATGGTGCCTTTGCTTCTCAAGGTATTCAGGGAACCCAAGGTGTTCAGGGTGTCCAAGGAACACAAGCTTCACAGGGAACTCAAGGTATCCAAGGTATTCAAGGAATCCAAGGTATTACTGGAGCAGGAACTCAAGGTATTCAGGGTGTTCAAGGAACTCAGGGAATCCAGGGTATTTCTGGAACAGGAACTCAAGGAACTCAGGGTATTCAGGGCATCGCTGGTGCAGGGACACAAGGTTCTCAAGGTATTCAAGGTATTCAAGGTATTCAAGGAACTCAGGGAACTCAAGGTATCCAAGGTATTACTGGAGCAGGAACTCAAGGAACTCAAGGTGTTCAGGGAACTACTGGAACAGCAACACAAGGAATTCAAGGTATTACTGGATCCCAGGGAACACAGGGTATAGCAGGTTCTGCCGCCGCCCAAGGAATTCAGGGTGTTCAAGGACCTGCAGGAGCTGGTGGTGGGGGTGGAGAATCTTACTGGGTAGCAACTGGCGTTGGCATTCATACACTTTCCAATGTTGGCATTGCTACAACAAATCCAGTATCAAAACTACAAGTTGAGAGATACGGAGTATCAACAGGATTTGGAACCTTCAATTCTACTGTTGGAGTTGCAACTGATATTGATAGCTTTACAATCGCAACAACTGACTTTAAGACAGCAGAATATACACTCCATGTTGGATATGGAACTTATATTCAATCTCAGAAAGTTCTTGTCATGCAAAACGGAACCACCGCATATTCACAAGAATATGCAATCATGTATGACCCATCGATTGTTGTTTCTGTTGGAGCTACAGTCTCTGCTGGAGTGTGTAAATTACAAGCAACTCCAGAGGCAGGTGTTACAGGATTAACAACCTATAGATTTGTAAGAACTACACTACTCTAATATGACACGATTACTTCCCATATCAGAAGATGTTGAGATTGTTCTATCTCCAGAAACTCCTGTCATAGAGTATTCTCCAGACCCTATTGATGAATATATTGTTGTTGTTGAGGATGCTGGAGATTGGGAAGAGATTCATGGTTACATCATCAATGAAAATGAGATTGATGGAATTCCAAATAGGGCAATACCCTGCATAAACACTCAAGAACATTCTCTTAGAACTTCGATTTATTTGATGAGTCAGGAAGAGGCAGAAGTTCTCAAGTCTCATCCTAAAATTGAAAGTGTGGAATTGAATCCAGAAAAGTATCCGCAACCACAATCGACCGATACTCTAAGATATAAAAAACCAATTGCATTTAATAAACCTGAATTAGTCGCTGCTTTTGATACTGAGACAACTTATTTTCTAAATGAGACTCGTTCTAATTGGTCTCACTTATTTGTTACTAATCCCACGAGTTTGCCATTTAAAGGAGTTGGTGTTACTAGCACAACGTATGCTGAGAGTGATGTTGAATATTCTTTGACGGGTAGAGGAGTTGATGCAGTCATTATTGATTCTGGAGTTGCTCATTTGCATCCAGAATTTCAAAGTCCAGATGGAACTTATAGAGTTAAAGATGTAATTCTTGATGGTCCATATAAAGTTGATCCTGATTACTTTACAAGTAGGGGTTTAACTTATACTAAGATTGTGGATGGCGTGAATCTTGGAGTTGGTATTGTGACAACTGCAGCTGCTGCATGGTGGAGCACTGCAGCTAGTCGCTCTGCTGCGTTTCAAAGTTTAGGAACAGTTTCGGTAACTGCTTTATATACTGTTCCTCATGTAGCAACTAAAACTTCTAATGCGAGTAGTAATCAATTGGTTGATGGTCATGGGACTGCTTGTGCTTCTCAAATCGGTGGTAAATCTTTTGGATTAGCATTTGAGTGCAACTTATGGAATATTAGAATTTCTCTTAGTGGAGTAGGTGGATATATTGCTGGGTCATCAGCACTGGATATTTGTACTATTTGGCACCAGGCAAAAAGAATTGCTCAGAATGGAAATCCAGATCCTACGATTATTAATAATAGTTGGGGTCAGACTTCAACAACTGGTAATACAAATGGTACTCCATATAGTCATGGATATCGAGGTGCAACATTAAGTTATACTGGCAATGGAAGTAGTTTCACTGTTCAGGCAAATGCTGGTGCTTGCAGAAATACAAAATCTTTTACTTATAATACTGGTGGGGGAACCGCTTTATCTGCTTATTCTGGCAGCGGTGAATATACTCCACATTCTGCAACAACAAGTGCTTCAGCAGAAAATGCCATTGCTGCTGGATGTATCGTTGTAACATCTGCAGGAAATCAAAATCAAAAGTTTTCTGATGAAACTGATGTAGATTTTAATAATTGGTATAGTTCCACAACGAATTATGTTAATCGTTGTGGGGGGGTTAGTAGAGGATTCACTGGCATTCATGAGAGGAAAAAAGGAACTATACGAGTGGGTGCTTTAGATTGTTCTGTAGAGCCAGCAGATTCAAAGCAAGGATCTACTCCATATGCAATCAGGAGAGTTTGTTATTCTAACTCTGGTCCAATGATTAATGTTTGGGCACCTGCAGAAATGACCATGGCTGCAGGATATACATCCACATATGAAGATTTTGCGAGACAGGATAATATAACTTTTTATGATACTTGGTTTAATGGCACCAGCTCTGCAGGACCAAATACTTGTTCAGCAATTGCTTTGTATCTTGAATCAAATCGAAAAGCAACGCAAGCAGATGTACATGAGTGGTTAGATAGACATGGAAGTGTAGAAATCAATTTGTCAGATCCATATCCAGACCCAAATTCTACGGGATATTGGTCACAGACTTATAATGCTACTTTTGATTCTGCATCTAGTACTAATGATTCTTATAATGTTCGTGGTAATGGTAGTTTGAGAGGTGCTCCTAAGAAAGTCCTTCGAAACCCTTTTGCAACTAATCAGCAGAGTTCAATTTCTGGTGTCCAGATGTCTGGCATTTTATTCACCCAATCCTAAATACTTAAAAAAGAGAAATGGCAGATAAGAAATTTGGAGTAAAACAGATAGATCTGATTGGTGCTTCTGGCACTCCAAACTTAACTAGTCCTAATAATTTAAATCTTAATGCTGTCACTGTCGCAATCAGCACAGATGTAACCATTGGTGGTCAGGTAACCTCCAATATTATTGTTGGAACTGGAAAATCAATTGGTATAGGCACGACAGTTCCAACAGGGGACTTGGATGTTAGAGGACAGACAAATTTAAGTAATCTAAATGTTTCTGGTGTTTCTACATTTGCTGGAATCACTACAGTTACTGGATCTACTTTATTTTCTAAGCAACTGGATGTTGTTGGTGTTTCTACATTTAGAACTAATGTCGATATTTACAATGGAATTTTATCATTAAAAACACCTACTGATGAAAATGTTTTTTCACTCTCATATAGTGCTGCTAATGATGATGTAACTTTCAATTTTCAACAGACTGGTGGAACTGGAGGAAGTCGAGTTATATATCAATTACTTGATAATGCAGAATTTTATATTAGTAATGCTTCAACTGGTGGTGGTATTGCAAGATTTGTTGCGAATGGTGCCAACGAACTTTATTATGATGATGTTAAAAAGTTTGAAACTCTCGGTGCTGGTGTAACAATCAATGGAACTACCTTTACCAACCAATTAAGTGTTTCTGGTGTTTCTACATTTGTTGGAATTGCCACTCATTCTGCGTCTTTATTTGGAACTCAAGCATCCTTTACTGGTGTAGTCACAGCAACATCATTCTCTGGATCTAATACTCTTAAATCAAGGACAATAGTATCTGGAGTTACAACATCAATTCCAAATAATGGAATTGGCAATACTAATATTACTGGATTTAAGTCTTACTCATTAATGAAGGTTGGTCTTTCTACTGCAGGTTGGTTGAGACTATATACTGATAGTGCATCTCGCTCTGCTGATGCCTCTCGTTCGATTGGTATTGATCCATCACCTGGAAGTGGAGTGATTGCTGAGGTTATCACCACAGGCATTTCAACAACGCAAATCATATCTCCTTTTGTAATGGGTGGTAATTTGAATAACCCTGCTGATACTACAGTTTATGCAGCAATCACGAATCTTTCTGGAGTCACTTCAAGTATTTCTGTAAATCTAACACTTCTTCAACTGGAGGCATAAGTAACAAATGGCTATTACGACTACAACATTTACAAAATCAGTAGGATGGGCAAGAACTGATGTGATTGATCAGTTGGAGCAAGCATTCACTTGGTTAGAATTGCACGGAACTCAGATATCAGGACTTGTGACCAGTATTAGTTCTTATAGTGGTGGTGGAACGGTTGGATCTTCTGGTACATATTATTATGATGTTCCTGTCGCAACTACAACTGGTATTGGGACAGGAGCAACATTTGATATTAGTAGAACTAGTGGTTCAATATCTGCTGTTTATGTCAATCGTCCAGGAGAAAATTATGTTCAAGGAGAATATGTAACTCTATCTGCTGCTGATATTGGTGGCGGATCTGCGGTTGCGATAGGAATTACTGTAAATGTTGATGGTGGTGCATCTCCAGTTGGATATGGATCAACCAATCAATTTTTTGATAAAAACTTCACACCTTCTAATGATAGCACTCGTCCTTGGGGAGTATTAAAACAGGACTTTGATACAAACAAAAGATTTGGAGTAACCTATAGGGGATTTAAGGTTTATAGTAACTATCAAATGACATTAGTTGCTGGATCATCATTTTTCCCATACAATGTAGATAACGTTAACAATAGAGGTGGATACTATAGAGATTCTTTTAGGGGAACAGAATTTTTAGATATCTCTAGAGAATCGCTAGGTACTCAGACATCATTGGATCGATCCAATGATGCTTATGCACAAATTTCTGCACAATATGAAGATGTTTTTAGATTTGCAACATTAAACTCACCAACAACTCATGACCTTAATCTAAACATTTATCGTTCTGGTATTGATCCTAATTTTGCCGTTCTTTCCTATTCACAACCAACAGTCTCTGGAACACTGAACGATAGTACGTTTTCAACATTTATTGTCCATAATTTCACTTCAAGTTTATATAATTTTGATGAAGTATTTTCTGCTGGACTTACTGTTGTTATGCCTAGACCTTCTATTAATACAAATGGTGGAGATTCTGCTCATCTTGGATTTAGAACTTATCTAACTGGAATGAAGTATCTTACTGAACAGAATATAAGCTTAAGATCAGCAGAAGCAGGATGGTCTCAGATTTATAGTGAAAATAGTCGCTATGGACTGGCTGCTCAAAATTATTCAATAGCATCATCTCAAACGTCATATACAAATTCGACTGGAGGTGGAACTGCTGGTAATGACTATGAAGATCCTAGTTCTAATGAAGCAACAATCTTTTCAAGGAATAGTAGTTTTAAAAATACAGGAACTTTAACCATTGAGAGTTCCACAAGAACTTATGGAAATAGATATCCAATTACAACATATGCATCTGTAATTAAAGGTATTCCTATTAATGGAAATCTAATTCCTTGTCCTTATTATATGCCTGATGATTTTGTATTGATTGATTTCAAACTAACTGCATCGGGACAAGATATCAAACAGGGAGATACAATCACAATCAGTGGTTCTGAAGTTTATACTGTGATTACTGGTTCTTATAACAAGTCCAATGAGACCGCTGGAATTCTCTTCTGTGCGAGGAAGGTCTGATGGCAGATTTTTCAATTCCTAATCTAGGAACTGCTGTTGTTGGATTTGCTTCAACTTCTCCAGTTGGAGTTCAGACAACTTTTACCGTAAATAATAGTATTCCAGTTCAGGAAAATAGAGATATTAGTTTTAATGAAACAAGACCTGGATTCTTAACAGGAAGAAGACCTCAAACAGGACAAGTGTTCCCAAGAGGAGTCTATAGCAAGTAGGACAATTCCAAAACTGGCACACCCCCTTGACGGGGGTGTTTTTTTGTGTTAATATAAATACATCAACACGTTAAAGAATGTAACAAATCCTTAATGTTTGCAACACCCGCTAACCGAGACCTATGGGTGTATAAATTACGTCTCTCATATCCCCGCTAAGGGTGCGGGGAGCATAGTATCTCCACCATTTCCCTGATGGTCTTACTACCTGTTTATTACAAATGACTGCTACTCTTTCACGTCAAAAATCACAATCGAATATTTGGGAACAGTTCTGCAACTGGGTTACTTCAACCGATAACCGCCTCTATGTGGGTTGGTTTGGCGTTCTGATGATTCCCTGTCTGCTTGCTGCTACGACTTGCTTCATCATCGCATTCATCGGTGCTCCCCCTGTGGATATCGATGGTATCCGTGAACCCGTTGCTGGTTCACTCATGTACGGAAACAACATCATCTCTGGTGCTGTGATTCCTTCGTCCAATGCTATTGGACTGCACTTTTACCCCATCTGGGAAGCTGCTTCCCTAGATGAGTGGCTTTACAACGGTGGTCCTTTCCAACTGGTTGTGTTCCACTTCCTGATCGGTATCTATGCTTATATGGGTCGTGAGTGGGAACTTTCCTACCGTCTTGGTATGCGTCCATGGATCTGTGTTGCTTATAGCGCACCTGTTGCTGCTGCGAGTGCAGTGTTCCTGGTCTATCCTTTCGGTCAAGGTTCGTTCTCTGATGCGATGCCTCTGGGTATCTCTGGTACTTTCAACTACATGCTTGTGTTCCAGGCAGAGCACAACATCCTGATGCACCCCTTCCATATGCTTGGAGTTGCTGGTGTCTTCGGTGGTTCTCTGTTCAGTGCAATGCACGGTTCTCTGGTTACTTCCTCGCTGGTTCGTGAAACCACTGAGAACGAGTCCCAGAACTATGGTTACAAGTTTGGTCAAGAAGAAGAGACCTATAACATCGTTGCTGCTCACGGTTACTTTGGACGCCTTATTTTCCAATATGCTTCGTTCAATAACTCACGTTCGCTGCACTTCTTCCTTGCTGCCTGGCCTGTTGTAGGCATCTGGTTCACCGCTCTTGGTGTTTCCACGATGGCTTTTAATCTCAACGGACTGAATTTCAATCAGAGTATCCTGGATAGTCAGGGTCGTGTGCTCAACACTTGGGCAGATGTCCTGAACCGTGCTGGACTCGGAATGGAAGTGATGCATGAGAGAAACGCCCATAACTTTCCTCTGGACCTCGCTGCTGCCGAAGCAACTCCTGTTGCCTTGACTGCTCCTGCGATTGGTTGATAAGTTAGAATTTTCTAACGGAGACCCCGAAAGGGGTCTTTTTTATTGCTAAATACTTAAAGTTATGGTATAATAACTTTAACAAATAAACCGACTATGAAAACTTGTAAAATCTGCAATCAGTTAAAACCACTTACAGACTTTTATCAAACTGTAAGAAATGGTAGTCCATATGGGCATCACGGAAAATGTAAAAAATGTTATGTAAAAAAGCAACAAGAAAATTATGACCCAGTAAAAAAGAGGGATGAAAATTTGAAAAGAGTTTATGGTATTGGTATTGAGGAATATAATACTCTGTTAGAAAAGCAAGGGCATAAGTGTGCTATTTGCAATTCCACTGACCCGAAAGGTAGAAAATCTGGTAGAGGTGGTGGAGTAGATGTTTTTTATGTTGACCACAATCATAAAACTGGTGAGGTTCGTGGACTTCTCTGCAATGTCTGCAACAGAACTATTGGTTATGTAAATGAAGATGTTGAATTAATTAGAAATATGATTGAGTATGTTAAACGGCATAGGGATGAGCACTAATACTCATTGACCTCTTTGTTAAAAAATGTTAAGATAAATATGAGAAATAACAAAAGGAGGCTATGACTTCTTCTACACTTTCAAAACCAATTCAACAAAGGGGATGGTTCGATGTACTCGACGACTGGCTTAAGAGAGACCGTTTCGTTTTTGTTGGCTGGTCTGGACTTCTTCTTTTTCCCACTGCTTACCTTGCTCTTGGTGGTTGGCTTACTGGGACAACTTTCGTTACGAGTTGGTATACTCACGGGTTGGCAAGTTCCTATCTTGAGGGTGCAAACTTTCTTACTGCGGCAGTTAGTACTCCAGCAGACGCTATGGGTCATTCTCTTCTTCTGCTCTGGGGTCCTGAGGCTCAAGGGGATTTCGTCAGGTGGTGCCAACTTGGGGGACTCTGGCCTTTTGTGGCACTCCACGGAGCCTTCGCTCTTATAGGGTTTATGCTTCGTCAGTTTGAGATTGCCCGTCTTGTAGGTATCCGTCCTTATAACGCAATCGCATTCTCTGGTCCCATCGCAGTATTCGTTTCTGTATTCTTGATGTATCCTCTTGGTCAATCCAGTTGGTTCTTCGCACCTTCTTTTGGAGTTGCTGCTATCTTCAGGTTCCTTCTGTTTCTTCAGGGTTTCCACAACTGGACTCTCAACCCCTTCCATATGATGGGAGTTGCTGGTATTCTGGGTGGAGCACTACTCTGTGCGATTCATGGAGCAACAGTAGAAAACACGTTATTTGAAGATAGTGATCAAGCAAACACTTTCAAAGCATTTGAACCAACTCAAGAGGAAGAGACGTATTCTATGGTTACTGCGAACCGATTCTGGTCTCAGATCTTCGGTATTGCTTTTAGTAATAAGCGTTGGTTGCACTTCTTTATGCTTTTCGTTCCAGTTATGGGTCTCTGGACTTCTTCTATCGGCATCATCGGTCTTGCTCTTAACCTCCGTGCTTACGACTTTGTATCTCAGGAGATTAGAGCGGCAGAGGATCCAGAGTTTGAGACGTTCTATACGAAGAATATCCTCCTTAATGAGGGACTTAGAGCGTGGATGGCACCAGTAGATCAACCTCATGAGAACTTTGTGTTCCCAGAGGAAGTTCTACCAAGAGGCAACGCACTGTGACCGCACAGTATCTTCTATACTTGGTCATCTTCGCATTCGCACTTATCGTTATTTTTACTGAAGACCACGATGACGATGATGACCAAGATGGAGGAATCCTGCAACCTGCATATTCACAAGGAGGGGCTTGACTCCTCCTTTTTTATGTCCTTTTAAGTATTTTGTATTGATTTCCAGACAACCATTAAGTTATGTTTTAATAAATAAAATTTCAAGGTTTTGTTCTATAAACTATGATATTAGATCTGGCACATACGATTGCAGATTATACGATTTGTGGGGAAGGTAATGTATCTGAAAGAGTTGATAAAGATACTTTTTTAATTAAGGCAAGTGGTACAAGTCTTCATACACTCTCCGAAGAAGATTTGACCTTATGTAATACAAATGGAGCACAGATAGAATTAAGTCATAAGAAACCAAGTATTGAGACACTGTTTCACGCTTGGATTATGAAAACTTTTCCAGAGATTAACTATATCGCTCATAGTCATCCACCATATACCACACAGATTCTTTGTTCTGATGCAGCAGATGATTTTGCGAATCATCGTTGGTTTCCAGATCAAATTGTAAGAAATGGTCCTAAGTCTTGTTTAGTTCCTTATGCTCCTCCTGGAGAAAGAATTCTTGCATTGGTTGAGGAATATGTAACCAAGTTTGTGAATGAGGAAGGATATTTTCCTAAACTAATTCTTCTCAAAAATCACGGCATCATTACAGCATCTCCTTATCAGAAAGATTGTGCATCTGCAAGTTTGATGTGTGAGAAGTCTGCTGAGATTTTTGTTGGTGCCAAACTTCTTGGTGGTGTTCATTTCTTACCACAAGAAGAAGTTGAACATATTGAAAACTGTCCTGGAGAAAACTATCGTCGTAATATGTACTTTGAAGAATGATAACATCAGAAACACCCTATAAACTCGCAGAGATTATTCGTGATACTTGGCCAGGTCTTTACAGAAAACCAGAACCATCTTATAATGAAGAAAAGGAAATAAAAGATGAACAAGTATCGTGATGAGTATTTTTCAGTGATTGATAAAAGAACTGGAAGAAAGATTCTGGACTGTGGCGAAGAGTCTGATGCTCTTGAAATGGTTTCCTTTGATCCACATAACAGAACTTATACTCGTAATAAGTTTCTGATGGGACCTGTTGTGGATGTTGAGATTCCAAAGGCATTACCAACTAATGAGATTGTTGTGAATATGGATGGTGGAGTTGGCGGTTCTTGGGAAGTGAAAGAACTGCCACAAATCAAACTTCCAGAAAGTCAAGCAGAACCAGTGGTTGTGTAAAATGCTAAAAAAGATACAACACTTTCTTGAAAGAGATCAAGACATTACTTATTACGATGAGATCCATTATATTTTTATAACACTGAAGGAACTTGTTTTTGTTATTGGATCAAAGAATAAATAATTTTAAAGAGTCTGTATTCAGATGGAAGAGATTTATAGTTTAAAACCAGCATCAATATTTGAAGTTGGTGATGAGGAATTCTTCTTTGAAAGAGAAGAAGAAGGTCATAGTGATTATATCAATTCTGGGAGTCATTATGAACTCTTCTATGCTATTTCAAAATATTATGACCCAGATAGTATTTTAGAAATCGGAACAAGAAATGGATACAGTCTTTATTCTTTATCTTTGGGTTCGACCACTTTAAATAAAATTGTTGGATATGAACTGGATAGTGAATCTGCTACTCGGACTGAAGAGAATTTGACAGAATCTCTTGCAGAAAATATTGATATAAGAGTCGAAACAATTAATAGTCAAGAACTAGAATCTTTAGACGATAGTTATTATCTGATTCATATTGATGGCGATACAACTTTTGAAGGAAGATATCATGACCTTGAATTAACTAAAGGTAAGGCAAGAGTTGTATTGGTTAGTGACTTCTTTAGTGAAAGGAGTGGTAGAGATGCTGCCCAAAGATTTGTTTATGATAACCGCCACATTATTAAGAAGACCCACGTAATCGAATCTCTAAGGGGTCTTTACATTATTGAGTATGTTGGATAAATAATTCAAATCGCAATCGCTTATGGGACCTCTACACTCTCCAAAAGAATACTTGTTTCAGTTACACGCAACAAGTTCTGGGGAGGCGAAACGAATGTGGAGGCAACATATAAAAGAACAGTGGAATCATCAATGTGCTTATTGTGGGTCGGAGGAGAGACTCACAATTGATCACATTATCCCTCAATCAAAAGGTGGAGCAGACTTTACAAAAAACGTAGTCTGTTGCTGTCATGATTGTAACCAGTCGAAGGGACATGAGCACTGGAAATTATGGTTTGTTCAGCAAGACTTTTATAGTGAAGAAAGATTTAATAAAATAGAAGAATGGATGAAACCAGACCCTCCTCTTAATCTGTTTAAATACAGACCAAGAAGAAATAATGCTTCGTAGATTTTTATAAATAAACCAGAATAGTAAATACTGTTCCTTCTGGTAGATACCGAATGTGTTAAATGGCCGATCCAATTATTAGGTTTAAAAGATCAGCAGTCCCTGGTAAGAAGCCAACTTTAGAGCAACTTCCTCTAGGTGAGCTAGCCATTAACACATATGACGGTAGAATTCTTTTAAAGCAGGATAGAAACGGGGTTGGGATTGGCACCAGAATTGTAGAAGCTGGTGCAGCAACAACCGCTGGTAAGACACTATTCGTTACAATGAATGGTTCGGATGATAATACTGGTCTGAACCAAATTGATTCAAAAAGGACAATTGGTGCCGCAGTTTCTGCTTCTGGTCCATATGATACGATAAGGATTTTCCCTGGAACATATGTTGAGAGTAATCCTATCAACATGTGTGATAACCTTGGAATCGAAGGTGCAGAACTTAGAAACTGTATAGTTACTCCATCTGACCCATCAAAAGATTTGTTTTATATGGGCAATGGTTGCCATATAACAAACATCAGTTTTATGGGGCAACCATCGACAAATGGTGCGGCGGTTGTTTCACTAAGACCACTATTAGGAACTGCAGCAGACAGATATTTTGATGCTGCTCGAATGATTCGTAATAATATTGAATTTATTGCTAGAGAAACAGTAGGGTATATTACAAGCACAGATTATAGAAATCCTGCATTCAATATCGGAATTGGAACAGTCAATAATTGTATCGAAGATATTCGTTCAATTTGGAATTGTGTTTGCCACGACATTACCAGAGGTGGCAACTCCAAGTGTGTAGGTGCAGGTAAGTCATATTACAATGGTGGTGCAATTCAACATATTGTTGGTGTAAAGACAGAAACGATTGATGCAATTCAATACTCTGCAGGCATTGTTAGATCGATTATCAATAACGCTACTTGGGGTAGTAAGTCTGCTGGTATTGGAAGTCTATCAGTTACTAATGCAACTTATGATAGAACAACTGGTGTTACAACAATTACCGTAGCAAATCACGGACTTTTAAAGGATGATCCTGTAAAAATTATCGGTCTAGGATTTACTTGTAATTCTGGACCTGGAACAGTCATTTATCCAGATGGTTCTTTCGGATATATTTTCCCAGTCAAGAGTGTTGTTGGAGTTAATACGTTTGAAGTTGTGGTTGGTGTATCCACATTGGACCACTTCTATACGTCTGGTGGAACAGTTGAGAAATATACAAATTATCAGAATGAATTTACTCAGGTAAAGGATCTATCAATGCAAGCTGATCCTCTAACTGGATTTAATAATAGTGTGAATAGTTGTGCTAACGTTGTATCTGCAATTTATTCTTGCGTTGGGATTGTTACTACTATTATTGATGTCGGACTTTCTGCAAGTGGAATCAATACAAACTATCCTGGTAATAATGGTGCAATTAACTCAGGAATTCTAACATCTTCATTAAGTCCTCTGCAAGGAACTGGTCCAGTTACAAAAGGACCTTATGTTAGAAACTGCACCAACTTTATTCCTAATAGTATTGGAGCTAAAATTGATGGATTCAACTCTGAAGTAGGAGACCAAGGAGACATTGGTATTCAGGGTGCATTCCACGTTGATTCCTATACACAATATAATCAAGGTGGAATTGGTGTTTCCATCACAAACGGTGCTTATGCTCAGTTGGTTTCTATCTTTACTATTTGTACTGACCGTGCAATTTATACTGGACAAGGCGGACAGTTAGACCTTACAAACTCTAACTCTTCATTTGGTAGAGAAGGTCTTGTATCTGAAGGTGTGGGTGATGAAACTACAAAATCAACTGATAGATATACCGCAGGACTTACAACCCTGACAACAAGGGGTGATAATGTTGTCGTTCTCTCTGGGGTTGGTACATTCAGACCTTATTCTGGACAATCAGTTTATTTTGATAAGAAGTATTACTCAGTTCAGTCCGCAACAGTTACAAATCCTGGAGCAGGATATTCAACACCACCTTTGGTTACTGTTACTGCACCAACTGGTCCTGGTAACGCAATTCCTGCTCAGCTTACTGCAAATCTTAATTCTCTTGGTGGAGTTGATAGTATTAACATACTTACAACTGGATTCCAGTATGAGTTAGATAGTCCTCCAGTAATTACAATTGCTGCCCCTGTTGGTGGTGGAGTAACAGCAACTGCAGAACCAGTGCTATCTCCAATTTATTATTTGATTGATTCTGCAACTCTTCCATCATCTGGAATCACAACAGTCTCTCTGGTACAGAATCTAAATAATGATGTTGGAGCAGGATTAACTGCATATTTTGCTAGACAAAGTTTGCAAATCGCTTCTTCACATTCTTTTGAGTATATTGGTGCTGGAAATGCAATTGAAACTGCAAGACCTTCTAAGGGTGGAGTGACAGTTCAAGAAAATGAAGTTGTAAAGATTGATGGTGGTGAGGTCATTTATACGAGCACTGACCAAGATGGTAACTTCAGAATTGGTGATGGTGTTATAATCGACCAAACTACAGGAACAATTTCTGGAGCAATTTATGTTAAGAGTTTGTTCAGTCAGGTTACCCCATTCATTCTAGCTCTAGGAGGAGATTAATTAAATGGCAGCAGCATCGGCAGCAGTAAATACTTTTCAGACGGTAACACAAACCGTAGGAACTTCAAACGCAGTAGTTTATACTGCTCCTGTTGGATACACAGGAGTAGTTCTTTTGGCTCAATGCACAAATATGGGAGCTACGACTTATACAATGACATTAAATTTCCGCAGAGATGGATCTGACACTCCTTTAATTAAGGATATTCCTATTGCACCTAATGACACTGTTAATCTACTTGCAGGAAAATTAGTATTAGAAACTGGAGACTCTCTGGTTACCTCTGGTAGTAATGCAACGAATTTGAAATTTTTAACTAGTATTCTAGAAACTTCTAACCTCTAATTCGTAGAATAAAATGGCAGGTCCAATAAGATATCTCAGCGGTAGAAACGAACTTGTACGCATTGGTATTCCTGATTATACCGAAAGTAGATCAGTATTACAAATAACTGGTAGAGTCGGTATTGGCACAACCAATGCAACTAGTGACTTGTATGTTAAAGGTGGTGCAGAAATCACTGGTATTGTTACCGCTAGTTCTTTTGTTGGATCTTTTGAGGGTGAAGCAACAACTGCTGGATATGCAAAGACAGCAGGTGTCTCTACATATGCTTCTTCTGCTGGAATTGCAACTTATACTCCTACCGCAGGATTCTCAACGTATTCTGGTCAAGCAGGTTTCTCCACTTATTCTGAAGTTTCTGGAATCGCTACATTTTCTGATTATGCGACTTCTGCTGGTGTAGCAACTTATGCCGCTTCTGCTGGCGTAGCAACTTATGCACCAAAGGCTGGATTCTCTACATATTCTGGTCAAGCTGGGTTTTCAACCTACGCACAAATTTCTGGAATCTCTACGTTTTCTGGTTATGCCACAAATGCAGGTGTGGCAACCTATGCTTTTGTAGCTGGTGTATCTACATATTCGGGCCAAGCAGGATTCTCAACGTATTCTGAAGTTGCTGGCATTGCAACATACGCTGAGGTTGCTGGTATTGCAACTTATGCTCCCCTATCTGGAATTTCAACTTCTGTTATTGGTGGAATTGCAGATCTGACAAGACTGTCAGTAAGTGGAGTATCCACTCTAGGTGGTGGTCTTACTGTAAGTAAGGCACTAGATGCACAGAATATTTTTGTATCTGGTCTAAGCACATTCTCTGGCAACGTATCATTTGGTGCCTCTGCATACTTTGGTGATAATGATAGATTGTATTTTGGAAACACTCCATCTTTGGATATTTATCATTCATCTGGTCAATCCTACATTAGGGATATTGGTGCTGGTAATTTAAGATTGGAAACTAATGGTGCTGCAGTTGTTATTGCAACCACTGAGGGTGAAACTATGGGTTCATTCATAAGGAATGGATCAGTAGAACTCTATTACGATAATTCCAAAAAGTTAGAAACTGTTGCAACTGGTTCGACTGTTTATGGAACTCAGTTTGCCAATCAACTTTCAATTACTGGTGTTTCAACATTTGCTGATAATCTTGATATTGGTGATAACGAACTAAGATTTGACTATGGGGTAGCAACTCCTACTGGGTCAATCATTAGAACTTCTGTAGTATCAAAGGATGTTGATATTTTCAGAGTCAATGGTCTTGCTAATGGTATAAGTGGAAATAGTGCAGACTATGGATTTAATATTAAGTATTTTGGAACAAGAGGTGGTAACAATAAGTCTTTATCTATTTTATCTGATAACCAAACTGGGGCTCAAGTAGAAGCAATTTCAATTCTTCAGGATGGAAAAGTTGGTATTGGCACAAGCCTTGCAACTACAGAACTTGATGTTTATGGAGAAGTAAGAACTCAAGATCTTACTGTTCTTTCTAATGCAACTTTTGCTGGAGTAAGTATTTCTGATGCCCTTGGAGGATCTCTTAATGTAACTGGTATTGCCACATTCGGAACAGACATCTATGTCGGTCAATACATTTATCGCTATCAAGATATTTCTGATGATACTTTTATTAGATTAACGGAAGATAGAATCAGAATCAATGCTGGTGGAGTTCAATTAGTTGATATTTTTGAAGGAGCACAAGATTATGTAAAACTTGGAGATGGATCTGATGTTGATATCAACTTAAATGATGATGTATTCGTTGAAGGTTTGACTGGTTATGTTGGTATTAATACAACATTACCATCTAGACATTTAGATGTTGCTGGTGCAATCAGACTTCAGGGAGCACTTTACGATAAGAATAATCAAGCTGGAACAAGTGGTCAGGTTCTTATCTCAACTGCAGATGGCATTGATTGGGTAGATGGTGCTCCTGCAAATGCAATCACAGGTATTACAATTCAAGATGAAGGTGTTCAGGTAGGAACTCTTGGAGCTGTAACGATTGTCAATTTCGTTGGTAGTGGAATTACTGCCAGCTCTTCTGGAAATATTTCAACAATCACTGTTCAGGCAACCACTGCTGCAGGTAGTAACCAGCAAGTCCAATATAATGATAACGGAATTTTTGCTGGTGCTGCAACTCTTGTTTATGATTCTGCAGCAAATCGTGTTGGTGTTGGAACCAATGTGATGAACAGAACCCTCACCGTAAATGGTGAGGCTGGAATTTCAAGTAATGTTTATGGTTATCGTTTCTTTGCAACTGAGACCATTCCAAGTGCAACCAATGAACTTGTAACGAAGAACTATCTGGACAACTTCCAGTCTGCGATTACAATTCAGAAGTCTGTGTCTGTTGCAACGACTTCAAATCTTTCTTCATATTATGATAATGGTTTTGCTGGAGTTGGAGCAAAGCTGTGGGGTGTTGGGATTGGAACACTTATAGTTGATGGTGTTACATCTATATTTGATGAAAGAATTCTTGTTAAAGATCAAACGAATTTATTTGAAAATGGTATTTACAACATCACAAGAGCTGGTAGTGGATCTACTTCTTGGGAATTAGTCAGAGATGCAAATTATGATGAAGATGCTGAAATTGCTCCTGGTGACTTTACATTCATTGGTGATGGTGTAATTAATGGCGGCACTGGTTGGGTTCATATCACAAGGGGTAATGTCGGTGTTGGTACATCGGCATTAGAATGGACACAATTCACAGCTCCAACTCAAACTCTTGCTGGTGCTGGTCTTTATAATAGTCTTGTCACTGAACTGGCTGTCGGTACAGCAAGTACATCAAGAATTGTTGTTAATGCTGACGATATTGATTTAGCAACTGTTGCAACTTCTAAGTCTTCACTAACAAGCGGTGATACTTCTTTTGTTACTCAAATTAATGTTGATTCTTATGGAAGAGTAACTGGCGTTATTACAAGCAATACTCATACATTTGCAACTGATACTACAAAAGGTATTGCTGCATTTGATGCAACTAATTTAACGGTTTCTTCGGGAATTGTATCTGTTGCTCAAACTCCAAAACTCACTGGAGTAAATGTCAGTGGAATCAGCACTCTTGGAATTACAACAACTACAGTATTACATGCTTCACAGTTTAGTTCTGCTGGATTAATTACTGCCTTTAGTGGAGTTGCATTTAAGGGACCACTTTATGATACTGTTAATCAAGTTGGAACAACGACTTCAGTTCTTACCTCTACAGGAGTTGGAGTAACCTGGTCGCTGATTGAAGAAGTTGCTCTCCAAGGTCGCCAGGGTGTTCAAGGTGTCCAAGGCACTCAAGGTGTTCAGGGTGTTCAAGGCGTTCAAGGTCAGCAGGGTCTTCAAGGTCGTCAGGGTGTCCAAGGCACTCAAGGAACCCAAGGTACTCAGGGTGTTCAAGGTATTCAGGGTGAGCAAGGTACTCAAGGTGTTCAAGGTATTCAGGGTGAGCAAGGAACTCAGGGTATTACTGGCGCTCAAGGTGTTCAGGGCGTTCAAGGCACTCAAGGTCGTCAAGGTATCCAAGGTGTTCAAGGTACTCAAGGTACTCAAGGTACTCAAGGCATCCAAGGCGTTCAGGGTGAGCAAGGTACTCAGGGTATTCAGGGTACTCAAGGTATTCAAGGAACTCAGGGTCGTCAGGGAATCCAGGGTGTTCAAGGAACTCAAGGTGAGCAGGGTCTTCAAGGCGAACAAGGAACTCAAGGTCTTCAGGGTCGCCAAGGTATTCAGGGTCGCCAAGGTATTCAGGGTGATGTAGGTACTCAAGGAACTGATGGTGCTCAAGGTGTTCAGGGTCGTCAAGGTGTTCAGGGTGTTCAAGGTCGCCAAGGTACTCAAGGAACAGTAGGAGACCAAGGAACTCAAGGCATTCAGGGTGAGCAGGGAGTACAGGGGACACAAGGTATTCAAGGATATCAAGGTATCCAAGGTATTTCTGGAAACAAGGGTGGTGTTAATTATCAATTTAGTACAACTACAACAAATTCTGACCCAGGCACTGGATTCATCAGGTATAACAGCGGAACAATTGGATCAGTAAATGCAATTTATATTGATAACCAAGATTATTATTCAAACTTACAAACTGGTTGGTATGGAATCTGGGATGATTCAACAAGTACTGTCAAGGGATACTTAGTAATTACATCAGCTTCTCCAACTGGAACAATAGTTAATGTATGGCAAATTGATTCAGTAACTAATAGTACTGGTTACTATACTATTGGTGTTACCTTTATTTCTGGAACTTTACCTTCTAACAATGAACTACTTTCTGTAGAATTTAGTAGAACAGGTGATCTTGGTCAGCAAGGAATTCAAGGTGTCCAAGGCACACAAGGTCGTCAAGGTATTCAGGGTATTCAAGGTAATTTTGGAGAACAAGGTGTTCAGGGAACTCAGGGGACACAAGGTGAGCAAGGTATCCAGGGTGTTCAAGGAAGACAGGGGGCTCAAGGAATCCAAGGTGAGCAAGGCACTCAAGGTCGTCAAGGTATTCAAGGTGTTCAAGGTGTTCAGGGTCTATTAGGTACTCAAGGTACAGTAGGTCAGCAGGGAACACAAGGAACCACTGGTGGTCAGGGTATTCAGGGCATCCAAGGAACGACTGGTCAGCAGGGTGCTCAAGGTATTAAAGGTGAGCAAGGTGTTCAGGGAATTACAGGTGCCCAAGGAACCACAGGAGCTCAAGGTATTCAAGGATTCCAAGGTGTAACAGGTTCTCAAGGAACAGTTGGAACTCAGGGTACAGTTGGTGGTCAGGGTATTCAAGGAACTCAAGGTGTTCAAGGTGTTCAAGGTGATCAAGGTATTCAGGGTCGCCAGGGTCTTCAGGGTATCACTGGAGATACTGGAGCTCAGGGTGTTCAAGGTCGCCAAGGTACTCAGGGAACTGATGGTTCTCAAGGATTCCAAGGTGTTCAAGGTCGTCAAGGCACACAAGGAACTACTGGTGAGCAGGGTGTTCAAGGTGTTCAGGGAACACTTGGAAATCAAGGTGTTCAGGGTATTCAAGGCGTCTTAGGTGCTCAAGGAACTGCTGGTGCAAATGGCACCCAAGGTTCTCAAGGATTACAAGGCAGACAGGGTATTGATGGTGCAACTGGTGCTCAGGGTGTTCAAGGTCGTCAAGGAATCCAGGGAGTTCAAGGAACTCAGGGTATTCAGGGACAGACTGGAACTCAAGGTACTCAGGGTATTCAGGGACAGACTGGAACTCAAGGTACTCAGGGTATTCAGGGTATTTCTGGAACTTTGGGAACTCAGGGTGCTCAAGGTATTCAGGGTAGGCAAGGTATTCAAGGCACAACTGGAACACAAGGAACCACTGGTTCTCAAGGAACGCAAGGAACCACTGGTTCTCAAGGAGTACAAGGTATTACTGGAACTCGTGGTGGTTCCGATTGGACTCCTGTTCTTGTTAATGTAACTCAATCTACTACAGACTCTTCAACATTCACAAAGACTGGTGGCACAAACGCTTCTTGGGATTCCTCAGTCTATTCTGTTCAGGGATATGTTCTTGGTGTCTATGCAACCGCAAGAATATCTTCAACAACTGGTTTTGCAATGTTTGGTCTTAACTCAGACCCAACAACTGATACTAGTTTCTCATCGATTGATTATGCTTTCTACTTTGATAATGGAACAGTCTCAATTTATGAGGGTGGAACTTCTGTTTATTCGTCAGGAACATACACTGCTACGGATACTGCATACGTTCTTTATGATGGAACAACCGTTCGCTATTATCTGAATGGAACTCTACTGAGACAAGTTAATCGCTCTCCAGGAAGTGCTTTATTCCTTGATAGCTCAATTTATACTTCAAACCTTGCATTCAATAATCTTGCCTTTGGACCTATGGGTTCGCAAGGTATTCAAGGTGTTCAGGGTACTCAGGGTATTACTGGTGCTCAAGGTATCCAAGGAATTACAGGTCCTCAAGGGACTCAAGGTATTCAGGGTCGGCAGGGAATTCAAGGTTTTCAGGGGACCACAGGACCTCAGGGTATTCAAGGTAATAATGGAACTCAAGGAACTCAGGGCACTCAAGGTCTAATTGGACCTTCGAATGCAATTCTATCGATAGATGATACTTCGACCACGACTCTATATCCTGTCATGGTCTCAACTCTTGGGTCTAATGCAACACCTAAGAGTAGATCAACTGCGACTGCATTTGCGTTTAATGCAAGCACTAATGTTTTGAGTGTTGCTAACATTGCTGCATCAAACCACTATGACTTCACTGGAACTTACAATATTAACTTAGGTTCTGGTGGCACTGAAGGTCGTGGTCTTGTCGCTGGTTATTCTGGTGGTTCTTATGGTGGTATTGGTTATAACGTAAGGCATACTACAACTAGTGGATCTTATATTGCTCCAGGAACCGATACCTCCTCATATTTACTATTCAACCAAGGATTTACATTCTATAATGCTGCTGCAGGATCTGCTGGTAGATCACTTTCTTACACAACACTTGGTTTATTAACTTCTTCTGGTAATTTTGGGCAACCTGTAGGTGGATCTTTCCATAGAGTCGCATATACTTCAGCGGATAATAGTTACTCTGGAACCTTCTGGTGGAATGGTATTGCTTTTGGAAATAATGGTGACAACTACCTTGTTGCTGGTAGAACAGCAGTTGGAGGTAGATTTAGATTCTATACAAACAACACAAGTGATATTACAAGCAATACAACTCCAGGGGGAACTCTTGCAGTTACCATGGATAATGCTGGTGATACTATTATTGAACAAAATATCCAACTCAAGAATAGACTTCGTGATGGAACAAACAGTGCAGGAACTTCAGGACAACTTCTATCCTCAACGGGAACGGGAACCGTTTGGGTAAATAATACGGGCACAAACGCCTATCATTATTTGGCTATAAATACTGATAAGAATGATGTTTCTGATTATGGAAACCTCAGATTGACTGCAATTACAGGTTCTGATACTTATGAAGCAAATGACACTAACCCACTTGTTCGTGATACAAGAGCACCAATCCTTGCCGATTTCTTTGCTCTTACAGCATCCATATCAATGTCCATCAGTTCGACTGGATACTTACAAGTAACGACAGCGGTATAATAATATGGCAATTACAACAAGTATTATTGGAAAAGTTAGGTATAATGTTAGAGGTGAATATAATACCTCATCATCATATACCGTAGATGATATCGTAACTTATGTTGGTTCCCAATATCTTTGTAAGACAGCAAACTCTAGTGGTTCTCAAGTTCCAGGAGTTGCTTCTTCAGCAATTTGGGAAAAACTTTCTGGTTTGACAAGAGAAAGGGGCGAATGGAATTCTGGAACGGCATATCAATTAAATGATATTGTAACTGTATATCCAGAATATGCATACAACTCTATATGGAAATACTATGATACCTATACTTATATTTGTAAGCAAGCAAATACAAACTATAACCCACTGACAAACGATGGTACTCAATGGGCATTATTATCTGAAGGTGGAATGTATCGAAAGAATGCATTCCTCGCGGGGATGAATGAGGGATATACTCCACCCTACAAGCCACTGTGGAATGCAAGAAGTCAGTCAGTTATTGGAACAATCAATACCGTTTTCTACAACACTGCAGGGTCTTTAATTAGAGAAACAAATACTGTTAATGGTAGAACAGGAAGTCCAAGCACTGCTATGTTAAGATTGACTGCTTCTGGTGGTGGTGGAAGTGGGTTTGTTGGTGTTGCCCATGTTAATGCTGCAACTCTAGCTGTTTTTCAATGTGATATTATTGATCCTGGAAGTGGTTATACTTCAACTCCAACCATCAGTGTAGATACAACTGTTACAGGATACACTGGTGTTTATGGTGGTGGTGCATTACCAACATTTGGTTGTAACGTCACGACTAACTCAACTGATGGTGCAACAGGAAGAACAGTTTTAGTTGGAATGGGTGATAGTATTGGACCTGCTAAGGCGTATGGAACGCACCAGTGTAGATACAATATGCGATATGTAAATCGCAGACATCAATTCGTAAATATTGGAGAAAGTGTTTATACATCTGGAGGCACTTCCACAGATGGTCAGAGTCCAACCGATAATATGTTGGCAATGGCTCAGTTTGTGAATCTTGATTATCTTGATGGTGTCTTACCAACTCCAGATGGTGAATATCCAAAAGTTATTCAAGTTGAAAGTGGTGGATATAATACATTAGTTCTTTTTAATAATGGCGAAGTTCATTATATGGGATATAATGGTAATGGAAATAGTGGAGGTAACTATACTAATAATTTCACGCAACAACCAGTAAGATGTGGATATTTCAATATTAATATTTCTGGAACCACTGCTTTGAGGGGTAAGAGAGCAATTCGTATTGCTGCTGCATCTGGTGGAGATAACAACGAATCCCATGCAATGTATGCACTGATTGAAAATCCCACTGACGGAAGTAGAGAAATCTGGTCATGGGGATACAATGGTTATGGTCAATTAGGTCTTAATGATACCACTAACAGACAGGTTCCAACTCAGATTACTTTTAGTGCTGGTGTTTATGGTAGAGTTGTTTCAATCTGGGCAACTGGTGGAAACTATGGACAACTGTATGTTCTAACTGATCTGGGCCACTTGTATGCATGTGGATACAATGGATATGGACAAATTGGAAATGGAAACACAACAAACCAATCAGTTCTCGTTCGTGTTGATGCCAATGATATTGGAACATTAACTGGAACCAACGGTAGGGTTAGAAAGTTCAGTATAAACGGTGGTGGTTCTCATGGAACTTGTGCTCTACTCAAAGGTAATGGCACAGTCTTTACTTGGGGATATAATGGTTATGGGGGTCTAGGGCACAACCATACCTTCAATACATATGTTCCTGTTCAGGTAAGAACAAGTGGGTACTCTGGTGCATCAAACCCTGTTAGCACATCAGGAAACAAAGGTACAGGACAAGGAACTGCATTTACTGACTGTATTGATGTTTGGCAACTAGGTGGAAACAGTCACATGTTCATGTACCTCACAAGGGGAAGTTCGATTATCAACAATACTTTATACTCTTGTGGTTATAATGGATATTATAATTTAAGTATTTCTCAAAACAGTACAACCAATCAATCAACACTTCAAAACGTTCAAATTAATAATGGAAGTAACGCAACAAATGTAATGTCTGTGACTTCTAATCAAGGTCATAGCAGTTCACACATTCAAGTTGCAATTTATCGTTATGACTCAACATTTGCTGCTAGAGCCAAGAACAATCTTGGTCAATGGTTCCATGGTGGATTTGATAATGGTGTATCTGGCAACTGTCAAAATGATTCTTATAATGCAAGAGGTGACCAAGATCCAAACAGAATTGATGCCAACTTTCGACTAAAAAATAATATGTATGAGCCTTATGCTGCATGGGGCAACTGGTTCTATGATGTATCTGGAACATCTGCTTCAAAGAATGGATTCTATGCAGACCTTAGAACTGGTCAAGTATTTGGGACACAAAATGGTAATACAGGTAATAATGGATATTGTGGAGGACTTGTATCACAAGGTGGTAGAGGCAATATAAATCACATTAGATATACACACATGTAAGGAGGTATAAATCATGGCCGTCGTAACACTAGGAAAAGTTAAATTTGTTCATAGAGGAGCATACGTTCCTGCTACAACTTATAGCAAAGGTGACATTGTAACCTTTGAAGATAGACTTTATATCTACAAAAATGATGTCCCCAAAGCACATGCTCCAATTGTACTTCCAACTTTAAATGGATCAATTGCTAGTTTGGGGATTCAAACAAGCATTGTTACTGTTACTTTTACAGGATTTAATCCTCAAACTCAAACAGCAGGAATTGTAACATCATATTATCCCGAGGCACCAAAAGGTCCATGGAATCAGTCTCCTAGAACAGGTTTAAGACTTTACTCAAAACACTTTGATACTTATGCTGGGATTACCTCAATTGGTACAGTTACCTCAACAACTGCTGTCCTATATCTAACGAGTGTTGGGCTCAATACTGCAGTTGTAACTAATGACCCAATTGTTCTTGGACCAAGAAGAATGATGGGTCAATATGAGATTGCAACCAATGAAGTTGATTGGGACTTATATTCTGATGGAACAGCTCATGTTGGAACATGGTCACAAAGAACCACATATTATCCTGGAGATATTGTTAAGAGAAGGAATTCATCTTACATTTGTGGTGTAGGACATTCAAACGTTGATCCCTTATTTGATCATCTTGGCGCATGGGAAGTATTTTCAAGAGGTGATGACTTAATGCCATCAGACCGTTGCCTTGGATTTGTCAATAACCAACCTTTTGGATGGAAAGGTCATCCATATATTCTTGGACCACAATGGGGAACGGTTAATAGATGGAATGGAAATATTCCTTGGAATACATCTTTAGGAATCGGATCAACTTCAGTCCATGCCTGGAGATGGAATCCAGGATGGAATAAAGGTCATATGTCATATAGAAACTCTGAGCAGTTTATTAATGGCGAGGGCGTCATTATGGCTGAGAGTGGAACTAGTAATGCTTATATGCATAGTGATGGTGGTGCTCACATCGAGGCTCAAGAAAATGATGTACCATATCACATTGATTTTAACAGTGGTGAATGGGCAAACTTTGGAAATAACCCATTCCATATGACGAGAAGAACACCTAGAATTATCCAATCTATGCAAGCTTGGAATGATAATAGGTGGCACCTAACTTCTGATGGCGGAGTTCATGTTTCAGGTCAGTCAAACCATGGTCGTGACGGTTACTCCAACGATGATGGTCAGGCAACTCAAGCTGCATTTACAATTCCTAGAAAAGCATTCAAGAATCGTTCAATCGTAAAACTTGTAACTGGTGGACATCAATCTAGAGACGGTGATGCCCATTGTATTGCTCTTGATGAATATGGTGAGATTCACTGCTGGGGTAGAAACGATACAGGTCAGTGTGGTATTTCTTCTGACTCTGGAACCACTTCTGGTAGTGGTAATTCTCCAGACATTTATTATTTTGAAGATAATGGTATGGGTGTGAACAACCGTGCCTGGTTGATTCATACAATGAATAAAGATTTCTTCTTCGGTGGAAATAGAATCGTAGATATTTGGGCTGGACATAGAACTTCATACGCACTTGATGAAGCAGGAAACCTTTGGTCTTGGGGATACAATCATCAAGGTCAATTGATGTATCCAACAAACAGTGGATTCAGGGATTCTGACCGCTCATATACTCCTCTCAAAGTTCCCGTCAATTGGAACACTTATGGTGGTATTCAAAAACTTGTTGTTGCTTCTTCAGAAAATCTTTATACCATCGCACTTCTTGATGGTCAAGGATACGTTTGGACATGTGGATACAATGGATATGGTCAATTGGGTGATGGCACTACAACGAATAACAGTAACTCTTCAACAATTACAAGAAGAACATCATGGACTGGTGCTGCACAAATTGTAAATGTATGGGTAGATATTGATGATGGTGGATATGGGCATATTTGGTATAGAACTCAGAATGGAAATACTTATGGTGTTGGTTATGATGGTCATTACAATTTAACTACAGGTTCTGCACCATCTTCTAGAACATCTCCAAACATTATTCTTGGTCCAGGAAATACTTCAACACAAGCACTTACAAATATTGTTTGTATGTCTTCTGCTGGTAGATCGGGTGGCACGACACAACACTTCCTTGATCAAAAGGGTTATGTCTATGCAACAGGTTGGAATGGATATGGTGTTGGTGGAATTGGTAGAGATTCTACAATCGCAAACAATAATGCAAGGCACCAACAAAATGGACAATCACAATACGCTGTTGCAAGAAAAATCCATGCTCCATATTATATGGCAAATCCAATGACAGCATATGATTCTCATCCTTGGGGTGGGTCCGCTTGTATAGATATAAGTAGCACAGGAGATTATGAGGGAACTCTTGGAGTGAATCATAATGTTAGAAGTCAAACCTTATTTGATAATGGAGAAGTAATGCAAACAGGACGTAACTATGACTGGGGATTCGCTTCTTATCGTGGAACCGTTTATGGGACAGTTCCATCATTGAATTGGGCAGGTTAAGGAGGAAACAAAATGGCTATCAATACTGAAAGAAAAATTATATCCATTAATTCAGCATATGATGCAATGAACTGGCCCGATATTGGTCTTCCAAAGGAACCTCCTATTATTGGTATCAGAACCGATTATGTATGTTGTTATATTTTTGATGAGGGTGGTGAAAAGATTGGAGAAGAAATGCAAAAAACTGAAATTGAAGTCAGAGACCCAGATTTTCAGATTGAGCCTGAGGTTATTTTATTACTTAGATCTGGCAACATGATTGGAGTTGCTAATACAACAATCGTTGCACAAACATCTCCAAATACAGAACAAAGGAGTTATTATTCGATTCATCCAAACTATACAATGGATATTTTGAAAACCGCATTTTATATTCCAGATGTGGATGCGATTATGGATCCAGATAATCCAGAACAAGAAAGATATAGTGGTGATTTGGAAATACTTTCTAATACAACTGAAGAAGAATTATTTGATATAAGATTTGAAACTTCAGAGTCACTATCTGAATCTTTAGGTGATGATTATTGTCGTAGAATACTACAGCGTAATCCTAATATTAGGGATAAATACTTTGAAGACCCAGAATATCTAAACTACTTGGGTATATCAACAACTCCTTCCAGTGAAGAGCAAACTATTTTACAAATAACAAAAGTAGAAGATATACCACCACCATCTGATCCTAATGATATGATTAACTTTACTAGATGGTCTCCAACTTCATCTCCAGAATAACAATAATCTATGGAAAAGCTAACTAGTCTTGCTAATAATTTAACTCTAAATTACCGTGGAGAGTGGAGAGAAGGAGTTTCTTATACTAAAAATGATGTTATAAGAGTTAATGGTGCCGCTTATATTTGTAAAACCGATAAGTATGCTGAAAATAATTTATATGGTGAAAAATATAAACCAGAAAATGATACGCAGGGATGGGATAGATATTCCTCTGGTTATATGTGGACTGGTCAGTGGATGGAGAATGGAACTTACTATCCAGGAGATGTAGTAAATTATAATGGCGATCGTTATGTTTGTATGAAGCATGGTAGGATGATTCATCCTATCTACGAAAGAACATCAGCAACAACATATTGGCAAAGAATTAGTGCTAGTTCAAATCAGAATAAAGAAAATAGAATCCTACAATTTAATAATCGCAACCCTATGGGTTGGAATGATAGAAATATGGGGCATATTCCTGGAAGAATAGATAATGGTGCTTTATCTAACCAGGGATATTCGTTTATTAATGGTGAGTTTGAAGCAGTTCATATAGGTCGCCATAGTAGCTATGGATATGGTGGGTCTGAATATGGAGTTGGTGCGTCTCAACATAATCCAGCTGAATCAACATTCCAGTGGTGGGACCACTATGATAATTATAGAAACTCTAGTGTAACTCAGGGTACAACTTGGTCAAGACCAAGATGTATTCAAATCGTTGGTGATGACCAACACATGTATGGATTCTTATTTGATAATGGAGAAGTTTTCTGGGCTGGTTGGATGGGTTCAGGGGAGCATGGTGATGGTGGAACAACTAACAGATATTATTCGAGAAGAGTTGGTCGAACAAACAATACTGGTGGTGGTTTCGATTATAACCAACAAATTCAACAGTATCAGGCTTCTCAAGGGAGTAGAGGTCAGGGATTTTTAAGGGATATTCAGGCAATTAAGATTGGAACAAGTTCTTCGTCTAATGCTAACAACTCAAGTAGTGTTAATGGTGCTCTGGATATTGATGGTCGGCTATGGACTTGGGGATATAACGGATACTCTGGACTAGGTAGAAACTTTAGGTATAATAATAACTGGTTTAATAGCTATGTTCCAGCTAGAATTCCTCAGCAATATTTTGATAACCGAAAACTTTTAGATTTTTGGTTAGCTGGTGGTAACTATCAGTATGGGTTTGCTCAAGATGAAGATGGCAATCTATGGGGTTGGGGATGGAATGGTAATGACCAACTTGGTGTTGGTAATGACCAATACACTGGTGCTCCAAGAAAAGTTTTATATAATTGGGAAAAGCATGGCGGAATTAAAAAAATAGCAACTGCTGGATATAATACTTACTATACTACAGTTGTCCTTACAAATGATGGTGTTTTGCACATGGCTGGACTTCTTAATTGGATTGGTTCCAACCTTTATAGTTCTGGTTCATACGATGGGGATGAGCCAAATGGTGGAACAGGATTTTCTCCAATGCAAAAAGTTTGGTGGGATAGAGCTAGATCTCTTGAGGTGTCAGGATCTGGTCTTAGGAGCTTATGGAATATTACAGACTTATACAATGATGTTGAAGATTTTTGGCTAAGTAATGACCAGAATAATCCAAGATTGTTTATTAAACAGAGAAGTACGGGAATGATTTATGGTGTTGGTGTGCAATCTTACCATAGATTTACTTCACTTGATCAACTCCTGGCAGAAAACCAAAATACTGGTGATTTTCCATGGTCAAACACAAATCTTCAATACCCAGTTCCAGTTTATAGTGGTTCTAATGATGTTATTGATATTAGTAGAGTTGGTACTGGAAATGATGAATGGAGACTTGGATTATTCCTAACTTCTAACCAAAGATGTCTTACTATCGGTGGTAATACCACAACAGATCCAGGTAGAGCAAAGGGTGTCAGTTTTAGAAGTGGCCGTCAAACAATGGATAACCGAAACAAACTTCCATGGGAATTTGATGCTACTCAGTCCGCAGGCAACTTGCAAGCAAACTGGTTCTCAGCCATTGCATCAATACAAGGATCTCAGGGTGATGGATGGTGGGCAATTTGTCAGGATGATAGACTATTTTATGTTGGTAACCAAACTTGGCCTGCTTCATTCGATCCTGGAAGATACTCCACTCAATCGTCCGTACATTCTTATAACTTATCCAGGGTTGCAACCTGATACTTGTAAAACCCATATATATTTGGTATAATTGATAATAACCTTAGTTGAAGTGTATGCATTTTGCAAAAATTGCTTTAGATAATGGTGGTAGTATTCATCCTTTAATCATTCCTTCTTATCTTACAAATGGCACGGGATTAATGAATCCTTCCATTTACAATGATAATGGTAAGTTAATGGTAAATCTTCGCCATGTGAACTATACATTCTACCACTCTGAAAAGAAAACTTTTCAGCATCAGTGGGGTCCTTTGACTTATGTGCATCCTGAAAATGATATGCACCTAAGGACTACGAATTATTATTTGGAGTTGGATGATAGTTTAAAAATAACGAGAGTCAATAAGATTGATACTTCTGAGTTAGATAAAGAACCTCTTTGGGATTTTGTTGGTCTAGAAGATGCTAGACTTTTCCGTTGGGGAGGAGACTTGTATATTTCTGGTGTAAGAAGGGATACAACAACAAATGGTCAGGGAAGAATGGAACTGTCCAAGATTGTTGTTGGAGAAGATTATGTCAAAGAGGTTTCAAGAGTTCGTATTGAACCACCCAAAGATCCTAATTCTTATTGTGAAAAGAATTGGATGCCCATTCCCGATATGGATTGGCACTATGTAAAGTGGTCAAATCCTACCGAAGTTGTCAAGGTTAATCCTACTGCAGGGACTTCTGAGACTATTGCTCTCACTCAAATGGTGGATATCCCCAGAGATGTACGTGGTGGTTCTCATGTGCTTCCCCTTGGAGACAATTATTACTTCGCTCTTACACACGAAGTTGATTTGTTTAAGAGTGAAGTTGGTAGAAAGGATGGATTGTATCGTCACAGATTTCTTGTATGGGATAAAAATTGGCAGATACAAGGATTCTCTAAAGACTTTTCTTTCATGGATGCCCATGTTGAATTTTGTACGGGCATGTGCTACTATAAAGGTGACTTACTAATGACTTTTGGATTCCAAGATAATGCCGCTTATGTGCTGAGAGTTTCTCCTCAGGTTGTAGAAGATTTTATTGCTGGAAAGTACGATGAAGAGAACTGATATTATTCAATCCCTAATTGATAAAGTTAAAGCAAAAAAGTATCTTGAGATTGGTGTCTCTGCAGGAGAGAATTTCAGGGAAATCAAATGCGATTATAAGGTTGGTGTCGATCCTGAACTGACTTCTCCAGCTACAATTTTTGCAACTTCAGATGATTTCTTTGAAAAAAATACTGAGAACTTTGATGTAATTTTTATCGATGGATTGCATCATGCTGACCAAGTATATCGTGACATAATAAATTCACTAAAGATTTTGAATCCTGGTGGATACATTGTCTGCCACGATATGAACCCAGAACTGGAAGAGCATCAGGTTATTCCCTTCCGTGGTGGGATTTGGAACGGAGATTGTTGGAAAGCATTTGTAACTCTGAGACAAGAAAGAGATGATCTTTCTATGTGCGTTGTGGATGCTGATTATGGATGTGGAGTCATTCAAGTTGGCAAACAAGAAAAGTTAGTTTTTGATAATGCATTTCAGAAATTAGACTTTGCTAATTTTTCTAGAAATAGAAAGAAGTGGTTGAATTTAATTACTCCTGACCAGTTTGCATCGAAAGTATTAATGAAAAACACAGAAAACGATATTGTTGATGAGTCATATCTAATCAATCTTCTGGAAACTTATATTCAAAATCCAGATGATCCTGAGATTAACTATGAGTTGGCTATTTTCTATGATGAAATTGGGCAGACTGCTGCTGCAATGTCATATTATCTGAGAACTACTGAAAGGTCTGATGATAAACTACTTCAGTATGAGTGCCTTATTCGTGCTTCGATGTGTTATGACAAACAAGGAACTCGTAAATTTACTGTTAAGGGTTTGATTCAGAATGCAATCACAGTTATCCCATCTCGCCCTGAAGGTCATTTTCTTCTTGCGAGATACTATGAACGCTCTGATCAGGATGGAAGTTGGAAAGATTGTTATCTAACTGCTTGTGTTGCTGAAGAGTTTTGTGATAGGAATCCACCACCACTACGCACTAAGGTAGATTATCCAGGATTTTATGGAATTCTATTTGAGAAAGCCATATCATCTTGGTGGTGTGGTCTATGTGATGAGTCTCGTGATATGTTGCAGGACTTGCTTGACAACTATGAACTTGATGAAGTGCATCGCCAAGCAGTTATTTCTAATCTTGAAAAACTCACTGGTGATAAATCATCTGGATTACCAAAGTTGAATTGGTATTCTAAAAAGAATCATGGTAAATTAAGATTTAAGTTTAAAGGTTCTAAAGAGGTTGAAAAGAACTATGCAGAATCTTATCAGGATATGTTTGTTCTTTCCATGCTCAATGGTAAGAAGAATGGAACATACCTTGAAATTGGAGCAGGCAATGCTTTCTATGGAAACAATACTGCATTATTAGAAACAAAATATGGATGGAACGGTGTTGCCCTTGATATTGATGAAAACTTTGTTAATGCCCATAATCAGGAGAGAAAGCATACATGCTTACTCAAAGATGCCCTCAAAGTCAATTACGAGCGGTTCCTGAATGGGTTAGACATGCCAACCGATATCGACTACCTACAACTTGATTGCGACCCTCCTGAGGTCACCTACAAGATACTCCTGACGATGCCTTTTGAGACTCATCGCTTTGCTGTCATTACTTATGAGCATGACTACTATTGTGATGAGACAAAATCTTTCAGAGATAAGTCTCGAAAGTACCTTGAGTCTTTTGGTTATAAATTAGTTGTAGATAATATTTCACCCGATGATAATAGACCTTATGAAGACTGGTGGGTGCATCCAGAATTGGTTGATGAAAAAATCATTCAGAAAATGATTTGCGTTGATGGTGAAACTAAAAAAGCTGAAAAGTACATGTTAAATTCTCTGTAATCTTATGTCTATACCTGTAATTGGAGTACCTGTTGTTAATAGTACATTCTGGGTTAGTCGTTTACTCATGAGCATCGACTATCCTGTCGATGAAGTATTCATTGTTAATAATAATGGTCGAGGAGAACTTGATGAAGACTTGGATAAACTGGCAAGTATCAAGCATAAGTATGTGAAAAAAGTTAAGGTTGCCCACCTTCCTGGCAATCTTGGAGTTGCTGGATCTTGGAACTTGATTATCAAGTGTTATCTGATGTCCCCCTACTGGATTATCTGCAATGATGACGTATCCTTTGGTCCAGGATTCTTAGAAGAGATGGTGAATACTGTCAATTCTGATGAAATGATCGGAATGGTTCATGGTAACAAAGGTGACTATGGTGTTGGTAGTTGGGATTTATTCCTGATTAGAGAAAATATCATTAGGGCATTTGGTCTTTTTGATGAAAATCTATATCCTGCCTATTGTGAAGATGCTGATATGATTATGCGTTTCATGCATCGACCAATTCGTAAAGTTATGGAATTGAATAGTATGTACTATCATGGGTTTGGTGAGAAGCAAGAGTATTACACCCATGGAAGTCAAACTAAAAAGAATGATCCATCTCTGAAAGAAAAACTTGAAGCATCTAATGCAATGAATATTGATTACCTTACTGAAAAGTGGGGTAAAGATTGGAGGATTTGTGGTCCAACTGAATTGCCATTTGAGGGTAAAGAACAATTTATTTCTGCAACAACATTTGATTTGGATTTTGTTCGTAGTAAGCACCTAGGATTCTAATATGAATCAACTATTAAGTGTTAATCCTGAATATAGAAAATCTCAGAGAGTAATCATTGTTGATAATTTCTATAGAGATCCAGATGCTGTAAGAAAATTTGCTCTAGAGCAAGATTTCTTTGATGATGCTGGATACATTGGCAGGAGAACTCGTAAGCAATTTTTCATTCCTGGAACAAAAGAAGCATTTGAAGATCTTCTTGGACAACCAATTATCAAGTGGGAAGACCATGGAATGAATGGTCGCTTTCAGCATAATTGGTCTGGGGAAAAACTTGTTTATCACTGCGATGACCAGACTTGGGCTGGTATGGTTTATCTAACACCCGATGCTCCACCACAATGTGGAACTACCATGTGGAGGCATAAAGAAACTAAGATTCACCATAATTCTCAAATTGATTGGGCAGCAGGTCAAGGTCTTAAAGTCTTTAATCAAAGAACATTTCTTGATAGAACTCCATATGAACCAGTAGATGTTGCAGGAAATGTCTATAACAGATTAGTTCTTTTTAGTGGTGGAAATATTCACTCAGCATCTGAATATTTTGGAGACTGCCTTCAAAACTGCCGCTTGTGGCACATGTTCTTTTTTGATTAAATACTTATACAAAAATTATAAAGAAATATGAACTTTACAATCTATTCAAAACCAGGTTGTCCATATTGTGACAAAATTAAAAGCGTAATGAAGTTGACAAAGATGACACATGTGGTGTATACTCTTGACAAGGACTTTACCGCAGAGGAATTTTACTCCGAGTTTGGTGAGGGGAGTACATTTCCCCAAATTGTTGTTGATGATAAAAAATTAGGAGGATGTACTGATACAGTTAAGTTTTTACAAGAGCAAAAAATTGTTTGATGGCGGACATAAATAAAGACATCCACATTAATCGTGGAGTTGAATTTATTCTTAATGGAGGAAAAAGAAAGCAACCCAAAGATTTTCATATTATATTCGAGAAGTTGGTTTGCTTTCTGAGACGGGAAGTAACCATCTACTTTGAGTTTTCCATTAAAGTAAGGAAAAAGTAGTAGTTCCCGAGGGAGAAAAACTATGTTAGCAACTAGTTTAGTTTTCGGTTCTTTTTTAACCGTATTATTTTTTATAGTTGGAATAATGGGAGGATGGGTTGCAAGAGAATATATGATGAACTATCGGGAAATTCCACGACCTCACCCCGAAATGTTTGATGGACAAGGAAATCTAATTCCAGATGAGGTGATTGCATTTAACTTTGAGAACTATCATGACTACGAAGACAACGGCGACGAAGAAGACTGAATCAAAATTTACGGTTAAGAAGGAATCTCCTATTCCCGATCTTCCTTCAAATCCATTTATTTTTGAGATTTTAAGTCTTGCATGTAAGCAAAAAAGTACAGCAAAAAAGGTAGAAGTACTTCAAAAGTATTCTCATCCTGCTCTGAAGACTCTTTTTATTTGGAACTTTGATGAGACGGTTGTTTCTATTCTTCCCCCAGGAGATGTACCTTATGCAGGTACTGATGAACAAACTTCATTCAGCGGAACTCTGTCTGGAAAGATTACAGATGCTGTTTCTAAGATGGGTGAGTTGGGAAGTAGTTCTTTAGGTTCTCAGGACCAGGGACGCTCATCAATTCGTAAGGAATATAATAAGTTTTATAATTTTGTAAAGGGTGGTAACGATGGATTGAGTTCTCTTCGTAGAGAAACAATGTTTATTAACATTCTTCAAGGTCTTCATCCTCTTGAAGCAGAAATTGTTATTCTTACTAAGGATAAAAAACTGACAGACAAATACAAACTCACCAGGGAAGTAGTTTCACAAGCTTATCCTGATATTAAGTGGGGAGGTCGTTCGTGAGTCAGGTTCGTGATGTAGTTGAAGAAACCCACAATACGGAAAAGCATATGGACTATTGGACACCAGCAGAAAAAGAAACCTGTAAGTCACGCTATGGTTGTGATATTTTAATTGAAAATGGTTCATATGCTGATGTCTGTACTAAAGAAGCACCGAATGATGCTTACATCGTAAAGTATATTGTTGATGAGGAAATTTGTTTTGATTTAACTAGAGGATCACGAATTCGTTTGTTTGATATGTACTGGGACAAGTTTCGTGAAAATCTAAAGAGTATTGACTTTGGGTATGGAAGAATCAATCCAAAGTTATGGGGTTATCAAGCACCCAAAACCAAAAAGCGAAAGTGATTTTCTTTTTGGGGTAAAAAATTTCCGCCAAAATTTTTCTTGCGCGAAGGTTTTCATAAATCTTCACGCCTTTTAGTATAATAGAGATACATTTTTGTATCTATTGTTACTATTTCAAAATAAAACTTGACTATATAGTGTGAATAGGGGTATAATAATCCCCTAACGTTCATCCTATGACTAAAGCACTTTTGCTTTTAGCATGGGTTCCACTTCTTTCTATTTCTACGCCTCAACTTGCCAAATCTAATCAAGTGACTATAAGTTGCGACGCAGCGTGGGAACTAATGGACATCGTTAAAAACGACGATGTAGTAGACCAAAGAAAAGAAGACCGATTGCTATCAGAACTCCGAAAGGACGTTATAAGACTTAAGTGCTAAACTGAATAGGACGGAAGTAAGCCGACTCGGAACGGATCGTTCATCTATGGAAACAATTCTCTGGACTTGCATTGAGGCTCAAAGACTTATTAGTAATGTAAAACTAAAAATGGATGAGCCTGCAAGATCTGAACTTATTCAGATCTTTAAAGAAGGATCTCCAAGAACTTGTAAATTCATAGACGCAAAAGCCGACTGAAGGAACGCTCTTTAGCCTCAAAATTAAGGAGAAAACCTAATGTCTAAAGTCGTATATCGTGGTGTCGAATATGATACCGCAGAACGTCCAAATCAAACGTTTAAAATTGAACCCCACGTAGAAATTTATCGTGGTACTATGTTTTACGTTGATGAAAATGGAAACAAACTCTCTATGTCTAAAACTAAGGGAGGTGCAAAATGAACACTTACTTCGTTCGCTATCTCAAACTCAAAGCAAAAAAGGAAAAACTCCTTCATAACGCACAACTGAATATGGCGAAGCAACCACAAGTTGCTTGAAGTAAAGGAGGGTTGATTCCCTCCTTTTTTTATGTTAAAATATTGAAAGAGAATAGTATCTTATGGATAAAGACAAACTAAAACTTATTGTCCGTAATCTAGAACTCTTGGTTGATTCTCTGAAAGCAGAAGTTTATTCTGATGTATCTGCATATTCTTATACAAATCCAGAAGTCAGAAAAAGACCAATGTTAGATTACGACGAAATTTTTGAGGATTCTGATTTAGATGACTAATAGGGCAAGAAAAATGATGAAATTGCTCCGTAGATTGATTAAACAAGAGCATTTATATTCTGCTGAGCAATTGATTGAAATGAAATCACAATTAAGGATTCTGGAAGAAGAACTTTCAGAACTCGAAGCAAAAACATCAAAAGGATTTGGAAAGAAATGACAGTAAAACTCATTAGCGTGACCCCAGATGCAGAAAAAACAATGGCATATGTTGCTAGAGTTAGCAACCCTGCGAATCAAGACAACGAAAACTATGCCAAGTTGCTTGCTTATTGCATTAAGCATAATCATTGGTCTGTTTTTGAGCAGTCTTTTATGACTCTTGAGATCGAAACAAATCGTGGTATCGCAGCTCAAATTTTGAGGCACCGTTCTTTCACATATCAAGAATTTTCGCAGCGTTATGCAGATTCTTCTTTGTTGAGCGATTATATTCCTGTACCTGAACTTCGTCGTCAAGATACCAAGAATCGTCAGAACTCTATTGACGACATTTCTGAGTATGAGAAACTGACTCTACAGAGTAAGATTCAAGACCATTTTGCACACTCTATGCAACTCTATAAGGAACTTCTTGCTCATGGAGTAGCAAAGGAGTGTGCAAGGTTTGTACTGCCCTTAGCGACGCCTACACGCATTTATATGTCGGGATCATGCAGGTCATGGATTCATTATATCAATCTTCGTTCTGCAAATGGAACTCAGAAAGAACACATGGATATTGCTCTTGAGTGTAAGAAAATATTTACCGAACAATTTCCATCAGTCTCAGAAGCGTTAGAGTGGAATAAATAATTTTACTCTTAAATGTTCAAAGATGTCTGTCAAATATTCTTGGAAAATTCATGCATTGAATTATAATACTGCAGGATTATCTGGTGCAGTTAGTTCTGTAGAATGGATTTACACTGCTACAGAAAAAGTGAATGAAACTACTTTTACTGCTGATGAAAGAGGTACTCTAGAATTGCCTTCAGCTGCTGAAGATGATTTTACTGAGTATTCTGATTTAACTGAGGAACAAATTATTTCTTGGGTTGAGACTTTAATTGGGGAAGAAGAGATTGCGAATAAGCAATTCAGATTATCTTCTATAATTGATGCTCAAAAATCAGCATCAACAACCGAAAAGTATGATACTTTACCTTGGGAATCTCAAGAAGTTGTTGATGTGGAAACAGTAGAAGAGTAAAACTTTCATTCTAAATAAATTATCTTGATTTCGTAACTTTATGGCGACTTATCCTGTTATTAACAAAACCACTGGCGAACAGAAAGAAGTGGAAATGAGTATCCACGCCTGGGACCAGTGGAAAAAAGATAATCCAGATTGGGACAGAGATTGGTCTGACCCATCAACTTGTCCTGGCGCTGGAGAAGTTGGTGAGTGGAGGGACAAACTTATCAATCGCAATCCTGGATGGAATGATGTGCTTGCAAAAGCAGCAAAAGCTCCTGGTTCTACTGTAAAGAAACTCTAATGGCAAGAAGAAAAAGAGGCAATGACATCCAACCTATTGGTGTTGGTTTGACTGCAAAGCAAATGAAGAGGAGAAAGCCTCTAAGTTCTGATTACTTGGTCGATATTGAACCAATTACAGATAATCAGAAAAAGTTTTTTGATTCCTATCAAGATGAAAAGCATTTAGTTGCTTATGGATGTGCTGGAACTGGTAAAACTTTTATTACTCTTTATAATGCTTTAATGGATGTTCTTGATGAAAGAACCCCTTATGAAAAAGTTTATATCGTTCGTTCTCTTGTAGCAACTCGTGAGATTGGATTCCTTCCTGGATCTCATGAAGATAAAGCAGACATTTACCAGATTCCTTATAAGAATATGGTGAAGTATATGTTCCAGATGCCTTCTGATGCTGACTTTGAAATGCTCTATGGCAATTTGAAGTCACAAGAAACTATTAAGTTCTGGAGCACTTCATTCCTCCGTGGAACAACTCTTGATAATGCTATCGTCATTGTTGATGAATTCCAAAATCTAAACTTCCACGAACTCGATTCTATTATTACTCGTGTGGGTGAAAATACCAAAATTTGTTTCTGTGGTGATGCTACTCAATCAGACTTGCAAAAAACAAATGAACGTAATGGTATTGTAGATTTTATGAACATCTTGCGTAAAATGCCTTCTTTTGATATAATTGAATTTGGTGTAGAAGATATTGTTCGTTCTGGACTTGTTAAAGAATACATCATCGCAAAAATGGAAGCAGGTATGTAATGTTCAAACATGTTGATGTGACGCTCCCTGAACTTGAAAGGGAGACTATAGATGGTGTTCGTTATTATAAAGTTCCTGACGAAGAAGAACTTGTACGACTGGTCTCCATCACTTCGGTGACCAGTCATTTTAATAAAGAAATCTTTATTAAGTGGCGTAAAAAAGTTGGTGAAGAAGAAGCAGAGCGTGTCACAAAAGCGGCAACAAGTCGTGGAACTGATATGCACCTTCTTGTGGAACATCATCTCAAAAATGAAGAACTACCAGAAGTTCAACCAATCTCTGATTTTCTTTTTAAGATTGCAAAAACTGATTTAAATCGTATAAATAATATTTACGCCCTTGAAGGGTCCCTATATAGTAAGCAACTAGGCATTGCTGGGACAGTTGATTGTATTGCCGAATATGACGGCGAGTTAGCGATAATCGACTTTAAGACTTCTAAAAAACCAAAACCACGCGAGTGGATTGAACATTATTTTGTTCAGTGTATGGCATATGGTTGTATGCTCTACGAACTGACTGGTATTTCAGTCAAAAAACTTGTAATCATTATGGCTTGTGAAAATGGAGAATGCGTCGTCTATGAAGAACGAGACAAATCAAAATACATCAAACTTCTCACAGAATACATTAGAAAGTTTGTTAGAGATAAACTGGAACTCTATGGAACCAAATAAAGAATTAGAACAGGCAATAGAAAGTAAATTTTTAACCCCTTCCAAGTTTGCTCTTGAGATTGAGAAAATTGTTGCTGAAGAAAATCTGAATTATATTGATGCTATTTGTCACTATTGCGAAGTCAATAGTCTTGAGGTAGAATCAGTTACGAAACTCATTTCAAAACCTTTAAAAGAAAGACTCAAGTGGGATGCCACTCGTCTTAACTTTATGAAGAAAACATCAAGAGCAAGATTGCCTTTATGATCGTGACACCCTTTGAAACTTATCAACATTATTTGTCACTTAAAAATCATTTCACAAACCCAAAATACGATTTCTTTAAATATGGTGCGAAGACCCGTGCCAGTATGACATCCTTCAACAAACGCAAGGACAAATACTGGTTCGAGAAGACAAGTCGCAAATATTCTGATAAAGAAGTCGTAGATTTCTTAGTATCAAACTTTGTAGAAGCAGACAACCCGAGTAATTTATGGATTGGTTCTTTAATAAACGAAGGAGAAAGAACATATCAAGAATGGATGAGACGACAGCAGAGTTTGACTTACTTGTTCAAAGAGCAAAGCAACGAATTGTTCTCGGAAACAAAATTAGAGGATGCGTTGAATTGTTCCAAAGGACATCCACCCGTTCTAAAAAAATTCCTGAGCGGGAAGATTAGCCTTGAAACACTGGTCATATATGATAAAATATTCCTGTTCGGGAAGACGTTTGATGAAAAACTTTTGGACCCAGTGTGGGAGTGTGTTTCTCTTAAAATTAAAAAATATTCACCATTTCTTCAAATAGATATTTTTAACTATAAAAAAATTCTTAGAGAAATAATTTCATAGAGTGCGGGCAGCAAAGTCGGGTAGGGGTATTTGACTTGCGTAAGTCCCGCCTAAATAATATTACCCCTACTAAAAGAATATGTTAAATGTATCGAGTATTAATCTTGCTCTTAATATTGATGGTCCTGATTTTATAGAAGATATAAAGGACGAAAATTGGGAAAATTTTCCATCTAGAGAGGTTCAAAAAGAACAATCTAGAAAAAAGTGGAGAGATAAAAATCCAGATTATGAAAAGAAGAGATGGGCAAAAGGTTTGACTGAGGAGCAAGTTTTAGCTAGACGAGCTAGGGAGAAAAAGAGATATTGGGAAAATCAAAAAGATAGGGAAAACCGTAAGGAACGGGCAAGAGAAAGAAAAAGAGCATTAAAGAATAATTCATAAATATTGACGTATTCCAGTACAAGAAGATTTTAAGGGAAATCATAGATGAGTAACTTTTTTGACTCCGATATTATTCAAGATGAACTGAAAGAAATCAATAAGTTACAAGAGGAGATATACGGAAGTATTCTCACTTTTGGTATGATGCCCCGTGAGACCAAACTGGAACACATTGAAAAGTTAGAACTCTTGCTAGAAAAGCAGAGAGTGATGTATACTAGACTGTCTCTTTCAGATGATCCACAAGCGGTTGAGATGAAAGAGAACCTACGCAAATCAGTCGCATTGATGGGTTTTCCACCAGAGACTGATATGCAAGTACTGTTCAGTAGTATGAATAAGACCATTGAATCCCTCAAACAATTCATTGACAGGTGATTCAATCTTCGCTATAATATCCAAGTAAATCCCCCGAATCCAAACTATCCGAGGTAATCCAAATGTCTTTTGCTGACCTTAAGAAGCAATCTAAATTGGGCTCTCTGACCGCTAAACTGGTCAAAGAAGTTGAAAAAATGAATACTGGTAGCGGTTCTAGTGATGACCGCATCTGGAAACTGGATGTAGATAAGAGCGGCAATGGTTATGCCGTAATCCGTTTCCTCCCTGCTCCGAACGGTGAGGACCTTCCGTTCGTGAAACTCTACAGTCACGCATTCCAAGGTCCTGGTGGTTGGTATATTGAGAACTCTCTGACTACTCTGGGTCAGAAGGATCCAGTGTCTGAGTACAACTCTGAACTGTGGAACAATGGTACTGATGCTGGTAAGGAACTGGCACGTAAGCAGAAGCGCAAACTGACTTATGTGAGCAACATTTACGTTGTGAAAGATCCTGCCAACCCTGCGAACGAAGGTAAGGTCTTCCTGTTCAAGTTCGGTAAAAAGATCTTCGACAAACTGACTGCTGCGATGCAACCCGAGTTTGAAGATGAGGAAGCAATCGATCCGTTTGACTTCTGGCAAGGTGCCAACTTCAAACTGAAGGCGAAGAACGTTGCTGGTTATCGTAACTATGATTCTAGTGAGTTTGCTGCTGCTGCTCCTCTGCTGGACGATGATGATGCAATGGAAGCAGTGTGGAAGAAGCAGTATTCGCTTGCCGAACTCGTTGCTGCCGACCAATTCAAGACCTATGATGAACTGAAGAAGCGTCTTGACTATGTGCTTGGTTCCAAAGGTACTCCTCGTTATCAGGACCCCGAAGATCTTGATGAGGACAACACCCGTGGTTCGACCCGCGAACTAACTGAGGATCTTCGTACTGAACTCAACAATCTTCAACCCACCCGTCGTGCTGCTGCGGTTGAAGAAGATGAGGATGATGATGCTCTGTCCTACTTCGCCCGTCTTGCCGAAGACTGATACACTGGGGGCATATGCCCCCTTTTTTATGGTGACTTGATTCTAGTATTAGATGCCTTAATTAACTTAGAATCAATAAATTGAGATGATTCTGTATATGTCATAATCTTTCTAATATCAGTTAAGAAACTTGGTAAGTATTCTGATTTTAATACATAAATGTTTCTTTTTGCCTCATTCTTACGAACTTCATATTCATAATTATTAATTGCTACAACAACTTTAGATTGTTGTAAATTTTGAACTTTATTCGCTGGGTCTGGAATTGTAAAGTTAGCATCAACAACTTTTCCAGCAGGGAGAATTAATCTTCCATTAGGATCTCTGACTTCTATTGTTTCATAAAATTTAGTGTCATTGAGATTATCTCCATATTTTTCATAACTGTAATTGTACAAATCATAGTTTGAGAGTGGCCACTCATCTCTTACATTAACTATCCCAGCACTGATGAGTACAACCCAGTCAAATTCTGACTTTCCATATAGTGCCTCTGCAACTGTATCAGGTCTTGCACCATCAGAAATGGTATATTTGTTGAATATTGTAAAAACTTTCTGTAAGTCGTCTCTGATTTTTACTCTTCTAAAGATATTTTTTGCCCTTACATAATCTAATGAAGAGTTTCTATCCGAGAATGGTGATTGATATTCTAAATCTGGTAGTTCTCTAAAGTATGCCATCTTAGTATCCTACTCCATCTTTTCCTTCTTTTGTATCATAATCTTCAGCATAAATTGGTGTAAGTTCGCTCATATTAAGTGTTAATTGCATATGAACTGGTGTTGAATCACCATATGTTGCATAAGTTCCAGATCCTGTATAATTAACTGACATCCCAGTTAATGCCATTGGTTTGAACTGGTTCAAAAATGCATGTGGTTTTTGACCTGTCATGTAAGTTAATTGGAATACACTTGGAGACCCAATAAAGAATCCACCACCTGGTTGAGCCTGAGCACCTTTTCTTGCAGACATGTAGGATTTAAATATTCTTATTATATTTTTTACTTCATCCGATTCCTTTTTAGACCTTGGAACTAAGTCCCAACTAAATCCAAAAGATCTTTGAGCCACACTGTTAAATAAGAGTTGGCTATTTGGGTTTAATGTTGCACCAAGTGCTCTATTAATTAGTCCCTGGGCGTTAGCATTTCCTGTTATCGCTGCGGCTGCTTTAGCAGACATTGATGCCATAAATGCCTTTCCTCCTTCTGCAGATAGTGCTAAAGCAGATCCAGAACCAGCAAGATTTTTAGCCATGTCACCAAAAGCACCTGGAAGATTTCCCCCAGCAGATTGTCCCAAAAATTGATTGAATGCTCCAATCAAAGTAGCATCAAATGGATTTACGTTACTATTTGACCAGTCTGCATTATTGGTATCTCCAACACCTTCTGGAATAGGTAAAATAATTCGACTAAGTACTTTTTGCTTGTTTTTTGCTAGAGTTTGATCTGTTGTAACTAATGCTAAAGACTCGGCACCTTGTCTTTGTAATCCACCAGGAACAAAATCAATAACTTCTATTAATAAGTAGTCATCACCATCATCAATTCTATCAAATGGATATCTATATGCTGTCTTCTTATTGGATTTTTGAGCTTGCTGTTTATCTGGCTTAGCTGGGGCAGATGACCCAGCAGAAGAAGATGGTGGGTTACTTGTTGTTGAGCTTCGTTGGACTTCCCAGGGCTTAACTACCATTTATCTTTTTCTAACTATTTAGATCGTATTTTTCCAAAAGGTATCTTTCGTACATCAGTTATTTCTTCATCTAGAATATTATACACACCACCAATGATTTCTTTCCAGGTATATTGCCTTCCATCATTCCAGTGAAAATTAAATCCTTTGAATCCCCATTTTAAAACTTCAGTTACTGCAACCAAAGGATATTCATCATAAGTAATTCCAGATGTTTTTGGCGAATAAACAAAAGTATAGTATTTACCTACTTGTGGTGCAGTGCTTGACTCAGATAAAAGTCCCATGAGTTCCTGCATCAAATCATCAGGGTCTTCAGTGCCATTAATACTTTCTACAAGTGGCAAAACCCTATTTTTGACTGCTTTATTTTGTTGAAGTTTTTGTTGCTTCTCTTGTTTGTCTTTAAGAGTTTTTCTCGGCATTATTTAATACCTAACTCATCTTCTGTTATAATTTTAAAACTCCACCCACGGTCAGCACAGAATTCTTTTGCAGCAGCCCACTTTGATTGATTTTTTGCATACTCATATGCTTCACGGATGTATGTTTTAGTTTGTCTGCCTGGATTTTGTGGGGGAATAGTCTGTCTTTTGGGTTTTATTTCAATCAAATATTTTTTAATAACATTATTTGATTCTTTTACTTTAATATAAAAATCTGGAAAATATCTATGAATGCGGCGGTCAATTGGGGAACGATATGGAAGGGCAATTTCTTCACTTCCCCACTCTAAAATATTTTCATTGAGATCGCAGTATTTCATAAATTTTCTTTCCCAGAGGGAACGATAAATGATATTTGTTGGATCTCCTTTGTATTTTTCAGGATAAGATGGTTGATATTTTCCCTTATAAGACATCTAAATAACTAAAAGACTCATAATATAGGTATTTAGAGTGCCAGCACCTAGACCAAGAAAAATATCAGAATTTAAAAGAGTATTAACAAATCTAGCTCAAACCTCACATTATGAAGTCAAGTTTGGAGCACCACCAAAAGATGGTGCGTTATCATCTTATTTGGCTAACAGAGGTGTTGATTCTAGATTTATAAGCGGTGATGTTGGATTGTTATGTTACTCTGCAGAACTTCCATATGGAAGTTTGGCAACTGCAAATATTGCAGGAAACTACATGGGCATTCAAGAAAAGATTGCCCATAGTAGAATTTATGGGCAAGTTAATTTAGGGTTCTATATTGATAGTGATTATAAAGTATTGAAATTTCTAGAGCACTGGGCAGAATTTATTGCAAGCGGATCTCATAATCCAGTTGGAACAAATGCTGATGCTGTCAGTCAAGGAAGAAAGAATTATTTTATCAGAATGCAATACCCCGAATACTATAAGATGGAATCGACAAAAATCGTTAAGTTTGATAGAGACTATCGTAAAAATATTGAATACACATTTTTTGGAATGTTCCCCTCTAATGTTGGTAATATTAATGTTTCATATGATAGCTCTAGAACTTTGACTGCATCTGCAACTTTTGAATTCACTCGCTATGTTTGTGGGCCAATTTCTGCCATTGACCAAAAAAGAGGAGTTGATAATAATAAAACTGGAGAATCATCTTTACTGTATGCATCTGGTAAAGTCGCACCACTGAGTGCGGATGAAGCGAACGCTATTAGATTATCACAATCTTATCCAATTTATGGAGGAGAGGGTGCGGCAACTACTGGGAGTAGTATTGATTGGAATCAAAAACCTGACTTTGTTGCTGGAGAAATTGGACAATATCCACCAGGATTTGGTTCATAAATAAATTACTGACAATATTATAGGTTATTATGCCTTTACCAACAATTGCAACTCCGACTTATGAGTTGACATTACCATCTTCTAAAAAAACAATTAAATATAGACCATTTCTTGTTAAAGAAGAAAAAATTCTTATCATCGCAATGGAAAGTCAAGATGATAAGCAAATCACAAATGCAATTAAAACAGTTATCTCAAATTGCATTTTGACAAAAGGTGTAAAAGTAGAAGACCTGGCTACTTTTGATATTGAGTATCTGTTCCTTAACATCAGAGGAAAGTCAGTAGGTGAGACAGTAGATGTTCTAATCACCTGCCCTGATGATGAAGTTACTCAAGTTCCAGTGTCAATTAACTTGGACGAAATCCAAGTTCAAACCAATCCAAATCATACCAGAGATATTAAGTTAGATGATAATCTAACAATGAGGATGAGATATCCTTCATTGAGTCAGTTTATTAAAAACAACTTTAATATTACTGATGTAACGGTTGATGATACTTTTGAGTTGATTAGTGGATGTATTGAGCAAGTCTATTCTGAAGAAGAATCTTGGTCTGCTTCTGATTGTACTAAGAAAGAATTATTTGAATTTGTTGATCAATTGAGTTCGAAACAATTCAAAGAGATTGAGACTTTCTTTGAAACAATGCCCAAACTTTCTCATACAATCAAAATCAAAAATCCAGAAACAAAAGTTGAAAGTGAAGTTGTTTTGGAGGGTCTAACAAGTTTTTTCGCGTAGGGATGGCTCATGATTCCCTTGAGTCATACTACAAAACAAATTTTGCCCTCATACAGCATCATAAATATTCATTGACAGAGTTAGAAAATATGATACCTTGGGAGAGAGAAATTTATATCTCTCTTCTTCAGCAGTTTATAGAAGAAGAAAATCTTAAAAACGGCATAACGAATGGCTGATGCAATAACCATAGCACAAACAGGTGTAGATCCTAGAACAGGATCTTACCTGTCTGCTGAAGCCAGAAAAGCACTATTCCGTAGAGCAACTGTTTCCAGTTCTGTGTTTCGTGGTCGTGGTGGTGCTTTAGTTAGGCAAGATGGAAATGATTTAGCAAGCACTCAAAGTTTAGCAATTGTAAAGGCAAATCAATCTTCTCTTGGAACAATTTCAAAGCAGATTGAATTTGTTCGTGTAGAAGTTTTAAATTTAACCAATGGTGTTAGAGATATTGCTAGACTTCTCAGAGGAGAAACTATTGCTGAGCAAAAAAGAATTCAAACAGAACAAGATAATGAGCAAAAGATAGTTGATAGAGATATAAAAAGAGGTCGTGAAAACGAATTAGAAAAGAAAATACAAAATGCTCTTATCAGTCCAGTAAAAAAAGTTATTGAGCAGACTGAGGGTATATTTGATAGGATTAAGAGCGCAATATTCACTCTTCTTGGTGGGTGGTTCACACTTCAAGGAATAGAATTATTAAGGGCATACAAGGATAAAAATTTTAAAGTTTTTGATGAGATTAAGAATAGTATCCTCAAGAACTTACTTTATGCTGGTGCTGGTTTATTAGCGATTAATGTTGGATTTGCTGTTTTCCTAAGATTACTCAATGGTGTAGTTTTTAAAGTTGGTGGTTTAATTGCTAAACTGATTTTACTGCCATTCAGAGGTCTGGGTGCTTTAGGTAGAGGTGTTGCTGGATTATTCAGTAGAGGAGCACCTGCCGCTGCCAATGCCGCTGCCAGAGGTGCAAGACCTACTGTAACAGGTAGCACGAACTTAATGACTAAGTTCTTTAATTTTATGAAAGGTGGCGGTGCTGCAGCAGCTGGAGGTGGGAGAGTTGCTGGTGGTTTTACCCCTGGTCTTGGAACTGCTCTTGGTGCAGTCTCGACAGGTTATGATTTGAGTCAAGGAGATTTGCCAGGAGCAGCTCTTAGTGCGTTATCTATGTTTCCAGTAATCGGAGGATTTGCAGCCGCTGGAAGAGTTGGACTTGAATTATCTAGAATGGCAGGTGGGGGACAAGAACAAAAACAAACTCCAACTTCTTCAACTCCACAGCAACAATTAAAGCCAAATAAACCAAATATTCCACCACCAGGTTCAACTTCACAAACACCAGAAGCTCCAGCAGCAACACCTATGCTTCCAATGACTCCAGGGGTAAATGGAGATCTTAATATGAATGTTGGAACCGCTGCACCAGAAGTAACTCCAACAGAAGAAGAAAAAGGATACTTAGACTTATATAAAAATATACCAACAATGAGACCTTTACTTCCAGGAGAAACTGCTGAAGAAAGAGCTCTTTCTGTTACTCCAGTGTCTCCAGAAGCAAAAATATCACAAAAGCAAACAGAAAATGCACCATTAGGACCTTTAACTAAACCAGCTCCTCAGGTTATTTTGACACAACCAGAGATGAAGCAAAAACCACCAGCACCATCATTAAGAAAAGGAAATTCTTCTAACAATGTTCCCCATATATCTTCGAGTAATCCTAATAATTTTTACACTATGTACTCTCAATTAAGTTATAATGTGGTGATGTAAGATGGCAGTTTTAAGTTTATCTGCTGGAACTAGTTCAATCAATAAGATTTCTTCCACGTTTATAAACATGAGAAGAAGTCTTTCTAATACAAGAACAGTAATTAGTGATACTAAAAGAGTTATTTTAAATAGAACTAAGATAAAAAGTGAAGCAGTATTCAGAAGTAAAGGTCTCTTTCAAAAAAGACAGGATAATTTAAGAAAGAAAGAAGCAGAAGATCAACTTGAAGCATCAAGTCTAGGTTCTATCCTTTCTCCAGGATTTGCTACTGAGAAATCTATCCTCAACAGTGGTAAAGGATTTTTGGGAAGGATTTTATCTGCGATTGCATATTTGGGAGTGGGATGGTTACTAAGAAACTTACCAACTTGGATTGGAATGGCAAAAGAATTTGTTGCCAGAATTTATAAGGGAGTGGCAATTATTAAACAGTTTTTTATGGGTGCAATTGGATTTGTTGGTAATATGTTCAATCTTCTTGGTGCCGTTGCCCAAAACATTATGTCATTTGATTTCTTTGACACATCGAATAGAGTAAAAGATACATTTGGACAACTCAATCAAAATCTATCTGATATGTCATCATCAATCGATGACGCATTGAGATTGATGACAACATCTCTCAATGAAGGGATTGCAAGTGGTCAAAATGCACCACCATTGGGCACTCAGGGAGAATCTCAATTCTCAGAACGCGAATCTCAATTTCCAGGAGCTGGAGAAACATTATCCACTGAACAATTAGTTGCTGTTGCAAAACAAGCTGGATTTAGTCAACAAAATGCAGTTACTGCAGCAGCAGTTGCAAAAGCAGAGTCTGGTGGAAGATCTGGTGTAGTAAATGACAATCCAAGGACTCGTGACTTATCTTATGGTTTATGGCAAATTAATATGATTGGGTCCCTTGGCCCAGAAAGATTGAAAAAATTTGGAATAACATCCTATGAGCAATTAAAAGACCCTCTAACTAATGCAAGGGCAGCATTCATTCTGTCTGGTGGTTCTAATTTTAATCCTTGGAGTGTTTATAAGTCTGGAAAATATAGGTCATTTTTACCAGAAGCACAAAAAGCAGCAAATGTATCTCCAGCAGCATATGCATCTGGGCAGCAATCTGCAAATCTACAACAAGCACCTGCAGTATCAACTGGAACAATGAGTTTAATACCACAAGTTGGACCAGGGGGATTTATTCAGGGTGGATCTGGTAGAGGGGAGGCTAGTTATGCGACTCACTTCCACTTAGATTATAAAGGAGCAAATCCAACGGCAGAGCAACTTGCAAGTATTCGTGAAGTTGCTTTCCATGCAACAAAAGCAATGCTTGCAAGAGGTTCAACTGTATTTTATGGAAATATAAAACAATATGCATCTGGTAGTGATGATAATATCAGAAGATTAATTGCTGCAGAGCAGAGAGCCCATGGTGGAAGAAGTAGTGCCGCTGTTGATATGCAAGAAATCAATTCTAAAGTAAAACAAACATTCCCATCTCAAGTAGGATCGGCAACTAAGTTTCCTTTTGCAGTTGGTGCAGTGTATTATCGTGGTGGATATGGTAGAGAAGCAGAAATTATTGGAACGGGGGGAGTTACTGTTTCTCATGGTGCAGCAGGTTCAACAGCAAGTTCTGTATCTGGTGTTCCATCAATGGATGTTGCATCTGGAATTACACCAAGTATGTCTCCAGATGTTGTAAGCGTGGTTGATACACGACCACAAATGGATTTGAGTGGATTAGCACAATTATTGAATTCTGCCGCTGCATCGTTTGGATCTCGTTCTCTTGAACAAGAATCACAAACCACACAAAGCCCACCATCAAGTGTGTTAAATAATTTTATCAAACAAAAGTTCTTAACTGATTTAGCGTATCTATAATGGCACAAGTAGTAGCACAATCCCCATCCAAGTTTGAAGAAGCAATTCTAGAATCAAATGATCAGCAAAGAACAGTTGATATCACGCCTTCAATAGTTTCTTTTGACTATTATGAAGATATCTTTTCGCCAACAATCACTGCGACTTTGAAGATGATTAATACTGGTGATAGCATACCTTCTGCTAACCCTGATGGGAGCACAGATAAGAATCCCCAGTCTGTTTATAATGGTCTTCCTCTTAGGGGTGGGGAGAGACTTAGATTGAAAATTTCTCCTAACACCGAGTCTAATATTGCCATTGATTTTTCCAAGTCATCAAAAGATTACTTGTATGTCTCAAGTATTACTGATGTGATTGCAGAATCTCAAAGAGAAGCTTTTACTTTACATCTTACTTCAAGAGAAGCAATCACAAATGAAACAGTAAGAGTAGGAAAAAAGTTTGCCCCAGACAATAGTATTGATACTTCTGTAAAACAAATTCTTAAAAATATCCTTAAGACTGACAAATTTACTAATGATTCAATAGAGAGGACAACAAATAAGTATGGATTTATTGGTAATATGCGTAAGCCATTTACTGTCTTAATCTGGCTAGCATCAAAAGGTGTTCCTGCTACTTCAGGTGATGCTACCGCTGGATTTGTATTCTATCAAACCAAGGATGGTTTTAATTTCAGGTCAATTGATAATTTGATTAAACAAAAACCAAAAGCAGTTTATCTTTATAGTCAAAGCATTGAAACATATGATGAAAAGGGTGACGCTGTAAAGAACGACTTTAAAATCTTGAAATATACTACAGAGAAGAATCAAAACTTAATTGAGAAACTTAAGTTAGGCACATATTCAAGTTACAGAATATTTTTTAATCCATTAACGTTTGAATTTACAAATCCCCAAAAGGGATTATTTAAGTTAAATGACTATGTTAATAAGACAAGTAATCTTGGCGAAAAAATAAAACTTCCTAAAATAACTTCTGGTAGTTCAAAAGATCTTGGTGAAACTCCAACTAGAATCTTCACAATGTGTCTTGATGTTGGTACTCTGAATAAAGAACCATCTAAAGAAGTGAATGCAAGTCCAGAAAAGTATCAATCTCAGTCTATTATGAGGTATAATATACTTTTCACTCAAACTTTAAGTATGGTTGTTCCTCTGAATACAAATCTAAGTGCAGGGGATGTCATTAAATGCAATTTTCCAAAGATATCTTCTCAAGATGGAAACGAATTGGACGAGGAAACAAGCGGTCTATATATGATTAAAGAACTGTGTCATCACTTTGATACAGAATCATCTTATACTTCTATGAAATTAGTTAGAGATACATTTGGTATAAATCCAGAGGCTAATAAGTCATGATAGATGAATCATTACTTAAAAGTAATTTTCTAGGTAGAGACGGATTCCGTTGGTGGATTGGTCAGATTCCCCCTGCTCCTTATCATAGACAAGGTGCTGAAGGTTGGGGTAATAGATACCGTGTTCGTATTATGGGGTATCATCCATTCTATGAATCTGAATTAAAAAATGAAGACCTTCCATGGGCTCAAGTTCTGATACCAACCACGTCTGGAAGTGGCGCAGCAAATCAATCTACAGATGTTGCACTTCAACCTAGTGATGTGGTTTTCGGGTTCTTTATGGATGGTGATAATGCACAAATCCCCGTCATATTAGCAACATTTGGTAAAACATCGGACGTAGTAAGCAAAGATTATAAAGGACCATTTCAACCATTCACGGGATATACTGAGAATATTCCTAAACCAGATGGAACTCTTGTTCCGAATGAATCAAATGAATCTGGCAATCCTAAATCTCAAGTTTCTCCTGTTGCTAGAACAGATGATACATCTTCTTCAACTGGAGATGTTTCAGTAAGTTCTGTTATTGGTGACAAAATTGTTATGGCAAATCCCTGTAAGAATACTACAGTGGATAAAATAACTGCCAGAATTGAAAACCTACTTAAAAAGATTAGAAAGTTACAGAATAATATACAGAAGAAAAAAGCAAAAATCAAAGAGGCAATTAATGGAATTCTAAAAGACTGCAACGAAATGATTGGCAATGCGGTCAAATGGTTGGGTGATGAGATGGTCAAATTGATGAAGGCTGGTTTAGACTTTTTATATAAAGATGTATTTGGAAAAATTTTAGCGATAACTGGCAACCCCGTAGCAGCTCACTTGGGTGGGGTTGCAGCTCAGACTGCAATGGTAAAACCAGTGAAAGCATTCCAAAAAGCACTAGGGTGTGTTGTTGGAAAAGTAATTGAAGGATTGAAGGGTGTTATTGAGCAGATGGTTAATTCTGCAGTAGATAATATTAAAAACTTTGTTTCTTGTGCTGCTAATCAATTTGTTGGAGCACTTTTGAATAATATTGTTGATGGCATTGCTGATGCACTAAGTGCTGCCATTGGTGGAGTTGCTAAGATTTTAACTGCAGGTCTTAATATTGCCAATTTAATTCGAAGTTCAATTGATGCAATTAAAGGTATTGGTTCTATTTTTGGATGTAATCAAAATAAAGACAAATGTACAAATCTTGCAACAACATATGTGATTGGTGGTGGTCCAATGATGTCTGGGGCAGATCCATTTACTCAGATTTCTAATATTATGAACACTGCCAATTCTACCTTGCAAGATATGACAGGTAGTTTCACAGATGCTTATGATATCTTTAAATCAACTACAGGTCAAGTTATTGACGCTGTAAGTAATCCATTGAGTGCTTTGGGTGGTTGTTATACTGGACCGCCATTAGTTTGTGGTGCTCCTACTATCAATATTTTTGGTGGTGGTGGGACTGGCGCAGCAGCTACGCCACTTATGGGAACAATTGTTGGACTTGGCGCAGAAGCAACTGGAAGTTGCATTGGAGTGCAAATCACTAATCCTGGATCGGGATATCAATTCCCACCATTTGTTACCATTCAAGATAATTGTAATCAGGGATATGGTGCAGTTGCTAGAGCATTAATTAATGATGCTGGAGAAGTGAGTGCCATTTATCTTGTATCTGAGGGTGAAAATTATCCTGTTGGTGATATTGCAAATTATGCAGTAACTAATACAGTTATTGATAATCCTGGAACTGGATATCGAGTTGGTGATATAGCAACTGATAATTTCGGCACAGAATATGATCTAGTAATTGATAAGGGAGGAATTGTTCAGGCTACTCCGATAAATACCAATATAACTACCGACTTACCAATTATAAGAGTTATTAGTGATACAGGATCGGGAGCATTAATACGACCAATCCTGGGCATTCCTGAATATCAAGATGAAGTTAAACAGCAAATAGATTGTATTACGAAATAACATGGCAGAAAGACCCGCCCAAAAGTGTAACTGGGAAGCAAGAAGACACATTAGTCTTGGACCAAAGTTTAGGATTGACGCAAACAATCCTAGAATGGGAAATAAGGGAAATTTAAGTTATCTAATTTACTCTACAACAGATAATAAAGATAAGTCTTCTATTTCCCTTGCACAGGATGGCACGTTTTCAATTTATAATGATAGAACGATTGAAATAGTTGGTGGAGATGGTAATGAAAGTTCTAAAGGTCAAGACGTTTTAATTGCATCTAAAACTGGTGAAGTTGTAATTCAAGCAGATGGAAATGGTGCGGTAAGAATTAAAGCAACAAATATAACTCTTGAAGCAACCGAAGATATTGACATTAAAGCGGGAAGAAACCTAACACTAAAATCAGTTGGTGGTCAAACACTGCTTGATGGTAATGAAGTTAATCTGAATGCAAAACAGGGAAATCTTGCTGAAGGATTGAAAATTGATTTTTGTAATCAAGTCTTCGCTGGTAGTTTCGTTGGGGCAGATGTTTTAGCAGGAATTCTTGGTGGGGCAGCAGTATTTCTTTTTAATGCTGCAAAAGACTCTTTCAATGGAAATTGAGGTAAAGTAGATGGAAGGAGAAGATTTTTCAATTATTGGAAAACCATCTATCTTTAATGAAGATGTCAAGATGTATAAGGACTTATACGTCTATGGCAAAATTTATTATGATTTTGAAGCAGGAGCAACAGAAACTTTCGGTGACATTTCAATTACTGGAAATGCATTTTTCTCTGGCATAACAACTTTTGCTGGTCCTGTTGATATTCAACAAGAACTAGAACAACTTCAAGTTGGAATTCTAACAGTTACTGAAGAATTTTATATTGGAAATAATCCAGGAGATAATGTTTTTAATGTTGTAACTTATGGACCCTATGCTGGTTGGGTTGGAATAGGCACAACAGCCCCAACTCAAAATCTAGATATTATTGGTAATGCTAGAATTGATGGAAATCTTTATGATGCTTCTAATAGTCCTGGTGTTATTGGTGGATTCTTATCAAAAGATGCTGAAGGAATTAAATGGGTAGAATTTGAACCATCTTTTACTGAAGGTATCTTTGTTTATAATGAAGGCGTTCTAGTTGGACCATCATCATTCCGTGGATTAAACTTTATCACTAATTCTGGTGGAAGTCTTTTTGAATTGGTAGAGGGTAAAGTTAATGTAGATAACCCCAATATTGCTGATATTGTTATTAAAGATTTTTGGGAAAAGAGACCTGCTGGACTTAATACTTCAGCATATGTTGGCATAGGTCTTACCAACCCACAAAATCAATTAGAAGTAACTGGTGATACTAAATTAAATGGTAGATTAACTGTATCTGGAGTTTCTACTTTCTTTGAAAGAAGTGTATTTTATGATGGATTTGATGTTATAGGTTCTGGATCTACTATCTTAAGTCCATTAAGTGTAGTTGGAGTAGCAACATTTGAACAAATTGTTACATTTAAAGATGATGTAACTTTTGAAAAAAATGTTCTTGTAGAAGAAAACTTAGAAATTGATAATCAATTATACGTTGGTGCTGCTGCCACGATGGCAGGTAGTTTTAGAGTTATTGGAGTCTCGACGTTCCAAAATAATGTTTTTGTTGGAGCTGGAGTATCCATACAAAAATTCTTATTTGTTGGTGCTGGTACAACTTTATTTGGAACTTTACAAGTTGGTGCAGCAGCAACTTTACTCAGCACATTGGACGTGCTTCAGTCTGTTGAATTGTTTGATACCTTAGAAGTAACTGGTGCAACTAATTTATTAGACACATTAGATGTAACAGGTGCAACAGATCTGCAATCTACTTTAGATGTTGTTGATGCAGTTCAGTTTGATTCAACACTAAATGTAGATGATGCAACAACTTTACAGACAACGTTAGGTGTTGGTGCTGGTGGAACAGTATTTACAACAACTGGAATCGGTTCAATTGGTATAGGAACTGCAGATCCATCACGCGATGTCGATCTTTTTAGAAAAGACATATACTTCAATCAAGGTGCAATATATGATGCAAATAATCAAGTAGGATTCACATCTGAAAATACAACTGATGAATACAGAGTCTTCAGAAGTGTATTAACACAAGTTGGTGTTGGAACTACAGGGCAAGTTATTCCTGCTAGATTCTTTGATGCTGCGAATATGATTCGCTTGAATCTAGAGTATCTTGCTGGAGAAGCAGTTGGATTCATAACAAGCACTTCATACAAAGACCCCCCATTTTCACTATCAACTTCTAATTATAGTTCTTGTCGAGATGACATCAAAGATATTCTAAGGTCCATTTGTTTTGACATTACTAGAGGTGGTAATTCTAGATCGGTTGGTGCTGGATTATCATATTATAATGGCAATACATTAATTCATATCACTGGGACTGATGTGAATGGATATTCAATTAAAGAAGCATCTATTACTGCAATTCAAAAAGCAGCGGAAATTTCTAGATATGTCATTAATAATTCCTTGTATCCTCTATCTTATCAGATGGAGCCCATCAATGGAACATATGCCGATGCTTCTCGTTTGATTTTCTTAAACAAAGATTTTATTGCGGCAGAAGCAGTTGATAGAGTTTTAAATAATTATCCTCTGTTTAGCATACCAAATAGTAATCAAAGTTGCATTGATGATATCAAGTTAATTTTAGATGCTATTGCATATAACTTGTCATATGGTGGTAATGAAAGAGTTTATGACGCAACCAAATACTATATTGATAATGCAGGATTATTAGCAGGTGAGCAAGAGCAATCAATCTATGCTTATCAACAAGCAAGAGATGTTGCTATTCAGGTAATGAGAAATCAAGTTGTTACCAAAATATCTGGCATAAGAAATACATTTACTCAGTATATTGATGGTTCCGTATTACCAGATCCAATATCACCAACTTGTGCAAGTCAGGCATCTGCTATTACATCATTTATTGGAATAGTTACAACTGGTATTGGAAATACTCAACTACCAGCAACAAGAACCCTTTCTTATACAATACCTTTTCCACAAATCAGGGACTTCTCTCTTCTACCAGATTCTCAAAGAGGTAGTAATAGTGATCCTGATGGGTGTGCAAACGTTGTTTCTGCAATTAATGTTTGTGCTGGAATCGTTACAACAATTATTGGTGTTGGTCCTGCTGCTTCTCCAAAAGTTACTTATCCAAATGGTAGAGTCTTTTGGGCTCCTAGAGGTGCAGATTCGAAGAATATTGTATATGTTTCGAAGTATGGTAATGATGAAAATAGCGGAAGAACCGAGGGTGATGCCAAACTAACCATTGGTGCTGCAGCAGCAGTAGCAAACCCAGGAGATACAATTTATATTCGTTCTGGAGTTTATGCTGAGAACAATCCTATTGGTCTTAGAACAGATGTAAGTGTTAGTGGGCAGGATTTACGTCTTGTTACCATCTATCCACAACATGATGATGATGTTTTCTATGTAAGAAGAGGATGTTTAATTGAGAACATCAACTTTGCTTATGCTCCAGATCCTTTTGATGATAATGCTCCATTGACAATTAGAGGTGCTGCTGTAGCATTCCCACCACCAGCAGGTATTGCAAGTGCAAGGTCTGGATTCTTAGATCCAGGACCATGTAACGAAGGTCCAAGCGGAAGATGGAGGTCCCCATATATCCGTAACTGCACTAACTTCATGACCGATAGTATTGGCATGAAGATTGATGGGAAGCATGTTGGTGCAGCATTTACTGGAGTCAATAATCCAGGACAAGACCTCAAGTGTATGGTTTGTGACTCCTTTACGCAATATAATGAAAATGGTATTGGAGTTTCAATCACTAATAATGGATATGCACAGTTGGTTTCCATCTTTACAATTAACTGTAAGATTGCAATTTATGCAGCAAGTGGCGGTGCATGTGACCTTACAAACTCTAACTCATCATTTGGTATATACGGACTTTATGCGGATGGTGTCGGTTCATTAGATTTCGTTGGAGTTACAACAGTATCAACAATTGGTGGAGATACTGACCAATTTGTAGTCGCTGGTATTGCTGATACCTTAGGAAATACTAGAAGACCATATAATGGACAAGCAATTTTCTTCAAGATTAATCTTGATGATTATAACGATACCCCTGCAACTGGAATTATTACTGCGCCATTAAGAACACTTTCTCGAATTGGTATTCTCAATGGAGGAAGTGGATACACTCCAGCTTCTCCACCAGCTATTACGATTTCTTCGCCTCTTGGTCCAGAAGGAATTACTGCTGAAGGTAGTGCAAACGTAAGTGCTGCAGGTACAATAACTTCAATTGATGTTACAAACAGTGGTAGAAATTATCTACCAAATCAAGAAATTGTAATTACAATTGGTGGTGGAGGAGGAGCAATTGCAACTGCAATTAGTGAACCAATTTTCTATGATGTTGCCGAAGCAACAGAACCAATACCAGTTAGTGGGATTACAACAATTACTTTGAGTCAGTTTGTTCCCTACAGTATTGGTGCTGGCACTTCAATTGAAACTTTTAGAATTAGCAGAATTTTAACAAGTACTCACTCATTTGAATATATTGGTACAGGTGTTAACATAAATAGAGCGAACCCATTCCAAGGTGGAATTCCAATACCTGAGAATGAAATCGTAGCTATTAATGGTGCAAGAATACCATTTACGAGTACTGACCAGGCAGGAAACTTTAAAATTGGTGAAGGAATCACAATTGACCAAACAACATCAACAATTAGAGGTCGAGATTTTAGTAGAGCAATTCAAGCAGAAGTTACCCCACTCATTCTAGCGTTAAGATAATATGGCAGTCGCACCAGTCAATAAGTTTTTAACAGTTGCAGTTCCTGTTGCTCCAGGGACTCAAAAGTTATATGAAGTTCCAACTGGAGTTTCTTCCATTCTTTTGTTTGCTCAAGTTTCGAATGTTGGTATTGGTGCAACATATCCAACCGTAACTTTCTGGCATCGTCGAGAATCAAGAAGCACAGGTAACACGAGAGATATTCGTATCATTAAAGATATTCAAATTCCTCCAAATGATGCAGTTGTTTTGGTTGATGGTCGTCTAGTTTTAGAAAAAGACGCAATTAAACTAGATTCACTTTACATTAATGCAGTTCAAACTGGAATTGTAACAATTACAAATGTTCAGTACTACGAACCTACAGGAGTTGCAACGGTTACTACACTAACTCCTCATGGGTTCTCTCCAAATGACCCAATTACCATGTCAGGTATTGCTATGACATGCCCTTCAGGGTCTGGAATCACTACAACAATTTTCCCATCCCCCCAATCATCATTTGTCGTTGATAGTATTGTGAATAGTGTTGGTACTTCTAGAACATTTACCACTACAGTAGGAAGTGCTAATGGAATCGTACATACATATGTTAGTGGTGGATTGGTTGCCCCACTTCAAATGGAATTTATTGCAAGTATCCTAGAGAATAGTACATCATAATTATGGGGAATAAGCAAAGATATTTAAGCGGGAAGCAAAAATTAACACCCTTCTCTGGATTAAGTACAGATAGACACGTATTTCTTAGTCCAGAAGAGGCAGAACCCAATCTTGGATATCCAGGTGAGAGGGCTTTGCCTGTAAAGGATTACTATTATAATCTTGTAACTTTTGAAAATGGCGGTCAATATGATAGATATTGGCAAGTTCCTCCTGCTGGAATTGTTACAGGTATTTCAGTTTTTGAAGAAGGATCGATTGTTGGTACAGGAAATAGTATTAATAAGTTAAATTTTGTCGGAAATATTGTCAATGTAACTGCAAATAACTTCGGGACAATTTCTACAATTACAATTAGTCCTCCAGGGAATGATAATGAGATAATCTTTAATAATGATGGATCCTTTGCTGCTTCTCCATATTTGCTTTTTGACAATGTAACTGGAATAATGACCATCGGGCATTACTTCCATGTTGGTATTGGTGGAACAATCATTAAGACAACTGCCGAGGGATATGTTGGAATTAATACTCCCAGCCCATCACAGGAGTTGCACGTTCAAGGTGATGTAAGAGTTTCTGGAACAATTTATGACTCAACCAATGACCCAGGAAATCCAGGAGAGGTTTTAATTAGGACAATCACTGGTATTGAATGGCAATCTCAATCTGCAACACTATCTGGTGCTGGTGGTACAATCGGACAAATTCAGTTTCATGGAACTGCTGGATTAGTAGATGGTGCAACTAATTTTTGGTATGATTATACAAATCAAAGAGTTGGTCTAGGTTCAACAACTCCAAGATTTGTTTTTGACGTTGTAGGTAGTTCTGGATTTGCTGGACCAGTTACAATCAAAGAATTGTTAGTAACAGGTGTTTCTACATTCCTTGGAATTTCAACCTTCCGCAAAGTTGGTATTGGAACTTCAACCTTAGGAGTTGGAGCAGACTTTTCCATCTATGGAAACACATTTTCTTCTGGAATTATTACGGCGACTTTGTTTGATGGAAGAGTAAGTAAAAAAGCAATTACTGAGCAACAACTCATTACTGGTGCTGATGGACTTCAAGATTTATTACTAGTTTATGATTTTTCTGCGGATGATGTAAAGAAAATCAGTATTAATGATGCATCTTTCCAGGGTGTCCAAGGTATTCAAGGAAACCAAGGTGTTCAGGGTTCTCAGGGTCGTCAAGGAACTCAGGGAACAGCGGGACCACAAGGATTCCAAGGATTCCAAGGATTCCAAGGTCTTCAAGGTATTGGTGGTGGTCCAGGAACTCAAGGTGCTCAAGGACCTCAAGGAAACCAAGGTCTTCAAGGTTTCCAAGGTAACCAAGGTAACCAAGGTATTCAAGGTCGTCAAGGTATTCAGGGTAATGACGGTGCTCAAGGCGCTCAAGGTATTCAAGGCATCAGCGGACAGATAGGTGGTGCTGGTAATCAAGGTATTCAAGGTATCCAGGGTATTCAAGGTATTCAGGGATATCAAGGTGTTCAGGGTCGTCAGGGAATCCAGGGTGTTCAAGGTATCCAGGGTGAGCAAGGTATTCAAGGACGCCAAGGTGTTCAAGGTGAAACTGGAGCGCAGGGTAACCAAGGAAGACAAGGTATTCAAGGTTTCCAGGGAACTGGAGGTGCTACTGGTGGAACTGGTGGGCAAGGTTTGCAGGGTATTCAGGGAGACTTTGGACCACAAGGTAACCAGGGTCTTCAGGGAGTCCAGGGGGAACAAGGTCTCCAGGGTGTTCAGGGTGTTCAGGGTCTCCAAGGTATTCAAGGTATTCAAGGTCGTCAGGGTATCCAAGGTAATAATGGAAATCAAGGGGCTCAAGGACTTCAAGGTGAGCAAGGTATTCAAGGTCGCCAAGGTATTCAAGGTGACAATGGTGTAGGATCTCAGGGAACTCAGGGTATTCAAGGTCGTCAAGGTGTCCAAGGAATTAGAGGTGACCTAGGTTCTCAAGGTATCCAGGGAATTCAAGGTATCCAGGGTGAGCAAGGCATCCAGGGTATTAATGGAACTGGAAACCAAGGTATTCAGGGTAATATTGGACCTCAGGGTGTTCAGGGTTTGCAAGGAAACCAGGGAATTAGTGGATTCGTTGGTGGTCAAGGTATTCAAGGTATCCAGGGCATTCAAGGTATTCAAGGTACAGAAGCTGGGTCTGGAACAGTCGCCGCTGGAGTTGTTCTTTGGTTTGCAAAAAACACTGCTCCAAGTGGATATTTGGAGTGTGACGGATCTGCTGTTTCTAGAGGACTTTATAATGTTCTCTTTACTGCTATTGGAACAACCTGGGGTGCGGGAAACGGAGTGAGCACTTTTAATATTCCAGATTTAAGAGGAAATTTCATCAGAGGTTGGGCAAATACTTCATCTGTTGATACTGGTCGTACTTTTGCTAGTTTCCAAGATCACCAATATCAAACTCACACTCATAATATTCCAACGTATAGCAATAGTGGAACTAATGCTATTCCAAGAACTGCGACATTGACAGGAACACTAACAAATATTGAGAGTGGATCTCCCAATGCTACAAATGGCGGTAACTTTGGTAATGAAACAAGACCAAGAAACTATGCGTTACTACCCTGTATAAAGACATAAATAATCGTAAAGATACTATTTTATATTAAAGATGTCTTATACTGTCACATGTAGAACCGCAGATGGTGTTGAGCATATTTTTGATTTGCCCTATGCAAACAGTTGCCCAATTTATAATTATGATGCTGATTTTAAATTTTTCATATCAAAAACTGAAGCTAAAAAGGACCCACTAGAGCATAATATGTATCTTGCTCCAGCACATTCCACATGTATTGAAGCTCCTGAACCAGAATTGGGTAAAGTTCGAGTTTTTGATGAAGAAAATCAAGTCTGGAATCAGGTTGATGACCTGAGTGGAATGTATTATTCAACAAATCCAGATACTCTGGGAACAGTTATCGCCAATCCAAATCCAGTAGTTGCTCCAGAAAATGCAACTAGAACTCCACCACCATTTCATACAGAAAATTATACTTTAGTTTGGAATGCTGAAACTGGAGATACTATTTCTGCAGCATCAGAAAGTTCTGAGTCTGGTTGGTCTGTTGTTGAAGCAAATCCAGTTACTCCTCAAGAAAAACTGAGAAATCTTGGTCTGACTGTAGAAGATTTAAGAGTTCTTTTAGATCTGTAACCACTTTTTAAACTGGCACACTTGACACCCGCCCCCATCTGCCCTATAATATGGGGGTAATCAACGGAACACCAAATGAGCATTGCACAAGAGACCGTTCAAGGCATTGTGATTGATGTCTGCACCCGCACCTTCCTTCTTCTCAGCGACCAGGGTAGTGAGCGTCTGGTGGAGTGTGAGACTGTTCAAGAGTTTATGAACGTGTTGGAAGTTGTCACCGCTCAACTTGACCCTGAGCAGATTGAGTATGCTGACCTGGCAATTTATGGTCAGGATAACAACTAAATAAAAACACAAAAATGGAAGTTTTCACTGTGGAAGAGTTTCAAGAGAGGTTTGATGAACTGATGGAACGAGTTGAAAATGGAGAGCATTTAGGTATAATTAACGAGAATGGGCAAGCAGCGGTTATGATACCTGTGGATGATGACCTCATACGAATACACACTGAGTTAAACAACGAGGCATCATAAACGCAGAAGCGAGTGAGACTTGGTAGTCAGAGGAGTCTTATAAACTCTTTCCGCCAGATTAGCGGCTTTGACCTGGTTCGAATCCAGGCACTCGTATCGTGCAGGTTTACCAATCTGGTGAATGGACCGTTCTCATAAAGCGGCGAAGGCGAGTTCAATCCTCGCAACCTGCACTTGTCGTGGTTCAAAACTTATGATAGAATCCAGTGGGGCATCTATCAAACGGTTTTGATTTAGTCTCACAAACACACGGCATCAAACAAAAAATACACGCCCGTGTAGCCCAGCGGAAGAGGCAGAACACTTAAAATGTTCCAAGCGGTGGTTCGAATCCACTCACGGGTATAAAAATAAATATAAGATATGGGAAAACCCAATGTCTTATCGTATCGATCACGCATACTGCTGGTACAATAATGGCAGTATGATCGTGAAGATGTACTTTATTAATCACGTTCCATTTACATTCGACGAACTTCCAGACGGACATTTATATGACCAAGATCTTTGTAGATTAGCAGATAAAGAAAGGTCTTTTGAGCCAGAAGACTTGTACAGGAACTCTTTCTATCTAATTGATGAAGAGGTACATCCTTGCTTCTTCGCAGTGGATTTAGAAAACCCAGAAGACTTACCAGATGATTTAGAATATGAACATGATGAGGAGGATTTGACCAGCTAAATAGAACATAGAAATATTCTGGTCGTAATAATCCAATGCCTCTTAATAAATTAGATAATTTTATTAAAAATACTGAAGGTCGTATTCTATATGTAAATCCAAACGATCTTGAAGCAACGGATAGCATCGAGAATCAAGGAAATTCTCTTGCTAAGCCATTTAAAACAATACAAAGGGCGTTACTAGAGTCTGCAAGATTCTCATACTTAAAAGGTAATAATAATGATGCGATTGAAAAAACTACAATTTTACTTTTTCCAGGTGAGCATTTAATTGATAATAGACCAGGATTTGCGATTTATAATGACCCCGCACTTGGTGTAAAAGTTAAGTCACCTTCGGGTACAATCTCAACTCCATCCGAACAGATTGCACTCAATTTAGATTCTAACTTTGACCTTAACCAAGTTGGAAATATTCTCTACAAATTTAACAGCGTTAATGGTGGAGTTATTATACCAAGAGGTACATCATTAGTTGGTTTAGACCTAAGAAAAACAAAAATAAGACCAAAGTATGTACCAAATCCCACAGATTCAAATGTTCCTCGATCTGCTATTTTTAGGCTAACTGGTACTTGTTATCTTTGGCAATTTACAATTTTTGATGGTAGTGAGACTGGAACTGTTTATACCGATAATATAGATTTTTCTGAAAATAATCGTTCAGTCCCAACATTTTCTCACCATAAACTAACTTGCTTTGAGTATGCTGATGGTGTAAATGAAGTGGTCGGTTATGATTTAACCGATCTTGACATGTATTATAGCAAATTGTCAAATGCATTCAATTCGGTAAGAGATATTCCAGAAAAATATCCAGATGACGCAGGCGGATTCGCTAAGCAAAGAGCAGAATGGGAGATTGTTGGTGCGTTCGCTGCTGATACATTAACGATTGCAAGAATTGAATCTGGTAGTGGTGGAACTGCTGGTCCTATCATTACAGTAACTACTGTTTTAGAACATAAGTTCAATGAAGGAACACCAATTAAGATTAAGGGTGTTGGTCTTGCTGATGGAGTAAATGATTACAATATTTCTACAAAGGTACAAAGTGTAATTAATGCAAATACCTTTACATATGTTCTCCCATATGTTCAACCAAATCTACTAACACTTCCAGATGTTAGTGGTGCAACAGTTACGATTGAAACGGATACTGTTTCTGGTGCTTCTCCTTATGTCTTCAACTGTTCGCTAAGATCAGTTTATGGCATGAATGGAATGTACGCTGATGGTAGCAAAGCATCAGGTTTCCGTTCAATGGTTGTTGCACAATTTACAGGTGTTTCTCTACAAAAAGATGATAGGGCATTTGTAAAATATGATGAAGTAGATAGAAACTACGAATCAATAACTATTACTAAAAAGACGGGAGCAGAATTATCGGCAGGTGCTTCTTCTTTAGATAAGGATAAAGTCTATCACTTAGATTCAAGCGCAGTCTATAGAACAGGTTGGGAAACCAATCATATTAAAATGTCGAATGATTCAATCATTCAGATTGTATCTGTGTTTGCTATTGGATTTACTAACCATTTTAATACCGAGTCTGGTGGTGACGCATCGATTACCAACTCAAACTCAAACTTTGGTCAATTCTCTCTAACTTCTGATGGATTTAGAGCAGAAGCATTTGACAAGGATAATAAGGCTTATATTTCTGCAATTGTTGGTCCAAGAGCAGTTAAATCTGATGAGGCAGACATTGATTGGCAATCCCTAGACGTTGGACTTACAACTTCTGTTGGAATCTCAAGTCATCTTTATCTTTATGGATTTAATAACCAAGATGATTCCCCACCTATTCTTACTCAAGGATATCGAGTTGGTGCTAGAAGAGATGACAAACTTTATGTTAATTTAGGAAGTGGTATTGGCACATTTGGTGCTAATATCTGCATGGTTAATAATGTTATTGGCATTGGAACCACTGCTTTAGGAACAAACGTAGCTTATAAGGAATATAGAGTAACCTCAGGTCCTACTAGTAATGTTTTCACTATCGGAGCACATGACATCTTAACTGGTGAAAGTATTTACATTACAAGTGATGATGGAGATCTCCCAGAAAATATTGTTTCGCATAGAGTTTATTATGCGATTCGTTCGTCCAGCACAACAATTAAAGTAGCTTCATCAAAAGCAAATGCTGATAATAATGTAGAAGTTACAGTATATGGTGGATCAAAACTCAAGATTCAGAGTAGAGTTTCTGACAAAGCATCTGGAGATGTAGGACATCCAGTACAGTGGGACTCTTTCCGCTCAAACTGGTATATCCACAGTACGCATAACAACCCAATTTACAATGCATTTGCAACTTATGGTATTGGAATTCTGGGTGAGAAAACTGATAACACTTTCGTAAAAAGATTTGATGATTCCAGAAGTCTAGATGAGAAACTCTATAAGATAAGAATTGTTGTACCTAAAGACGCAGAGAATGCTAAGGCACCTGCAGAAACATTTATTGTTCAAGAATCAAGTTCTACTGGATATAGAAATGATGGAGATCCTGGTAGAGTAAGTATTGGTGCAACTGACTATGATTATCATAGAAATCCAAGATTTATTAGTACATGTATTACTGGTACTACAGGAATCGTAACTGTAACAACTGAATTACCACATAACTTACAAGTTGGAAACCTAGTTAATATTAAGAGTGTTAGAAGTAGCACGAATACTGGCGGACTATCAAATGAGGGATATAATGGTAAGTTTGCAATTACTGGTATCGTTGATGACCATACATTTAGATATTCGACAGTTGATGTTACTGGAGTAACTCACAGTCCAGGTACATTTACAAGTAATACTGCAACCAGAAATACAAATCTACCCAGATTCGAAAGAAGTGATGTAAATAAAAATTATTTTGTATATCGTTCAGAAATCATTCGTCCATACATTAAGGACGTACAAGATGGTATCTATCATGCATACCTCTTAAACGCAAATAATAGCGTACCTGAAGAATTTACAAATTTAAAATATGCACAAAATGTAACAGATTTATATCCACAACTTGATAAAGATAATGTAGATGACAATCCTTTTGCTGCAAATACTTACGCAAAGAGAAGTCCAATTGGTGATGTTGTAACTGATGACCTTAAAAAGAGTATTACTAAAGAATCTCTAGATTTATTTACACAAGATTTTGGAATTGGACTACCAATTGTTGCAGTTTCCACTTCTTTTGCTTCCGTAAATTCTGGTACTGCAACGATTACACTTGGACGTGAGCATGGATTTGCAGGTGTTACGACTTATAGTTCATTCTCTGGTGGTAGTGGTTACAATGCTGGAACACATTATAACGTAAAACTCTTTAACAATGGTACTTCTACTTGGGATGGAGCAACTGCTAAGGTTATTGTATCCAGTGGTGGAACAATCACCGATGTTAAGATTCTTTCCAGAGGATCTGGATATACTGATGGTGAAGAACTAGATTTTGATACATCTGTAATTGGTGTAGGTGTAGGTGCTGGATTGACAATCGCTTCAACTGGTATTTCGACTAACCTTGGAGATGTTGTTCAAGTTACTGGTATTGGAACAACAGGTGATGGGTATTACAGAATTGCATCTATTCCTTCAAAAACTCAGATTTCTGTAGCGATTACTGCTGCAGACCCACAAATTCATACTGGTCATTATATAATTAATCTTGGACCATCAGTTCCAGTTACAACTGTTGCTGGTCCAGTGTTGGGAATTACGACATTTACATCATCATTTGCACATAATTTAACAGCTGGTTCCAAATTTAAGTTTATTGATAGTAATAATAATAATCTTGGTGATTATATTGTTAATGAAAAAGTAGGTGTTAATACATTTACTGTCGCAACTTCAACTACATTAAGTTCTGCAAAATATATTCTCAAGCATGGACTGTCTTCAAATGATGCTGTTTCAGATTCTACCACTGAAAATATAGCATCTAGAGGAACATTCTTCTATGATAATGAGAAATTCTTCTTGGGTGCAACGATTGAGTCTGGGTCAAGCATAACAGTTTCTGGATCTACTATTTGTGGTCTTTCAACTCTGACTAGATTCCCACTTGGTTCTTATATTCAAGTTGATAATGAAATCATGAGAATCAGTGGATCAGAATTCACTGGATCTTCAAATAATCAATTAGTAGTTATTCGTGGTGTATTTGGAACGAGTAAAGAAACTCATAATACAGGATCGATCGCTAGAAAGATTAGACCACTAGCAATCGAACTGAGAAGACCTTCAATCATTCGTGCATCTGGTCATACATTTGAATATCTTGGATTTGGTCCTGGTAACTATTCAACTGGTCTCCCACAAGTACAAGTTAGATCACTAACAGAAAAAGAATCATTCTTAGCACAATCTCAGAAGAGATCTGCTGGTGTTGTTGTATATACTGGAATGAATAGTGATGGTGATTTCTATATTGGTAATAAGAAATCTAGTTCCGCAACAGGGCAAGAAATTACCTTTGACGTTCCAGTACCAACTGTCACTGGACAAGAAAGTGGTCGTTTGAGTGTTATCTTTGATGAAGTTCTAATTAAGGAGCGTCTAAGAGTTGAGGGTGGCAAGTCTGGAACTGTTCTATCACAGTTTGATGGACCTGTAACCTTTAATAAAGAAGTCAGAATTAGAAACAGTGCTTCAATTACTGGAATTGTTAAAATTACCAATGTTACTGAATCTACAAGTAAGACAACTGGTGCATTAGTTGTAAGCGGTGGTCTTGGAGTTGATGGAAAATCAACTCTCGATGATATTGTTACAATTAACACTGGTATTATTCCTGATGTTGATAAGGGTGCTTATATTGGTACTGTTGGTGGAGCATTTGAAGAGGCTTACATTGATGGTATTAGAATTGGTGTTGCAGGAACAACAACAATCGATACAAGAGGTGGAAACCTAGTTATCAATGCTTCGATTGGAAGCAGCGTTTCAATCAGCACCAACACTACAATCAGTGGAGAACTAAATGTAACTGGTGATATTACTGCATTCTATACTTCTGACCAAAGACTGAAAGATAACATAACCCCAATTGATGATCCTCTTGCTAAGGTTCTTTCAATTAGTGGTAATACTTACACTTGGAATGAGAAATCAGGTAAAGAAGGTAATGATGTTGGTGTTATCGCACAAGAAATCTTAGAGGTTCTACCTGAAGCAGTAACTACAAGAGACAATGGTTATCTCGCTGTTAGATATGAAAAGATTATTCCACTTCTAGTTGAAGCAGTTAAAGAACTTTCTGCAAGAGTCGGTGATCTTGAGCAAAAATTATCAGATAAATAACTAAAAACCATATAAGATGGCAAATTACAGGAAGTCTTTTAATTTTAAAAATGGTGTTCAGGTTGATGATGATAATTTCGTTGTAAATCCAAATGGATTGGTCGGCATCGGAACTTCGGTGCCGACTGAATTTTTAGATGTTAGAGGAACTGCAAAAGTTGTTGGATTAGCAACGATTAAGAATATTTGGGTAGAAAATATATACGTTTCAGGATTAACGACTTCTATTGGAAATTTAAGAGTAGGTATATCTTCGTTTAGCAGCACTGGTATTATTACTGCTACAACCACTTCTGGTATTATAACATATTATGGAGATGGTGGAAAATTATTAAATCTACCAACATCACAATGGGTTGATGTTGATCCTGGATTTGGATATACAAGCATCTATGCATCTGGTAATGTTGGAATCGCTACAACTTATCCTAATTTTTCCTTGCAAATTGGTGGAAATCCAGATGGTTCTCAGCAAGGGGTTGGAATTAATTCAACAGGTAATATAAAAGCAACTGGAATTGTAACAACTAGACAATTGCAATTCGTTGGTGTTGATGCAGGAATCACTGGTGTTACTTCAATCTTTGCAAACACAACACAACCTCTTGTAAGAATTACTCAACTTGGATCGGGACTTTCATTACTGGTTGAAGACTCTGGTTCTCCAGATAGTAGCCCATTTGCAATCGATGGTGCTGGAAGAGCTTTTATTGGAACAACAGGAGATTCCTCCTTAATTGATGGATTAACCTTCTTTAATTCATACGCAAGATTTATTTCCACAATAACTGGAAATACAGCAACTGATGGTATGTTGATTGGTGAAGGGCCATCTGATAATGGATATCAAAACATTTATTCATATGATAGACCGCTAAAAGTAGAAACAAACGGAACTAGAAATCATATTTCGTTAATTCCTTCAGCATCTTCTAATATTGGATTAGGCACGACAAATCCAACATCAAAAGTTAGTGTATTAGGAAATGTATTAGTATCAGGTGTCACAACTGTTACTGAATTAAAATCATCTATTTCAACAACTGGAATTTCTACAGTTACAGAATATCTCCACGTTGGTACTGGTGGAACTTTATTTACCTTAGCAAATAATGGTCGCTTTGGTATTGGAACTGCAATTCCATCATCAGAATATCAGTTTATTAAACCAACAGAATCATTATTTGAAATTATTAGCCAAGATGGTGCAACAAGACTATCTCTTGGTAGTTCTATCGGTGCTGGTAACAGTTCTACAGTTCTTCGTTATTCATCTAAAATATTTGAAATTAGACACAATGACACTGGAAACGTAAATCATTATATTCATGCTGGTGGCGCAGGAATTAATACTGGTAGGTTTAACTGGGTTTATGGGCAAGGCAATCAAGAATTAATGTCCCTAACATACCAAGGAAATCTTGGTCTGGGAATTACAAATCCAGGATATAAACTACATGTTGTTGGTACATCGACCATCACTGGAGACACATATATTGGTGGTAATTTGATCGTTGCTGGTATTGTTACTTCAGCATCACAGCAAATACAACTACCAAATGTTCTAAATGGAATTCAATTAAACAATAGTGTTGGTGTTTCAACATTCTACAGAATTGGTGTTACTTCGATTGGTATTGGAACAGACAATCCAATCGTAGCAATTGATGCAAGATATGGGGGACGTGTATTAACGTCTGGTGTTGGTATTGGTACAGATTATAATGAACTTTTTGATCATTCATTGTTTGCAGTAGGGACGATTGGATGTACAGGTGTAGGAATTGGAACTACTGGAATGTATTTCCCACCAGGTGCTTACATACCATCTTTCCAAGTTCATAGAGGCGGTTCTGCATTCTTTGATAACATTGTCACTATGCATGGTGATAGTGGAGTTGGATATGGAACGTTCTCCCCAAGAGCAGTTCTTGACTTAGGAGTTGCAAGAGTTGGGACATCGGTTACCAATCCATATGCAATTCTACCAAATGAGCCAAACCCAACAACAAACATTGCAACAATCAATAGAATTGCTGGTGGTCTTCTGTTCAATAACACTATTGGACAATTCCAGGGATACAGTGGAACTGCTTGGGTTGGACTACTATCACCAGAAGTTGTAAGAATTGCATCTGATAGAACAAAGGCAACTAATAATAATACACTTGAAGCGGTTTTCCCTGCCGCAAATGATACTGCAACTTTATTAGCAAATACTCTCTACAAGTTTAGAGCGGTTTATGTAATGACCAAAACTGCATCTGGTTCAGCAGCTGGACTTCAAGTTGGATTTACATTTAGTAATGCACAACAAAGTATTGGATACAAGTATAAATCATTTACTCAAAGTTCTTCTACATCTCAAACTTCAGGTTATGCAACAGTAGTAACTGCAACAACTGTAACTCCAACTGGAACTGCAGCAGAAAACTATGTAATTGAACTTGAAGGATGGTTTGTATCTAATGCAACTACTGGTGGAACATTTAGACCTGATTTTGCACAGTCTGTAGCAGGAAGTGTGGTTGCTCCAACCGTATCTACAAATACTTTCTTTGAACTATACGCAGCTGGATCTGCATCAGCAGCAAATGTTTCTGGATCTTGGGCATAAGACTTGACAATCATCTTTAATACCACTAGACTACCTTTGTCTAGGTTGAAGATGAAATACTAGGACACTTTGAGAACTGTCCCATGGGTCGCACCAGGGGCGGTTTTCTGCTATAATAGTCCTATACGCGATGAGACCTGTGATTCAACTCCGACCTCACCAGCACCGTGCTCTGGATGCCTTGCTGCAGTATCGTAAGGGTCAGGTGATCATTCCGACTGGCGGCGGCAAGACCAATATTGCCATCTTTGATGCTCTGCGTGAGTTTCAGTCTGATGCTCCGAAGACCATTGTAGTGTGCTGCCCGAGAATCATCCTGGCAGAGCAATTGTCCAGCGAGTTCCTTGAGTTTATCACGACTGCTGCTGTTCTTCACGTTCATAGTGGTGAGACGCATCACCAGAGCACGACCAAACCTTCTGAGATTTATAACTGGTCTCGTCGTGCATATAAGCATCAACTGATTTTCACCACCTACAACTCCCTGCAGCGTCTGCAACAGGCAGATATTCACGTTGATACCATTTACTTTGATGAAGCGCACAACTCTGTCCAACGTCATTTCTTCCCTGCCACCGAGCATTTCGCTTCTGCTGCTGACCGCTGCTATTTCTTCACTGCTACTCCTAAGCATTCTGCCACTATTGCAAAACCTGGCATGAATGACGCTGCCGTTTATGGCAATGTCATCTGCAATGTGCCTGCCCCAGAACTGGTTGAGGGTGGTTTCATTGTTCCCCCTAAGGTTGTTGTTCAGCAGTTTGAACTTCTTAGCAAGGGTCAGATTGTTGCTGATGTAGATTGTGAGAATCTGATTCAGACCATCGATGCTCAGGAAGTGGGCAAGGTTCTCATCTGCTCTAAGGCAACCAAGCAGATTGTTTCTCTGGTTTCTCAGACTGACTTCTGTAAGCAACTGGAAGACCGTGGGTTCTCTTGGATGTATATCACTTCCAAGACTGGTGCTGTGATTGATGGTCAGAAGGTCAATCGTGAGGTGTTTTTCGACACTCTGAGTGCCTGGGGCAAGGATGACTCTAAGAAGTTTGTGGTTCTTCATCACAGCATCCTGAGCGAGGGTATCAACGTGTCTGGTCTGGAGGCAGTGCTGTTTATGCGCTCTATGGATTACATCGGCATCTCCCAGACCATCGGACGGGTGATTCGCCTGCACAAGGACGATGCAGAGGGTCTCAGCAGCGGCAGGATCGCCCCTGGTGCCCTTCAGGACTACACCAAGTCCTTTGGGTTGGTCTGCATCCCTGTCTATTCTTCTGTGGGCATCAGCACCGCTAAGAAGGTGCAAGCGGTGGTCGATACCGTGTTCCAGCAGGGTTTGCCTGCCATCAGCGTTGTCAAACGCTGAGTTTTCTGCTAAACTACCTACACATCAGGAGGAATCCCCCCAATGCGCTGCAAAGTCCAACTCTATGTCGCTGGCAAGGTCTTTGATGAGATTGTTGAGGCACGTGACTACCAAGAAGCACGTCAGGTTGCCCTCGCCCGTAATCCTAATGCTAAGGTCATGGGAGTCACTGCGGTATTCGGATGAGTGAATCTTTTCAAAAATCTTTTATCGATCGTCCTGGTATTCTTGACCCAACTCCAGGAGACCCTCAAGGTTATGTGACGAAAGATGGTATGTGGGCTGCTGTTCCGATGGTAAATTCTAAAAAGTTTGTCATCATTCACAATGGGCAACAAATTCATGTGGCAAACAATTACAAGTCCGCAAAAACCTACATTCAAAAGTCCGCAAAAGGCGCATCGGTTTCCAGTTTAGACAAGTTTCTTTAAACCCGTTAAATAGTATAACTACGATACTGATTATGGAAGAGACTCCTGAAATTAAATGGAATAAAGGGTTGGATTTGTTTATTGAGAGCGTCCATAAACCAGATCACGAACTCAGACAAGATGCACACGAACAAAAGTGCTATAATGAATTAATGGCAGTGCGTGAGCAAGTGCTAGAATATTTAAAAAATTTAAGACGATGACTTATTACGCTTGGTTTATCGTATTTGCAGTAGTGGCATACTTCATCGCAACCGATGATAGTGTCGCTGCTGCTTTTTATTACATTACAAAGTTAGCAAAATCTAACTTTGAGAAACAAAAATGGTGGTTATTGAATAATCCACGTAATCCTGTGGTAAAATATCTAATGTGGCGTCGTGCTATGAAACTAGCAAAAGAGTTGCAACAAGAATACAGCAATAAAAATAATCCAGATGCTAATTAGTATGTTTAACGTACCTTTGCTTCATCTAAAGGTACATGATTGGGAAAGTAAAAAGAAAAAATTACTCGATTTGATGGAAACACAATCCAGTAATTTTGAAAATCAAATTCATTTACATACCACTTTTTATAGTTCTATTCGGGATGAAAATTCCGATGAAATGAATAACTTGAATCGCTCTGTTCATGAAATTTTGAACGAAGAGATATATTATTTCATGGAAACTTTTAAGGTTGAAATGTGTAAAATTTCTTCGTCTTGGTTTCAAATCCAAGAAAAATACATGTCACATCCTGTACATAATCATTACTCAGGATTTGCTGCTGTATGTTATTTGGAATATAATCCAGAACTACATACACCAGTTCGATTCATAGCTCCCTTTACAGATTTATTTGATGGTAGCATGGTTGAATATAATCCAGAAAATGTAACTGAGGGCTCCATTCTATTTTTTCCATCAGCATTACTCCACCATACCCTTCCAAATAGATCGGATGTTAGGCGAGTTGCCCTGGCATTCAATCTGATTCAAGCAGAATCTAAATAACCCTATATCTGGAGAAAGATATGTTATCTACACAATATCGTCTTCGGTTAGAAGCAATCTGTGAAAAGATTGTCCTTCACGAAGAAGTGAGTCTTGAAGATATGATTTGGGCAGAGAAACTTGCGAAAGCAAATCGCTCTGCTGGTACAATGCTCCGTCAGGCAAGACGTAAAGCAGAAAATCCTAATATGGACGAAATGGATGATTTTCTAAACTCAATGGATATTGGTGGTTTAGGGCACGAAAGATTTGGTAGAAGAGGTTTTGACAGCCCAGATGAACTGCATGATTGGTTTAAACGTGATGAAGACGAAACCGATTGGAGGACTCGGGATTGACTTACGAAGAGTTTGTTAATAAAAGTCCAGAGCACTATATGGATATGGTGCGCTTGATTGATATTAAACAAAAGTATCGTATGGAATTCACTGAAGCAGAAAAAGAAATCAATGCACATATTATGGAGTTTCAAGAGCAAACGAAACTTAATGAGTTGAGGGATAAGTTTGAAAAGTGTTTTGAGATAGAAGAATGAAACACGCTGTAATACTTTCACTTTGTTTTCTTCCACTGGCGGTTATATATCTTATAATGAAAGTGTCTGTCTGGTTGTCCTCTAGCGTATCAGAAGTCAATTATGTCCGAGAAGATTCCAAACGAGAGCACGGACCCTATGTGGAAAACCCATATGGAGACGTTGATGGTGAGAATGAAGAGGATTGAGATTGCTGAAGTGATTGACGAAGCAATCTGGAAATGGTATTTTGAGCACGGTAAAGAGGTTCCCAACTGGAAGATGCAAAAAGATCCTCAGTGGTGGATTGATTATCTGGCAGAACTTGAAGAAGAGTAAGTATAAACTCGTAGGCATAAATTTTTGTTGCGGAAATGTTATTATCTGAACATAATTTGTCTAGATAGTGTTACAATATGAGAGGTGATACAAATGAGCGAAAACTCCATTATTATGATGTTCTTTGTGCATGGAGGTTATTATGCACAACTTAATTTCTTACAATCAACTGGCTGAATGGAACCATTTTGAAGAAACTGTAGATCGATGCAATGATGAATTGGATTTAGTTAATGATTATTTTAATTGTCTGATTGAATGTGATGATGAAAAACAAGTGTGTAAAAGGATATGTAGAAGTTTGTTAGATCATTCACATTGAGTTATTGGGGGGAGAAATCCCCCCGTTTTAGTCTTGACAACCCGTAGTAAATACCCTATAATACACCCATATACACCCATTATTATGGACTACAAACCTTATAGTATGGAATGGAGTCGGCGGCGGTATCTTGCCGAAGCAATCCAACAATACTTTGATACCGATGCGTCTCTGGATGTTGTCCTGGACGATATTGTGAGTGTGCTTGAGGAGAATGTGGAGCACCACAAGAGTCGTGCTGAACGCTTTCAGGAAGTTCTGGATGGTCTGAAATCTCTTCCTTATTGATATGAAACCCAACTTCCGTAAGGTATTGGAAATGGCATTGGAAGAAGGTGTCCGTTATGGATACAACCGTGCTCATAAACACGTAGAGAATCCACACGAAGATGCTGTGGTTGATTGTGTGGTGGATGGTGCGATGAACTCTCTTTATGAATGGTTTGACTTTGAGGATACTAATGCGGACTCGTAATTCTTTTTTACTTCACGTTTGTTTGCCCGTTATTGGATTTGCTGTAGGTCTATTGGTGTCTTATAATCTTACACCAGAAAAGACCCCACACCATACATCTACGGTCTCTGGTTCTTCTGGTGACCTTAAATGCACTACATCTTGTGTTGTTAAGGAACAATGATTTTTAGTTTTCTTGGTTTCATCTTTGCGGCACTCTCTTTTGTTCAGGTTCCTCAGTGGGACAATGACTGGACTAAATGTTCCGTGTTTGTTCCCGACACTGCCTGTCACTGGTACATCGTGAATCCTGATAATACTTTTGGTAAAGGATTTAGTTGGATTACTGCTCATGAATATGATGTAGAAGCACTTCGTGATATTGCGATTCAACACGAAGTTACAGTAGCACAGGGATATCAAACTACTGTAGAACTTATGAACGCAGACTCTAATATTGAATACGGAGATGATTATAAATGACGGATCGAGCACAAGCATTTATGAATGCAATATGGGAAGCACGAAACTCTGGTGCTGATACTGAAGAAAAATTAGTTGCAGCAATTCTTTCTCTTGCAACACAGTCTGTAAAGGCTTATAATGCCCAAATGGGACTAACAGTTTTGGATGTTAATGACATGCTACAACTCGCAGAGGAACTCACACAATGAACCTAATTCAATTCAAGCATCGCTATGACTTTGGACACGAAGTATATGTCCAGATCCTGAACATCAGACCCAAAAAGTATCAGTGGTCTCTGTTTCAGTTTTCTGTAAGTTGGAATGACTACCCATCTTCACCTTATCTTCAAATTACAATGGGAAGCAATGGTCTTTTAGGTATTCTGTTCTGGGCATATAAGTTTGGATTTGATATTGATGTTCTTTCTAGGACTTGGAACTGGGACTATATGAAAGAAGTGGATGAAAAGGAAACTGAATATCTTGGAATGGATGAGTGCTGATGTTTAGTAAAGCACTTAAAGGAACTGATAAAAAGAAAACCACCTTGAACTGGTGGGAGTATTGGATTGGTCATTGTTGGATGACTGGATGGCAGAGTATGCGAATCACATTTCGCATCTGGGCTGACCTGATGACTTCCAACTATGATAACTATGCTCTCCCCAGAACAGTAGAAGATCCAGAAGAAGAATGTAGAGATTGGTTCTGGTCTTCTCTTGGTGAAGATGAATGTTATCCCAAAGAGTTTCTGGAATATCTTTTACAAATGGTAGAAGACGTTGAGCTTGGTAAAGTAGAAACATATTCTATGGATGAAGTGTTGGAAAGAGTAAAAGAATGGTCAGATGAAGTATTGGACGGTGTGGATTTAGATGAGGAGTTGCCTGACGAGGACACTTCCGAAACTGGCACAGAGGACGTTGAAGACGCCTCCTGATGCTTTATAATATTCATATCTGAAACGCCCCTATGACCCTCAAAGAGAAGAAGGCACTACTCAAACGCCTTGAGCAGACAGGCACAACCTGTATGGATTGTGGGCAAAAGTATGGTGTCTATTCAGTCGGTTGTTCATCTGTCTGGAATGGTAAGTGTGGTGTATGTGGTGAAGAAAAACGGGTGACTGAATCCCGTGACTTTGCTTACTTTATTACTGGTATTCGCAAACTGAAACTGGAGATTCAAAATGAGAAGAGTAACAGTCAGACCCAAAAGCAAGAAGGCTAAGAACCGCCTTGCGAATATGATGGACAACAACCCTATCTGTATTGTGGAGCAGGATAAGGGTGATGGTATGCTGTTTCTCGCATCAGAGAACCAGAAATACTTCTTCTGGGTGAATATCAACGACTTCTGGGAATGTGATTGGGAGGTGCTCTAATGAACTACCTATGCTTTGTTGATGGTCTTTTAGAATACGCCAGCACTTCTGAAAGCAGTTTTGCTCACTATCAGTTGGTGTATGCCGAAGAACACAAAAATGCTGATGTTCAGTATCTTACTCTGACTGATGAAGAGTATGATGAAATGTTCCCTTATGAAGAGGAAGAAGAATGAGGTTTCGTAACATAGAGTTCCGTTGGTGCGAAGTCAACAACAAGTATGAACTCGTTAGGTGGCATAAATGTGAAGGCAAAGAGTATTGTTATGTGATTGCCTTCTTCAATAAAGGTAAAGAGTATTATGATATGTGGACTATTGGTGATCGGTTCTTTGAGGATAAAGATGCCTGGGTCGTGGGTAAGTATGGTCTGGAGTTTCTAAATGCTATCTTTCAGATTGAGCAAGATGAAGAGGAACTGAAATGACTGAACATCCTACATCAGAATGGGAATGGGAAGATACTGCCGAAGTCGCATTTCAGAAATGGTTTCACGACCTTTATGGTGGTTTTTCACTTCGTAGTGAATATTTTTTCGGTGATTGCGAAGTAGAAGATGTGAATACTCGTAAGGATTTGATGACCAAGTGGTTGCATTCCGCATATATGACGGGTTATAATACTGGGAGATGCTCCAAGACCAATGACTAGAAAACTCTGGGACATTATACGGGATGACTTGGGGTATAGTATTGACTGCACCGATGAGATTGTGGATGCCGTAGAAGGTTGGTTGCCGAAAGAACACGATACTAACTCTTATAAATGGAACGAGTGTCTGAAACTTATGCGGGAGAAACTACGATGAACGATGATATGCCGTGGGTCAATCTCACACTGACTGATGAAGAGTATGCTAACCTATTTCCTGTGGAGGAGGATGCCTTATGATTGAAGATTTCAAAGTAAAATTGATTGGTAATTATTCTAACCAACAGCAAGCATTTAACAGTCCATCACTTTGGGCACATATTCATATTAAATTTGAAGAACTTCCTGACGGAATGTTATACTCAAAGAGTTGGTATGATATTGATGGGGAAGAAAAACCTTATCGGGCAACAACATTGGAATTATCCGTGTCTGGTGAGAATGTTATTATGACACCTTATAATAATCTTACAAATACCAAATCTTGTGAGATTGTTTTTGAGTATGTAAATAACTCTTGGATTGGTATAAATGATAATTGTATCATACCCAAGAGAAATGCTTATGTCTCCACATTTTTGAAGTTTGATGGTATTAATTACTATTCCAGAGATGCTGGATATGATATAGATTCAAATGAATTTCTCTGGGGTAAAACAAAACAAGATGGTGAATTT